TTTAATTTTCCCCTTTCATTTGATACGTTAAGTATAGCAGAATAAAAGGCTTTTGTCAAGCCCTTTATTCAAGATTTTTGCTTTCCGCGACAAAATATTTTGCTTCATACTGATTGGCGATAGCCTTGACTTTTGCGCTTTCCTTTTGGGTCGCGCAGTAAAAATTGAAAAGCGTATGCTTATCGCTCAATTCAATGTAAGAATGTGGAACGTCATGCAAATCAAAATCAATGGTGTTAGTGTATTTTGTCGGGACGGTAAGCTCGACTTTCCATAATTTATCTTTGCGGGCTTTCTCTTCAATCCATTTGACAAGGTAAACGCCTATGAAATTACAAACGGCAGTAATAGCCATTTTTAACCAAATAGGCATACCGTCCGCGGAAGTCAGCACAATCACATAGGAATAAAAACCATAAGTGATAGCGTTGATAAGAGACGCGCTAACTTTTCCGCCGTTGACAGTCAAAATGCTTTTGATAGTTGACAGAATCACATTCACCGCCGTGCAAAGCGCGAACAGAAGAATTGTATTCATTATTATCACCCTTTCCTTTTTCTATTATAATAATATCATATTATAATAGAAATGTCAATAGAGAGTTTTTAATTTACTCTTTTAATTTTTCTAATAGGTCATCAGCACATTCATAGCTGATGCTTCTGCGGCCGCACTCATTGGACAAAGGACAACAAGCGCAGTCGTTAAAGGTTTCCGTCCAAGCGCGCAACCACTCAATTAAACATAAAACATTAACTCTTTCACCCATTATTATCATTCTCCTTTACTCGGACAAAAAAGACCTTGTTATAGATTTTCGTTGCTTTGGGGTCAATCCAGAAATACACATTACCGCATACTCGATAGATTTTACAAGTTTCTTCACTAACCTTTTTGACTTCTTCAAATTTCTCTGGCGTGGTGGGGTGGAAAACCGTCAGTTTGAGGAATATGCAATAGAAAGCCAAAGGAACGAAGCCGATAATCATAGCAATCCATGCGAGAACATCAGTTAAAGTGTTTTCCCAATCACACCACTCATCGGTGATTGTAGCGAACGCAATACCCACGCAGAACGCGAGAATCAACCAATACCATGCCACCATTATTTTATTCCCCCTTTATTTGTTGTATACATATTACCACATTATAGGATTTTTGTCTATTGGTATTTTACACAAAAATTCGTGCGAAAATTTGTTGAATCTACCTCTTGACAAAAAACTCGGCGCGCCACAATCGTCCGCGCGCCGACAATTTTATCACATTCAAGGAACTTTGTCAATAGTGAAAGTAAACAAAAAAAATCACCCAATTTGGGTGATTTTTCATTTAGTTTTCTACGGCTTCGAGGTCGACGAGGATGGGAACGAGCTTGTCTTCAAGAAGCGAAACACGTTCAAGCATTTCGTCCATTTCATCAGGGGAAAAATGCTTCTGAATACCATAGCGCGCCATCGCGCAAACTTTTACAACAACCTCGCTGAGCTTTTCCTTATTTTCCATTTTTCTTATCTCCATTCAATTTATTTTTTGGAAAGGGTGGCGGTTGTTTCAGGCACAACCGCCAAAGCCATAGGAAAGGGGGAGAAAAACACGAACAAAAGTTCGGTTTTGTCAAGGGATAATCAGTTCTGCGTCATAGACAGGCCGAACCATGCAGGGCGAGCCAAAGCAGTCGAGATTGTAAGTGTCCAAATTGAGAGCGTTCCATTCTTCTGCGCCGGTATCTTCATCAACCACAGTCGCGATTTTGATGTAATAGACGTTTCCAGAAGCGGGGTCTTGAAAAATCATACCCTCGGGAAGGTCTTCAAATGCAACCATTTTGTTGCTATGCTTAACAGTAATTTTCATTTCGTTCACCCTTTATAATAGTATTTGTAAGCCCATTCGATAATTTCATGGCTTGTGGTAGTCCATTCTTCTTTGGGACTATCGAACTTTTCCGCATACTTTTTGATGTAGTTATTATACTCCATGCGTGCGGTGTCGTATGCTCCAATAGCCACAATTAAAGCGTGCTTCGCTTCTTCGGCATCAGAGACGGCTTTCTTGCGGTCGGGGCAGTCAGGATAGAGGTTAATCACCCCTACGCGCGTAATGACTTGCCTTGTCTTTTCATAAAGGCGGTCGCGCGTTTCCCATACTTCATAAAGCTCATCGTCCGCGCGTTTTTCATATGGGTTGAAAGGCTTCTTTTTCTTACCGAACATTTTTCTTTTTCTCCTTTTCTTGCTTATTCCACATTCTATCAAAGAACGCATTTGCGAGGACACGCTTGTAAAGGTTGTCAGGCATGGGGCGCTCGCCGTGCTTGTTTCTCCATATCGCGGTGATTTTATCAATATCCGCGATATAGGCTGTAATGAGTGTGCCATCGGAAGCGCTACGAACGAGAAGAACACCTGTTGTAGTGATAGTGTAGAGAATATCGTCCTCAACGCTGTCGATATATGGTTCGCCAATTCCTACATTATCGTAGATGAAGAGCAGGCGGTCAATGCGGTCTTGCGTGGCATGTTTTGACATTTTGATAAGCATTTGTTTTACCTCTTTCTTTTCCTCTTGGATTGATTGTATTATACCATATGGGGAGGGGCTTGTCAAGCCCCTTTAATACAATTGTTCCCCATCGTGGTAGCGCTCATATTCCGCTTCAAGGAAGTCGAGAATAGTTTCAAAGTCGTCTGCGTCTGCGGGGTCGGCAAAGACCTTTTCAAAGACTTCGTTAGTGTGCCAATTGTGAACTCGAACAATATCCATTTTACTTACCTCTTTCTTGATTGTATATGTATTATATCATGCGAAAGGGCTTTTGTCAAGCCCTTTTTCTTATTTTTTTATTCTTTTTCTCGAATGGAATAATAAACCTTATTCCCTCGCGGTCTGCGTTTGAGTTTATGGTCGAGGTATAACTGCATACAATACCAAGTGAATTTGCCGTTGGCATACTCATAGCCATACTTTTTGAATGCCATAAACTGCATTTCAGTCGGCGTGATAGGTCTGCCCGCCTCATTCAGCAGTTCAAAGACGAGTTTAATCATCTGCTGTTTTTTCCATTCGCGTTCCTCGCGGTCGGCTTTTAAGTCTCTTTCATACTTGTCGCAAGCGTGTTCCGCGATACTCAGATCAATGGGCGAGAGAGCGCCGACGCGATGGCCTTTTTCAAAACTTCATAAATATCCTTATTCATTGTAGTTCCCCTTTCCTTTACTATACCTGTATTATATCATCTACTTCTGGATTTGTCAAGGGCTTTTTGGAAAAAGAGGGAAAAATTTTCCCTCTTTATTTATCCCCAATAGACCGAAAGAACGTTGTCAATGTAGCTGGCTTTATAACCATAATTCTGCATGATATCTTTGCAAGCCTGCCTGACCTTCTTGTCATTTAATGAAGCAAGATTACACTCGTAAAGTGTTTCGCCCGTTCCTGCCACTCGCTCAATTTCTGGCATGATGTGGTCTTCGATGAACGCCCGCGCGAGGGCATTATTTTTAGCTTGAATTTCTTTGCGAACTTCTTCGGCTTTGCGCGTCATTTCATAAGCATATTTAATTTCCATGTTGTTATCTCCCTTTCCTTTATTGTATCTTTATTATAGCATAGAGGGCTTGTTTTGTCAAGCCCTCTATTTAATTTTTTTAGCAGTAGGCCAGATTCCCGCGCGCCCAGCCATATACGCTGATTTGATTGCACGCCTTGCCGATTTCAAGCGCCTGCTTCTTGGTCTGCACCCTCTTGGACTTGTCAACATAATAAATGCCGTTCGCAAGCCACACACCGCAGTTTCCGCCGAAGTCCTTAACCGCGTTGATAGCTTCGCGGGCGGTCTTACATTCAACGCCGTTGGTAGCGACCTGCCAGCCGGACTTGTAGTTGACTTTCTTGCCATATTTGAGGGTCATGCCGTCGTTTTCAACGAGCTTACGAATAGAACGAATGTTAATCATGTTGTTATCCCTTTCCGGTTTGGTAGGTTTTCCTTCCCTTACTGTGATTATAGTATAGCACCGATTCGGGATTCTGTCTATTGACATTATGCACAAACTTTCGCCATAAAAATTGTTGAACTTGCCTATTGACACAAAATTCCGGCCGTGCCTGGCGTGCACGGCCGGCCGATTATATCATAAAGTTTTGAAATTGTCAATAGGCAAAATATACAAAAAAATCTCCCCATTTTTGGGGAGATTTTTAATTCAAAAAATTTAATTTTAGCCATCAACACAAATAATGAGAACGTCATCTTTGGCTTTCAAACCGCTGACCGGCAGTCCCAGCACCCATTCTTCACTTGCGCCCAAAACATCACCATTCAGAGTCATGCGACCTTTGCGGTCTTTGAGATAGCGACCGCAAGTGTTTTCATTTATCACTTCAATGCCGTTCCCCTCATAGAACATCAGCGCGCCCTTTACCAGACCAATCACATTTTTAACCATGCCCAAAGTCATTTTTGTCAACTTCTTTCGTCTTTAATATCGTTCCTCTTGGAACAATTATAGTATAGCACAAGGTATAACAAAAATCAATAGGTAAAATGTATAAAAAACTCGGCAGGATTTTGTGTATCCTGCCGAGTTTTTTTACTCTTCCCAACTCTCGATGACTTCACCGGTCATTGCGTCGATAATGTCAACCGAGAGGACGTTGTCCGCGTCCATAAACTTCTGTCCGAGGGCATATGCATTTTCCTGTCCCGCGACAGACACTTCATAGCGATAGCGATTATTATCGCCAGCTTTGTAATTGTAGTAGTTAACAGAAACAATAAATAACATTTGGTTTATCCCCTTTCTTTTTATACTCTTATTATACCATAGTTTCGGGATTTGTCAATAGGTTTTTTGAAAAAAGTTTGAAAAAAGATTGGAGCATTACTGCTCCAATCTATTCACCGGATAGTCGATTGGTTTAACCTCAATCGGCGAGTTAGCCCAGTCATAGGAAACGCGGAAAAATTCAGCACAGTGGTAACTAAAATCAGCCCAGCCAAAAGTCGCAAGATGCGATTTCCAATCTCTGAAATATGGTTCTAATTCTTGCGTGATATAGAGCGTTTCTTCGAGCCGGTCTAAAAGTTTTTCATTCTTCGCCACATGGAAAACTGCGGTGGTCTTAGTCTCAGCGTCGGTGATGATGTATGTTTTCATTTGAAAAGCTCCTTTTCTTTTGATACTACCATTATAGCACACTTTTGGAATTTGTCAATAGGGAAAATGAAAAAAAAGAGAAGTTTTTCAACTTCTCTTTTTCAGTTTCTTTTCTGCCCATTCAATGAGTGCGCCCGCGCCGATTGTCCCAAAGTAAATGAAAAGTAAAACTAAACCGTCATGCGTGCTCATTTAATATTCCTCCACATACTCTGTAAAAACAAGCTCCCAGTCAGGGCCAAGATCCGGAGCTTTGCAGTATCGCGACTGTCGAATGTCATGCTCATTAGTGATTTTGTTGATAAACTCGAATTCATACATTTTTATTATCTCCTTTTTTTTACTGTACCAATAGTATAGCAGATAATAGGGCATTTGTCAATACCATTTATAAAAAAAATGTACGAGGTTTAATCCTCGTACATTTCCATTAACGATTTGATTTTTTCGATTGTATTTTCAATTTCTTCTACATAGTCGGTTTGCTCCTCACTTGCGCGCATGGCCTGTTCATATGCGTCATAGATAGTTTCGCACTGTTCACGGGTGTAGTCTTCTTCTGGAGCGTGTTCCATGGTGACGACTGCTGTCCAAGCGAGCGTTTCTTTATCGTCAAGGTCATCGGCTTTTTCCGCGGCAGTGGCAAGCTCATGTTCGAGGCGCGTCTTTTCGAGCGAGAGGGTCTTGAGAAAATCCTTATTAGTCATTGTGGTGTATCTCCTTTTCATTTGATGCCTTTATTATACCACTTCTGGACTGAATGTCAATAGGTTTTTGAAAAAAATATTTATTCATCAGGGCTGTATAAATATTCATGTATAAATATTCATTTTCGGGTGTATAAAGGCGACTGGCATAATGCACAAAATGGTTTCAAAATTTTTGTGCAATATAACTATTGCAAAACTCGGCGCGCTGCGGCCCACAGCGCGCCGGCCAAATGCATATGTATGATTATTCATGTATATTCATTGCATATTCATTGTATATTTATTCATACATAATATGCGAAAATAGAGAGAGACTTAATAAGCCTCTCTCCATACCTTGATTATTTCATCATCTGCTATATCATCTGTGTCATTGTCGTTTATCCACAAAAGCAGAAAATCATTATCATCAATGGTCATATTCTCAACTTCCCATTGGTTGCCGCGTTCGTCCAGTAGCGTGATGGTGTTACCATTTCGGGAAGCGACCTCTGCACCGATAAAGCGTATGCTTCCTCTCTCTGTACCAGCGCCACACCATTCATCTAATGCGGTGAGGTCATAGGACTGCGGCGCTTCCTCACAGGCTTCCGCGGTTGTGTGGTCGTGGAATGGGCCGAAGAAAGACACGGAGAGAATGATGGCAATGGCCATGGTGATGATTTTGGAAACGTTTTTCATTTTGTTTTACCTCTTTCTTACTTTATAGGTTAGTAGCGATAGTGACAACAGCAATAAGCATGAGCGTGCTTGAGACAGCTTTACCTACATTCTTGCTATCTATGGCATAGACAAAATTATATGCGCTTATAGCAGTAAGCACAATGATAGCGGCGATGATAGACATGGCATATGCTCCCCTCTTTGAGCGAGTGGGTTAAACCCACTCGCTGAATAGCTCGCTGATGAAGTCATCGTGGACATCATCAGGCAGTTGGTCGATGGTACACTCATAGGTGCTTACCACGGTAAGCGATGAGCCATTTTCAAGGTTCTCGCGCTCAAACTTATCCCGTTCACCAGATGAAAGAAAAAATGCGGTATAATCGTAAGTGTCTTCTCCATCATTGATGGAATAATCCACCACCTTAAAGCGCATCTTGTTCCAGAGGTTCGCTATGATGGAAAGATCCATAGCCAGCTCTTCCTCGCGGCGGACAGCTTCGAGAGACGCCTTATACTTGCGCCATGCGGCTACCGTAAAGTCTCTTATGCCGCACCCGATAAGACAATGGTATTCCTCTAAGTCTTTGATAACCAGTTTGCGTCCCTCGCGCACCATATCCCAAGCATCTTCTGCCATTGCGTTGATGGTGACAGCATCATATTTATGCAAGCCCTGAATTTTCATTGTATAGCCCTTCCGCGCTTTTTGCGCTATCGTGTTATATGTAGGTATGTTCCCCCATGTGGGGAGTGAGGGCTTGCGCCCTCACTTTGCAATCTTTGTAGTAACGGAAGCCGCACGCGGCGCGCCAGTCTTCTTGTACTTATCAAAGCACTCGGCGTAGAGTTTCGGCGCTTTGTTGCGGAACATCACCGTGTCGAGCGTTTCAGTAGCCTTGCCACCCTTGCCAACAATAACAGTAAACTTATTGTAAGTAAAGGTAACGCTTTCGCCGTTAGCTTCCTCGCGGGCTTCTGCCTTGAGCAATTCTAACTGTTCCTTGAGCGCGTCTATCTGCGCGGAAATCTCGCACATTTTTTTAATTTTATTGTTCGTCATTTTTGAATCCTCATTTCATGCAATTTACTGTTCGGTGTTCCGCCGTTCAGCATGGTTACATGGTAGCAGATTCAGCCACGGAATACAATTGACAGATTGCACAAAGATTTGTTTTGTACGGGGCGGGTTTTTGTGCAATCTACCGCCGGGCGGCACCCTTGCATCATACCTTTGCATTTTTATTCACTCAAAAATGAATAAAACCTGCATAGAGGGGGGTGTATTTCGGGAAAAATAAATTTTTATTTATCGTTTTTTCTTTTGCCTGGTCAAAACACAATCTAAATCAATTTTCAATTTCAAATCACGAAATAATTTAAAATTTCAAATTACGACTTCTTTTTTCTACCTCTTTTAGGCTTCTCACCCCACATAAAAGTGTATAATCCAGAAGTAGCAGAATATGTAGCTTTCTGCTGATACTTTTTAGCAGCTGCTTTCAAGGGGTTGAGGGGTTTCCGCATTTAATTTTTCCTCCATATATTCGATTAATTTATCTTTATATTTACAACTATCAATATATCTATTAATAGTATCTATATCATATTTTTCCATTAAGTGCTCTAATACATATTTGTATTTATTTAACTGATATTCTTCTTGTTCTTCTTTAGTGCTTAATTGGGCCTTTTCCGCGTCTGATAAAGGTTTATAAGTAATTGTTCTTGACCCATTATCCTTTTGCTCAATACGTATTGTTTTAAATAATTTCCAATCTCTTACAAAAGGATCTTTATCTCTTGTGGCGTTAAAATATTCTTGTTCTAATCTAAATATTACTGCGTCTATCCCTCTTACTTCAAAAGGCTGGTTCCGCCTCATTTTCAATATCCTCCCATTCAAATGTTCCATCATCTAATTCATATACAAATGCCTGTTTATAGAATGATGAAACAATTCCATCATTTGCGATTCCTTTTGGACTATTTTTCGCATCATGGAAACAATTATAAACAATTAGTCCTTGCGTTTCATATCGCGAAAAATCTACTGCCCTTCCCTCAAAATCATAATTATAAAATATGTTTAACAATAGCATACACTCATATTGTGCGATTGGCCATTTATTTAATTCTTTTTGCTAATTTGCCATTTTTTGGTATAATACCCAAAAGGCTTTTCTATATAACCATAAAAAAAGGAGTGATGCTACTAATGCACAACTCAATAATACAATAAAAATAATTTCCATAAATACTCTTTTTCTTTTTTCTTATAATAATAATAAAATAAAAAATAAGAAATGTCAAGTCGTGGAGCGTAATTGGGCAAAAGTTATTTGTTTTGTTAAAAAAATTTTTAAATATAAAAAGAAAAAATTTTAAATGAAACTTGACAAAAAAAATTTTTTCGAGTATAATATAAATATAGACTGGAGGTAAAAAATGATAAAACTTGATTATTCTTTACAAACTCCAGAAGAAAGAAATCAATTAGTCGAACAAATTTTGGCTGATAATCCAGATCCGCCTGAAAAGTATTTAGAAATTTTAGCAGACTATTTGGTTCTTTGTATGGAGAAACAAGAAAAAAAGGAGAAAAAATTATTAACTGATAATCGTATGGCTACAGTTAATAAGCGTGAGACTTCTTTTGAAGGTCTTGTTTCCCAACTCGAAAATGGCGAAGATGGAATTTATAATTTAATTACAGATAATAGAAATACAATATTTCAACCACATATTACAATTACAAAAAAAGATTTAGAAGAGATACCAAGTTTAAATTAGTTAAGAGAAGCCATTAATGTTTGGGAGGCTAAATTAAAAGTAACAGAAGGAAAAGATGCTTTTGTTATTAAAAAGGCTCTTATTGAAATGCGTAAAGATTAGTATGTTATGAAAAATGCTTATCGTCGTCCAATAGTGCCTACAAAATTAACCAGATCAAAGTCTTATATTCCATTAGATGATAAAACATTTATTTTTGATGATGATGGTTTTCCCATTCCTGATGGAATTAGTTTATTAAGACCTGAAATATGTTCTGCGGTTTTATGTAATTATTCCCGACTAAAACAAGATAGTTGGGGCGAATATGATAAAGATTTATGGTATTTAATGGAGGATTTTGATAAGCTTTGTGATAAAGCCTTAGCTAATTATCCTCTTTATGATAGAATCGTTGAATATAAAATTGATGGTTTACAAAATATTGACATTCAAGAGAAAATACAAATGGAATTTGGTATTAAACATAGTCTTGAATATATTTCAAGTTTATGGCGTAATAAAATTCCAAAATTAATTGCTTCGACTGCGGAAGATGAATATTTAGATAATTATTATTTAAATGTTGAAAAAGGTAAATATAAAAAATGTAGTCGTTGTGGTAAAATAAAATTAGCTCATAATAAATATTTTAGTAAAAATAAAACAAGTAAAGATGGCTTTTATAGTATTTGTAAAAGTTGTCGAAATTCTAAGGCCAAAAAATCTTAATGTTGTCCTTTTGTTTATAATAAATAGTTGAAAGGAGAATATTTTATTTATGGCTGAAACATATTATTGCGAAAAATGTAATCGCACAATGAATGGCACGGAATTCTATTCATCTAATAATTTAGAAAAATATCCTAATGATGGTAAATTTCCTGTGTGCAAAAAATGTATGACAATGCACGTCGATAATTGGAATCCAGATACTTATTTATGGATTTTACAAGAAGCGGATGTTCCTTATGTTCCAGATGAATGGAATAAATTAATGGAAAAATATGGGCGCGATCCGCAGTCTATGACCGGTATGACGATTCTTGGACGTTATTTGTCAAAAATGAAACTCAAATAGTTTAAAGATTATCGTTGGAAAGATACAGAATTTTTATAGTAGATGGCGAATAATAAATTAGAGCAAACTATGAAGCGTCAAGGATATGATGCTCAATAGATTGCAACCGCTATTAAAAAAAGTTCTATTGCTATTCCAGAAGGAGAACTAAAAGAGCCGGTTTATGCTCCACCGCCTAATGCCCCTACGGAAGATTATTTTGCACAATAGAGTGGTGAAGTTGAACAAGAATTAGACTTAACTGATGAAGACCGCACTTATTTAAGACTTAAATGGGGCAAGACTTATAAACCTGAAGAATGGGTTAAGCTTGAATAGTTGTATGAAGAAATGATGGCTTCTTATGATATTCAAGGTGCCGGACATAAAGATACGCTAAAATTAATATGTAAGACATCTTTAAAGGCAAATCAATTGATCGATATTGGTGATATTGAAGGTTTCCAAAAGATGAGCAAAGTATACGATAGCTTGATGAAGTCTGGTAAATTTACTGCTGCTCAAAATAAAGCAGAATCAGGTGAATTTGTTGATTCAATTGGCGAATTAATTGAATTATGTGAAAAAGAAGGATATATTGAAAGATATTATGTTGAATAGCCACATGATAAAGTGGATTTAACTATTCAAGATATGCAACGTTATACTCGCACTCTTATTGAAGATGAAACTAATATCAGCACAATGGTAGAAAAAGCTTTGCGCGAAAATGCTAAAGAAGATGAAGAGAAAGCAAAGAACGCGGAAAGCGATATCGTTGATGATGCTGATTTAAGTATTGAAGAACTTGAAAAAACTATTAAAGATAGTGATTACGCGGATTTTGAGGAATTTAAAGAATAGGAGTCCGCGCAAGATAATGAGTTCTTATAGAGTTTGGATAAATAATGGCATTACAAGATTTACTGTAGTTAAGTGATAGCCGTAGAAAAATAGGTCTATCACCGGAGCGAGTAGAAGCGGTAATGCCCACTATCCGCAAATACGTTGCCTTTTGGAGAGAATATCCTGATTTATTTGTAGATTTTATGGTTCGAGGAAGACGCACTGAAATAAAAGATGGAGAATTTAACTTTTATTTTTATTAGAGAGTATTTCTCCGTTCTGTTATGCGTTATTAGTATGTTTACGCGGTTTTTCCTCGTGCTTATTCCAAATCATTCTTGTCTGTTATGGCATTAATGATTAGATGTATTTTATATCCTGGTGCGCATTTGTTCGTTACTTCTGGAGGTAAAGAACAAGGTGCTAGTATTCTTCATGATAAAGTTCAAGAAATATGTGAACTTATTCCAAGCTTTAATCGAGAAATTGATTGGAGCCGAGGAAAAACTCTTGAAGGAAAAGATAAAGTTAGATATGTGTTTAAAAATGGTTCAGTTTTGGATAACCTCGCAGCCCGTGAAAGCACTCGTGGTTAGCGTCGTCATGGTGGACTAATGGAAGAATGTGTTGGTATTGATGATACCATTCTTCGTGAAGTTATTATTCCTGTTATGGCAATTTCTCGTAGAGCTAAAGATGGCACTACTAATGAACAAGAGCCATTAAACAAATCACAAATCTATATTACTACTGCTGGTTATAAGGGCACATTTCCTTATGATAGACTTATTGGTTTCTTAGTTCGTATGGTAACTTAGCCTGATCGTTGTATGGTATTAGGCGGAACATGGCGAACTCCTGTTGCAGTAGGATTACAAAGTAAAACATTTATTACTGACCAAAAGAATGAAGGAACTTATAATGAAGCTTCATTCGAACGTGAATACGAGTCTAAGTGGTCAGGAACTGTTGAAGATGCTTTCTTTAATGGAGAGCATTTTGATAGAAATAGAAAACTATTATAGCCTGAATATGAAGCTTCTGGACGTGCGGGCGCGCAAGCTTATTATGTGCTTTCAGTAGATGTAGGTCGTAAGGGATGCGATTCAGTAGTTTGTGTATTTAAAGTAACACCACAAGCTCAAGGTCCAGCTATTAAATCTTTAGTAAATATGTATACTATGTCAGATGATCATTTTGAAGATTAGGCTATTAAATTAAAGAAATTATTTTATAAATATAAAGCTAAAACTTTGGTTATAGACGGTAACGGTTTAGGTATTGGACTTTTGGATTATATGGTAAAATCTCAAAATGATGAAGACGGTGAATTTTTACCTGATTTTGGTGTTGAGAATGATGATGATGGATATTATAAAAAATATCGTACACAAAATACTCAATTTGATGCTATGTATGTTATTAAAGCAAATGCTCCAATAAATACTGAATGTCATGCTAATGCTCAGACTCAATTACAGGCGGGTAAGGTAAAATTCTTAATAGATGAGAGAACAGCTAAAGAAAAATTATTAGCTACTCAAAAAGGTTCAAAAATGACTTCTGAACAAAGGGCAGATTATTTAAAACCATTTACTTTAACCTCCATATTAAAAGAAGAAATGATGAATTTACGCGAAGAAAATGAAGGTATTAATATTATCCTAAAATAGGCAAATCGCGGAATTCGTAAAGATAAATTTTCGGCTTTTGAATATGGATTATATTATTTAAAACTTGAAGAAGATAAAAAGAAAAAACGTAAAAAGTTTAATGCGGCTGATTGGTGCTTTTTAAATTAAGGAGGGTGGAAAATGCGTGCTTCAAGAGGAGAAATTAAAATTGAAGAAATCTTAGAAGAAGCAGGACTACCTTTTAAAATGGAATATATTTTTCCAGATTTAAAAAGCCCAAGCGGGCGTCCGCTTCGTTTTGATTTTGTTATATTTGATGATGATGGAAAAATTGATTTCATTATTGAGTATTAGGGAAAATAGCATTATGAAGCCAGTTCTAAATTTGGTGGAAAACGCGGTTTATACCAGTAGCAATATAATGATAATCAAAAAAGACGTTTTTGCGCTTTACATGATTTTAGATTAATAGAGATTCCATATACCGACGAAAACCTTATTTCTTATGATTATATAATGAAATTAGCAGGTTATTAAAGGAGGTGGAACTTTGGATACGCAAGATCGTAATGATTAGATTCACGCTAAAGGTTTTGATATTTATAATAGTCGTTATGAATATAATTATAATGATACTATGGATTATGCTAATAGAAAAATAAAAGTTGGCACAAAAACTTTAGATGATGCTATTTTAAAACTTGGTGATTATAGTAAGATTAGATACCCAGGTCAAACTCGTATTATCACGAAACCTGATGTGCTTCGCGCGCTCGCAGAAAGAGATCTAAATGCTTTGCGATATATTTCTAATTTTTATTATGATATAAGTGGTGTATATCAACGAGTTTGTAATTATGTTGCTTTTTTATACCGCTATGATTGGTATATCGCGGCCGAAACTTATGATGATAGTGTAAAAGAAGAAAAAGTTTTAAAAGATTTTTATAAAATGTTGAATTATTTTGATAATAGTTATATTAAAAAGATTTGTGGAGATATTGCTTTACAAGTCGTTAAAAATGGATGCTATTATGGATATATAGTTCCTTCAGAGAAAAATCTAATTTTACAAGAATTGCCAGTTAGATATTGTAGAACACGTTATAGTGTAAATAATACCCCAGTTGTCGAATTTGATATGCGATTTTTTGATACTTTTAGAGATATGAATTACCGCTTAAAAGTATTAAAATTATTCCCAGAAGAATTTGCTAAAGGTTATGTTTTATATAAGCAAGGAAAACTTGCTTTAGAAGAAGCGGTTGGATGCTAGCATACTGGTAGTTGGTATGTTCTTGAGCCAGAAAATTGTATTAAATTTAATATTAATAATAGTGATGTTCCTATTTTTGTAAATTCCATTCCTACTATTATGGATTTAGATGCAGCGCAAGATCTTGACCGCAAGAAACAAATGTAGAAGTTGCTTAAAATTTTAGTCCAAAAGCTCCCAATGGATAAAAATGGTGATTTGATATTTGATGTTGATGAAGCCAGAGATATCCATAATAATGCCGTTTAGATGTTATAGAGGGCTATTGGAGTAGATGTTTTAACTACATTTACTGATGTAGATTCTATTGATATGTCTGATAAGAATACTACTACAACGACAGATGATTTAGCTAAAGTTGAACGTAGTGTTTATAATTCATTAGGTATTTCATAGAATTTATTTAATACTGATGGTAATATGGCTTTAGAAAAATCAGTGTTAAATGATGAATCTACAATAAGAAGTTTAATTTTATAGTTTAATATATTCTTTAATAGAATTATTGAGAAAAAGAGTAGTAATAAAAAATATAATTTTAGATTTTATTTATTAGAAACTACTCAAAATAATTATCAAACACTTTCTAAAATGTATAAAGAACAAGCGCAAATGGGACAATCAAAATTATTGTCTTAGATTGCTCTTGGACATTCATAGAGTTTTATTCTTAATGCAGCTCATTTTGAAAATGAGATTTTACATTTAAGTGAAATTATGATTCCTCCTCTTATGAGTTCTACTATGGGTAGTGAAGATATTTTGGGTTTAAAAGGTTCATCATCTAATAATAAAACTCAAAATAATTCAGGAAGTTCAGGTTCTGGAACTACTAAAGCTTCTAATGGCGAAGCAGGACGTCCGGAAAAACCTGATGATTAGAAAAGTGAAAAAACTATTCAAAATAAAGAAGCAATGAAATAAGGAGGATTTATGAAACATACAAGTATTAAATTAAATACACCTTGTGAGTTTATAAATATAACTCCTGTAAATCCTTTAATTTCTAAATGCCAAATTAAGGTTTGTTATGTAGATGATAAGCCTAATCGTAATAAAAGCGTAATTACTAAAGATGTAGCGACTGAGATGGCTAATAGTCTTCCGGGCAGTCCTATTGTTGGCTTTTTTAATGAGAATGCTGAAGATTTTGAAGAACATAATAGGATAATTGAATTATCTAATGGCGAATTTAGAATGAGAGATAATACTCGCCCTTATGGTTTTGTTGATCTTGGAGCTAAAGTTTGGTTTTAGAAATTTTTGGATGATGGTGTTGCCGAACGTGAGTATTTAATGACTGAAGGTTATTTGTGGACTGGTTAGTATCCTGAGTGTAAACGTGTAGTTGAGAAAGGGAATAATCATTCTATGGAGCTTGATGAAAAAACATTAAATGCTACGTGGGCAAAAGATAGTAATGGAAAGCCTTAGTTTTTTATTATAAATAAGGCAATTATTTCTAAACTTTGTATTTTGGGAGAAGAAAATGAACCTTGTTTCGAAGGCTCTCAAATCAATGTGAATTTTTCATTCGATGATGGTTTTAAGAACACTTTGTTCTCCATGATGAATGAACTTAAAGAATTTATGAAAGAAGGAGGACCCAAAGTGTTTACACAATATGCTGTTGAAATTGGCGATAGTTTGTGGAATTTTCTCTGGTCTTATATTGAGACTAAGTATCCTGGCGAGCCTAGTAGTTATTGTTCTATTTATCGCATTGAAGGCATTTATGAAGATGCTGGACAAAAGTTTGCTATTCTTCAAAATAGACAAGATCAAAAATATTATCGCATGGACTTTTCTCTTACCGATGTAGAAGGCTTTGTTCCTTCTGACGCTTTAATTGAAGTAACTAAGTCTTATACTCCGGCAGCAGAGCCTCAGTTTGCTCTTGCTGATGTTGAAGCTTTTGAGACTGATTATGCTTCAAAGAAAAAGGCTGAGGAAGAGGACAAAAATAATAAATCTAATGGCCAAAACCCTGATAATAAATCAGAGAGCAATGATAATAAAAAGAACCCTGATAATGGGGAACCCTCTAATAAGTCTGATAAAGGCGACAATGGTGAGAATGATGATAAAAAGAAAAAGAAGAATTATTCTCTTGAAGAAGTTGTTGAATATACTGAACTTAAAGCTCAGTATGATGAATTACAGACTAAATTCGCAGCTCTTGAAACTGAAAATAATAGCTTGAAAGAGCAAATTGCTCCACTTGCTGAATTTAAAAATGCTGCTGAGAAGAAAGATAAAGAAGATATGATTGCTAAATTCTATATGCTTTCTGATGCAGATAAGGCTGATGTTATTGAAAATATTGATAAATATTCTCTTGATGATATTGAAGCTAAATTATCTGTTATTTGTGTTCGCAACAAGGTGAGTTTCGACCTTGACGAAAATAATAAGCCCAATGGTGCTACTACTTTTAATTTGAACGATAATGGTTCAGAAGATGATGATATGCCCGCTTGGGTGAAGGCGGCTTTTGCTACCGCCAACAAAAATTAATAAGGAGGACATACTAAATGTTTAAAGACTTTTTGAATAAGAATCTTCCTATTAAGTCTCAGGCAAAGTATGTTGAGTTTGGTTACGGTCAGGTCGAGCCTAATCACCTTTCCGCACAAAGAAATGCTCAAATCTATGCTCAACTTCCTGCCAATAAAGACATTAAGATTCTTGAAAACGGTCAGTTTGTAAAGTATGACTATGCTGCTAATGATAATGGTATTGGCGAAGTCAACTTCACTGGCGAAGGTGAATGGATGCTCGTTTATAACGAGATCAAGCTTTATCGCGATCATTATGATGGCAGTAAGCAGTGGGATTGCGAATTTGCTATGATTAAAGATGACTATCAGGCTCGTGTTTATAGCCCTTATGATTGGGAGCATACCGAGGTTGAATATGGTGGTCGTTTCTGGAATGGTGTTGATGAAAAGGGTCAAACCTATAAGTTAATCAATCAGACCGTTTCCGCAGATCAAGGTTTAAAGACTGTTACTATTGCTGGTCGTGTTTATGATGTTGATGAAACCGGCAAGTTTACTTATGATGGTAATGAATATACTCTTGATAGTAATCATCAAGTTAAGAATGTCCCTGTAAAGTATTATTATGATAAACTTCTTACTGATGTTCCTGATATGTATGAAATGAATTGGACCAATGATCCATATCATAAGTTAGGTATTTATCATGAGAAGTTCATGGAATCTGGCACTTCTATGGTTCCTCGTGTATTTAAGACCATGATTGGTGATCTTTATACTACTAATATGATTAATGAAGAGACTCTTGCTGTTGGAGATAAGCTTTCTCCTTCTGCTGCTACAAAGGGTATTCTTAGCAAAACTGGCGACGATTCAATGACCTGGCAGGTTGTTAAGGTTTATACTATGCCTGATGGTCAAAAGGGCGTCAAGGTAATGCGTATTAAGTAAGAAAGGAGAAAAGGATAATGTTAGATAAAAATAATTTAATTGCTCTTATGAAGCAAGTTGCTAAGGCTGATCCTTCTGCTCCTGTTGCTTATAGTTATGAGGGAAAAAATCTTAGTTATGAAGCCTTAAATGAAACTCTTCGTAATGAAATGAATGAGTTGGCTGGTACTTACGCTCTTTATCGTGAAAATAAGAATCTTATTTTCTCTATGATTGAGCAGACTCTTGATGAGGTTCTTCCTAAGAAAGTTATTCAGCAATATGATCAGTTTGCTGAGGTTAAGACTTTCGCTCAGGGTGATAAGCCCATTTTCCGTCGTCCTCTTAATAATCGTGCTCGTGCTAAGCAGTTTGTAACTCGCGTTGGTCTTGCTGGTATTTATGAAGTCTTCAAGCTCGGACCTAAAGAGAATGAAGCCTTCGAGGTACGTACTAGCGCTATCGGCGGAGCTGCTCAGATTGGCTTCGAAGAGTTCCTTGATGGTCGTGTTGATTTCGGTGAAGTAACTAAGATCATCATGGATGGTATGGATGAACTTATTTATAAAGAAGTTGCTGCTGCTCTTAGATCTTCTATCAATCAGCTTCCTCCTGCTAACCGCGTTGCGGCTGCCGGATTTGATGAAGCTGCTATGGATCGTTTGATCACTATTGCTTCTGCTTATGGTACTCCTACTATTTATTGTACTTATGAGTTCGCTGTTAAGATGATTCCTCATGAGGCTTGGAGATATACTGAAGCTATGAAGAACGAGCTTTGGAATAATGGTCGTCTTGCTACTTACAAGGGCACTAAGGTTATTATTCTTGAACAGGGTTTTGAAGATGAAACCAATACTCGTAAGGTTATTGATCCTGGTTATGCTTGGGTTATTCCTACGGGCGCTGATGGTAAGCCTGTAAAGATTGCTTTCGAAGGTGGCACTATTGTTGACGAGTTCAATAATTATGATCGTTCTCGTGAGATTCAGGTTTACAAGAAGGTTGGCGTAGTTTGTATGCTCGCTAATAACATCTGTGCTTATGTTGATACTTCACTTCTCGGTCAGATGTATACTTGGAATTATGATGGAGTTACTGGTAAGGTTATCACTTATGATGGTCGCCTTGATGGTACTGTCTAATTTAATATAAATTATTCCATGGGGAGAAGGGATTAAACTCCCTCTCCCCATATTTTTGTTTTATGAGTAAAAGGAGAAATTGAATAATGATTAATAATGAAGATATTTATAATGTAAAAAATAGAAGCACTAGCGTAGTTGTTTATACTATTCCTGATACTAATTTGCGTCGTGAATTTGCGCCTGGTGAAACTAAGCGCATTCCATTTGGTGAGCTAGAGAAGTTAACTTATCAGGCAGGCGGCCGCGAATTAATTGCTAATTTTTTACAAATTTTAGAGCCAGAAGTAACTCATACCCTTAATGTTCATACTGAACCTGAATATAATATGTCAGAGCAACAAGTTGCTGATTTAATTCTTAATGGCTCATTAGATGCTTTCTTAGATGCTCTTGATTTTGCCCCTATTGGAATTATTGACTTAATCAAGAATTTATCTGTTAGCCTTCCTATTACTGATATTAATAAGCGTAGAGCTTTGAAGGAAAAAACTGGGTTTGATGTTGATAAAGCTATTGCTAATGATATCGCTAGTAAAGAAGAAGATACTATTGTAGAGAAAGAACCCGCAGCTAAGCGTCGTGTAGTAAGAGAAGAGCCTACTACTCAAGGTCGTCGCACAAGCGGTTCTGGATATAAAGTAATTAATAAAACCGAGGAAACTTCCTCCAAGAAATAATTTATAGGAGGGCGATTAAGTGGGAACATTATTCTCAACTGTTTATAATCGCTTTCTAAACAAGGTTACTGATGATATGTATCTGGAATTGACTCCTGAAGATACTCTAAGAGATTTATAGAATCTTATAATAGATGCTATTCCTGGATTTGAATTTCCGCGAAAAAATCTTTTAGATTATAATTTAGATGTCGCTACTATTAATGAATCTGACGCTATGCCGGATGATTTTATTGTAGGAACAGTATGGGGGGAACTTCCAGAACCGGGTGAAGAACCTCAAGTTTTAGTTGATAGATCCAGTTTTAATTGTGATCTAACTGAAGAAGAAATTAATATTTTAGCTATTTTAATGATGTGCGGTTGGACGCAAAGACAAGTCACTTCAATTGAGAATACTCGAATGAAATATAGTGGCTCTGATTTTAAATTTACTTCTTAGGCAAATCATCTATCAAAGCTATTGAATTTATTAGGTGAATGCCAAAGACAATCTCACCATATGTAGCGTTTATACAAACGTAGACGTTTAAATAATAAAGGTGAGTATGAATCTAATTGGGATGTATTTAAAAGTCGATATGATTACTAAATATAATTTTGATATTCCAATAGAGAGCATAAAAGTAAATTGCTTGCGCTTAACCAATCAATTATGGAAATTAATTCCAATGCGTGAAAATAATGAAGATTGGCATAAATAGCTAGAAACTGTTATAAATGAAATTGTGGGGTTTAGTGTGATTTTTAGCGCTGAACCCCTTTATTTATAGTTATTAAACAAACTTGAGGGATTATAGAATCAAGATACTGATTTTAATTTTTATCGTAAGACTGTATTTGAAACTATCAGTCTTTTATAGGAGATAAATTATGGCGTCAGGGTTTGATTATAGTAGTAAGCAACCTTTTAGATTATAGCAAGGTCGCTTAGGAATTTATGATAAACCACCCTTTGAAAGTAGCCCTGTTGAAGGCGTTAATTATATGGCGGTTCGGCTCGGTTAGATGGGCGGAAACCGCCAACAAGAGCGTATGATTTTATCTAAGCGCAGAAGTTTAGATAGAGCAGTATGGAATTCATACCAAGCCGCGGAAATTATTAAATAGGATGCGGAATATAAAAAACCTATTAGGTGCTTGATTAATCCTAATAAATTAAAATAGGATTATGATGACAAGATTTTATCTGTTGGAAATGAATATTAGTTTAAACCAGGAGATATTTTTGAATGGTGTGGAACTAATACCTATTGGATTTGTTATCTTTAGGATTTGACTGAATTAGCTTATTTTAGAGGAGATATTAGAAAATGCTCTTATAAAATAAATTGGGTAGATGAGGGAGAGAAAAAGTCTACTTATGCAGCAATTCGCGGTCCTGTAGAAATGAAAATTAATTATATTCAAAAACATGAAATTAGTGTAGATATTCCTAATTATTCATTAAATATTTTGATGCCTAAAAATAAAGATACTTTGAGTTATTTTAAGCGGTATACAAAATTTTATTTAGATAGTTAGGATGAGGGAGATAATTTAATTTGTTGGCGTGTTGAAGCTGTAGATTCCATAAGTATGCCCGGTATTTTAGAAGTCAATGCGACTGAATATTATATTAATGAGTAGGAAGATAATTTAGATGATAAGATTGTTGGTTCTTTAATTGCGGAACCGATTGATCCGAATCCTACAACAACTGATATTATAGGGGAAACGTTTATTCTTCCGAAGAAAACTTATACTTATTATTTTGATGGTAAGGATGTTTTAGAATGGGAAATAAAGAATAATAAAAAGTTGCCGGTTTCTTTAAAAGTTATTAAAGAAGCAAAAAAGCCAACAGTTGAAATAAGTTGGACTTCTGGATATAGTGGATAGTTCGATTTACTATATGGAGATTATAAAAAAACGATAATTGTTCAATCATTGTTTTAAGGAGAAAAAGGTGTTATGAAGATTGATAGAGTAAAAATTCCTAAATCCAGTTTCTTATCTATGGAAAAGGATTTAGAAATTGTTGTAAATCATTTATGTAAAAATGAAAGATTAAAACGTTTATTGTATTATACTACCCCAGATGCTATAGACAAGCCAAATCTGGATGATGAACAAATGATTTAGTTATTTAAGAAAAATATTAAATTAATTCCTAAATTATACGTTGATGGTAGTGTTTTAAATTATGTCGTAATTAGTTTTGATAATTTTATTCCTAATGATACAAATCCAGAATTTAGAGATAATATTATTGAATTCGATATAGTTTGTCATTATGATTAGTGGCATTTAAAAGATTATTAGTTGCGTCCTTATCGCATTGCTGCGGAAATAGATAGCATGATAGATAAAACACATTTAACAGGTATTGGAAAATTGGAATTTCTTGGTGGCAACCAAATTATTTTAACTGATGAATATGCTGGTTTATGTCTTATGTATACTGCTATTCATGGAGAAGAAGATAAGAAATTTATGCCAAATCCCAATGATGAAGAAAGATTTTTAAAAGACTTTTAGGATAGAACTAAATAATGGATTTACGCTTAGGCTTAATGTGCGGAATTGATTTACCAATACCGGAACTTTAGGCTACAATTCATTAGCCAAAGATAAAAGAGATTGCTTTTGTTGGTGAAAAAGATTTCTTCCTTGGGGTTCAATGTCTTTGTATTGATAAAAATATAATAGCCAATTAGGGCGAAAGTCTTTTAGTTAATACGAATAATTTTTAGATATTTATGACAATGATGAAAGAAAAAGAGATGGCTGAAAAAAAAGATTCAGTTATAAATGTTTTTTCTCTTATATTTCCAAAATATAAAACTTTATTTACTCCAAGATCTATCATTTTACAAAGTGATACTTAGATAATGATTGATGATTCAAATTTTGAAATTCTTTAGGAATATTTAAAGGAAATATTTTGTTTTAAATCTTCTATGTCTCAAGAGCTGGGTTTTAACCCTGCCAATGATACTGCTAAAAAAATTGCAGATAAATTAATGAGAGGTAGATAGAGAGTTGCTGAATTAAATGGTTCAGCTAATGTTAGTATATTTAGTTAGTATCTTTCAATGCTTACTGTAGGTTTAAATTCAATGTCTCTACAGGATTTAATGGATTTAACAATGTTCCAACTTTTTGACCTTGTTGAAAGATATTAGCTTTATATTAATTGGGATATTGATATTCGGTCAAGGCTAGCGGGCGGAAAACCTGATGGCAAACCGGAGAACTGGATGAAAAATATCCATTAAATTTATTAAGGAGGAAAATAACCTATGAAATTTGGTGTTCGCGAAATTTGCGATGTCGTTTTAAAGGCTAAGGCAACTCAGAAGGTTGGTAATAAAATCTTTTATAGAAATGAGCCAGTTATTTATTTCGACACTTTAAAGACTTCCAGTATGGAAGGCGCTGCTACCACTGTATATGCACAGGGAGGACGCGGTAATGCTCGTTTAGTAGCCTGGGAAGGTGAGCGTACTGTTACCTTTACGATGGAAGATGCTCTTATTTCTCCAGAAGGTTTCATGATTCTTTCTGGTGCTGGTCTTATTGAAGCAAGCGCTACTAGTACTATTAAACAGCACGTTACTGAAACTGTAGATAAGTCACAAATTGATAGTACAACTACTGAAGGACAAGTTACTATTCGTGTTTCTAAAAAGCCTTATCTTCCAACTGATGAACAAGAGAATTTTGCTTATGTTATGTTTGTCAAAGATGGTGAAATTATCACTGAGCCTTTTATTCCTGTTCATGAGGAGTTAACTGCTAAGAAAGATACTAATGGTAATGAATATTTTGAATTAACTCTTAAAACTCCACATGATGATTATATTGCTGGTGCAGGTAATTATACTTTTAATGAAAAGAATGGCCTTCCAGCAGCCGCAGCATATGATAGTGCTATTGTTGATTATTATACTGAAAAGGCTAGTGGCGCTCAACAGATTGAGATTACTGCTGATAAATTCGGTGGTAACTATTATCTTGAAGCCTCTACTTTATTCCGTGATCAAAATGGTGTTGATATGCCTGCTGAATTTATTATTCCTAACTGCAAGATTCAGTCTAACTTCACCTTCACAATGGCTTCTTCTGGTGATCCTTCTACTTTCACCTTTACTATGGATGCTTTCCCTGACTATACTCGTTTTGATCACAGTAAGAAAGTTCTTGCCGCAATTCAAATTATTGAGGAAGGCGGAGCTAGTGACCTCCATCGTACTATGACTGCTCACGATGAGGCTCACAATGCTTCTTTCACTGACTGATGATTATTAAAGGTAAACGTTGGAACATCCAAAAGAAAACTGAGGAAGTAAAAAACAACAATACCAAGAAAGAGAAAAAAGCTGTTAAATCTATCAAGGTTCCTGAAGAACCTGTGATTTCTGAAGAAGAAATTGATGAGGTCAGCAAATTCTTTAATTTAGATAAAGAATAATTTTATGGGAGAGAATAGAAATATTCTCTCCCATTTTTTTTATTTAGAGAAAAAGGAGAGATAATATGAATTCGTTATAGAGAAGTATTAAGGCCAGTCCAAGAGAAATGAATACAGAAGATTTTTTAAAGAAATCTTATGAATTTACAAAAAGAAGTATGAGTTAGAAATTAAGAGCAAGAGATACTTCTGAAAAACAAGCTAAAAAATTAGAAGAATTCTTTCAAAGTATTCAAAATAGATAGCTTGGAAATCCTATCGAAAATATCCAAATGAGTGAATTATTAGATGCTTTAGAATAGATTAATCCTTAGCTTTTTAATTCAATGAAATATTTATTTACTACGCCAGATAACTATGGAGATTCTAATGATGCGCATGGTAAATATTTTGAAGGGGTTATTGCGGAAGCGGTTGCCACTGCGGAGAATTATTTTGCTGGTAATAAAACTATGACTATAAGTGGAAGTAGTAAAAAGGCTGGAACCGCATCTGTTAACCTTATAGATTTAGCAAAGGATTTAGATGAAGATACAAAAAATCTAATGAATGATATTTATTAGAAAACCGCCCAAGAAATGAAAAAAGATAGTGAAGCTGCATCTTCTACAATAAAAGGAGTTTCTGGCAAAGCGGATATTATAGGAATTTAGTAGAATTATACAATATAGAAAACTAGCCATTTAGAATTAGATGAAGAAATTTATGATGCTTTATTAAATGCTACTTTTACTGCGAAAAATTATATGTCTAACACTTAGATTGAATTAGGATCTACTAATCCTTTTCGTGTTTTTATGACTATGATTCCTCTTGGAGGAGCTACAAGTAAAATTTAGAGATATTACCGTATGTTGGCTTGTAAATAGAAGCACTTTCCTGATAAGCATCCTGATGCACCAAAGTATTTTTATAGATTAAGAGCTATTTATGAATTAACTGGTGGAAAATCTAATTATACTAATACTGTATTAAATAAGCTAATAGGTGGAAATTATACTAAATTTTTAGTTTTAAATTTATAGGGACATATAAGAGTTATTTCTACTTAGAGTGTCATAAAAGAGCTTATTGACAATATTGATGATGATTAGTTTAATAAAGATATAGATTGGCAAAAGGCTTTATATGGACGTATTAGGATTAATCAAAATAAATTTAGTGAAATTTAAAATTGACTAAATAGAAAATTTTTTGTATAATATAATAAAGAGTAAAAGGAGGCTAATTATGGCTAAAATTTCATATACTAAATTAGGAATTGGCAAGGAAGAATTGAATAAAGTTCAGACTGTAGAATATAATGATCAGACTATTGAAGTAAAGCAATATCTTCCAGTTGCAGAAAAGAGTGAATTAATTACTCGTGTATTAAATAATTCTGTAGATGAAGACAATGGATATTATAATCTTTTAAAGATGGATATGCATCTTGCGCTTGAGATTGTTTATGCTTATAGTAATATTAATTTTACAGAAAAGCAAAAAGAGGATTCAGCGAAGCTTTATGATATGCTCAATGCTTCAAAGGTGCTTAATCTTATTATTGGTCTTATTCCAGAGGGGGAGTTTTATTATTTAAATAAGACTGTCCATGAAATGGCTAATAATATTGTGGCTTATCGCAATTCCGCGATGGGAATTATGGAGCGCATTACTACTGATTATAGTAACTTAAATTTTGATGCTAGCACGATTCAAAAAGAACTTGCCGATCCTAATAATATGACTTTATTGAAAGATATTCTCACTAAATTGGGCTAATTAAATTATTTAATTTAATTAATTTTTTAAAGTCATTAGAGTAATGGGGATAAGAGTATTTTATTACTCTTATCCCCTTTTTATTTTTATTTTGCAAAGTAAAAATTAAGAGAGAAAGGAGATTTTTTTGATGGCTAAACAATTAAATAGTTATCAAGTTAATTTACAATTTAATGCAAATACTGCATAGGCGAAAACGCAATTGCAAGATTTGCAAACAACTCTTGATGCTATTATAAAAGAGTCTGTAGCGGGGGTTTCTAAAGGAGACTTTAATTTAACTAAAAGATTAAATGAAGCGCAGATAGCGGCATCAAAACTACAAACCATTTTAGCTCAAACTACTAATGTAAAAACGGGAAAAATGGATTTAACAAGATTTTCTCAATCTTTAAAATAGAGTAATTTAGATTTAAAAAAGATATAGAATAGTTTACTTGAACTTGGACCTTCTGGGCAAAAAGCTTTTATGTCTTTAGCTCAATCTATTGTTGAAGCTGATGTTCCATTAAAAAGAACAAATTTATTAGTTTCTGAATTATGGACAACTTTAAAGAATACAGCTCGTTGGTAGATTTCTTCTAGTGCATTGCATGCATTTATGGGTACTATTCAATCTGCTTATGGATATGCCAAAGATTTAAATGAATCTTTAAATGATATTCGTATTGTTACTGGGCACAATATTGAATATATGGATAAATTTGCTGAAAGAGCAAATAAAGCGGCAAAAGCATTAAACGCTACTACATTAGATTACACTAATGCTTCTTTAATTTACTATCAATAGGGTTTAAGTGATGAAGAAGTAGAAAAAAGAACAGATATTACTGTTAAAATGGCTAATGTAATTAAACAAAATGCTGATATTGTTTCTGATCAATTGACTGCAATTTGGAATAATTTCTATGATGGCTCCGATTCTCTAGAACATTATGCTGATGCGATGGTGCGCTTAGGTGCAGATACCGCATCTAGTTCTGATGAAATTGCTGGCGGTCTTGAAAAATTTGCGGCAGTTGCTAATACAATTGGTTTAAGCTTTGATAATGCAGCAGCCGCATTGGCTACTATTACTGCTACAACTCGTCAAAGTGAAGATGTAGTAGGTACTTCTTTAAAGACTATTTTTGCTCGTATTCAAGGTTTAAAATTAGGTGAAACCTTAGAAGATGGCACTACTTTAAATCAGTACTCACAAGCTCTTGCAGCTGTTGGAGTTAATATTAAAGACTCCAATGGACAATTAAAGGATATGGATATCATTCTTGATGATTTGGGCCATAAATGGTCAACAATTAGTAAAGATCAACAGGTAGCTTTAGCTCAACAAGTAGCTGGTATCCGTCAATATAACCAATTAATTGCTTTAATGGATAATTTTGATTTTTATCAAGAAAATATTCAAAGAGCAAAAGAAGCAGATGGTTCTTTACAAGAACAAGCTGATATTTATGCTGAAAGCTGGGAAGCTGCTCGTGATCGTGTGCGTGCAGCAGCCGAAAGCATTTATGATGATTTGATTAATGATAAATTCTTTATTAGTTTGTCTGATGCGATAGCAGGAGCTTTAGATGCTATTGATAAATTGATTAGTTCTATAGGAGGTCTTCCGGGAGTAATTGCAGCTCTTGGAATGATATTTACTAAAGTGTTTAAAGTTCAAATGGGCGAGGGCATTAATAATTTAGTTTTTGGCCTTTAGTCTTTAGTTGGACTTACAAAAAAGAGTGCAGTTTCTCTCAAACAGGAAGCTTATAATCGAGCTTCTAATATGGCTTTTGATACTGGTACTGAAGTTGGAGATAGATAGGGAGAATCATTAAAATAGACTTTAGATTTAAAGAAAAGAATATATGATATATCTGAAAATATTACAAAAGAGGAAAAACAATAGCTTGAAGGGTTAATTGAAATTAATCGAGCTTATAATGAACAAGCTATAAAAGCAGCTCAAAAAAAAGATTAGGCTAGTGAGAATCTTCAAAATACTCGCATGGATCTTAGAGCGCGTATAAGAAGAAATTCTGCTACTGGAAAAGTAGAAAAAAATTTAAATACTTTTGGAAATGTTCAATAGCAAATGAGTGGAATTATTAAGACTGGTTTGCGAGGAACTAAAGCTTTAGATGGACTTAATAAAACATTAAAAGAAGGAGGTCCATTAGGAAAAGCTTTTGAGGGTAGAATAAATACAATTCAGCAGGCTTTAATTAAAGTAGATAGATCTGAAGCAGCTGAATCTATTGGAAATTTTGTTGAAGAATTAAAAAACGGAACTATAACAGTAGATTAGTTCTTGAAAAAAGTAAATAATGTTGTCACTAAAGAAAATTTAATGGCTGATGCTACATCCAAAGCGGCAACTATTCTTGAGGATGACTTTGGTAAAAAAGTTAAAATTAACGGCGAGGAATGTCAAAAGCTTGCTGAAGATATGACTGAAGTTATTGTAACAACAGATAAATTGAAAACTACTAATAAGCAAGTTGCTGGGTCTTATGAAAAAATAAAAGCTGCAATTGAAAATTATAAAAATGCTACTGGAGATTTAGGGTAGAAATTAATTTCTATGGTTAATGGTTTTTCTTCATTGGCTATGGGATTGACTTCTATTAAGAGTATTTTTGATACTTTATCTGATGAAGATATGTCATTCTTTGATAAACTTTTATCAGTTAGTATGTCTTTAGGCATGGGTATTTCTATGACTGTTTCTGGCTTATCTACTATGACTAAAGCCTATAAAGAATTGGCAGAAGCTAAAACTTTAGATAATATAAAGACTTCGCTTAATATTGCTATTACAGAGATTAATAATGTGGTAAAAGCTTAGGCAGCCGCTAGAACAGGAACTCAAACAGTAGCTACAGATAGATAGGCATTGGCCGAAAGCAAACTTACAAAAAATATAATATTGTAGAATGCTGCTTATTTAGTCCGTAAAACACATATGTCTGAAACAGCAGCTCTTGGATTAAGTTTAGCTGGTACTATATTAGTTGTAGTTGCGGCTGCAGCAGCTTTAGTACTTATATCTAAAGCAGTTTATAATTCCATTCATAAAGAAGAAATAGCGGCTGAAGCAGCAGCTAAAGCGGCTTCAGATCTTGGTAATGCTTATGATGAGTGTCGTGAAAAGTATCAGCAAATGATTGATGAGTTTAATGAATACAAAGATGCCACAGATACTTTGGATAATTTAACTAAAGGAACTCAAGAATATCGCGATGCTTTAGAGGAAGCTAATCAAAAGGCTTTGGAATTAATCCAAAATAATCCTGATAAATTTAATAAAGATGATTATTATTGGGATGATAATAAATTAGTTATTAAAGATACAGCTATGTCTCGTGTAGCTGAAACCAATAGACAAGAGACAGCGGATTTATAGGCTGCTTCTGCTATGGCTAATGCTAATAATGCTCAAGCATAGGCAAATTTGTAGAAAGAAAATCTTGCTGATATTGTTAAGAGTTCTTTGCGTAATACAGATAATGTAAATAAATCTATTGATGCTTATTTAAATAGCGATAGAGTCGCTGTTGATAAAGAAGACTTAAAAGATATTCTTAATCTTGATAATGGTATAGACGATAAGGCTTTAGTTAATGTCCTTTGGCGCAATATTGATGCTTTAAATGAGTTAAGAAATACCATGGATGGGGTTGAAACCTCTTTTGATCTTGCTAGTAAAACCGCAGCAAGAGCGCAATGGTCTGGTTCTGGTAAAGAAAATACTAAAGCTGGAAAAATGGCGCTTGAAGGTGGCGGAAGATTATATAATAATCTTTATGCTGAGGGAGAAAATGTTGTTAAAGGTTATTTATTAGACACTAATTGGGCTGCCTATGAAAAAATGAATAATTTGAATTCTCTAAAAGGATATGAACATTCTATTGAAAGCGATAAAGTTAAATACAGTTATTATGATGAGAATGGTGAAAAGATAACTTAGGAAATCAGTAAAGAAGCTATTCAAATCGCGGCCGCAACCCAATATGCTAATGATAGAATTGGAAAAGCTTTAGATAGCTTATATCAAAATATTGCTAAAGCTAATAAAGATGGCCTTGATAGTGTAGGGAAATATTTATCAACAGAAAATTTTGATAATATGACAAAAGGCGAGCTTGAACAATTTTAGGGATTAACTGATGATTAGTTAAAAGAATACGGAATTGATAAACAAGCTATTGAAGAAGCTAAGAAAGTTGTATTTGATGAAATTGATGGTCTTAATGAAGCTATGAGCGATTAGATCACTGTTGGAGTGAATAAGACTTTAAAAGAAAATATTTAGAATTTTGGCTCTGAAGGTAAAGATGCCTATATTAGTGCTATCAATCAAATTGGTGAATCTATTGATTGGAATGCTTTGTCTCCAGAATCTTAGGCTGAAGCTTGGAATAAAATTTCTAATATTAATTGGTTTGATTTTGATGCTCAACGTCAAGCTGAAACTCTAATTAAAGAAATGGGCGGAGATGTTTCTGCTCTTGGAGATAATTGGGATAAAGCTTTTAGTTAGATGCGCAAAGCTGGAGATGTTGTTCCAGTATTAACTGATATCAAAGAACGCCTTGATAAAATAGATAATATTACTAAAGATATGAAAATCGGTAAGATTTTAGAAAAAGAAGATTATGATACTTTAGTAAATTATAATAGTGAATTGGCAAGATATTTTGCTATTTTATCTGATGGGTCTGCGGTTTTTGTAGGTGATCCTCTTGATTTCCAGTAGATGGTTAAATCCACTAAGCAGGATGAATTAAGTAGAACTATAAACGGATACCAAAATGCTATTGATTAGTATTATGCGGGAGCTGAAGAACTTAAAAAAGCGGGTGGATTAGATTAGATCCGAGAAGCTGATTCTGAAAATGTCAATAATCAATTAGCATTTTTAAAGACTTAGAACTATGATGAAACATAGATTTCTGATTGGATTGGTAAGCTTGCTAATTCTAGAGGATAGGATATTGACACTTTAAAAGCTATTGCTGAAGCAGTTAATGAAGTTGGTAATTCTTTCTTATCTAGCAAAGATAGTATAGAACAATATACAGCAAGTAGTCAATAGGCTATGAATGAATTGGCAATGACAGCTGAAACTGCTCAAGAAGCAGAAGAAATGCTTAAAAATGGCAGTATTAATGAAATGGCTTATAATATGAGTGCCATGCAACGTATGTCTAGTGAAAAATGGGAAAATTTAGATTCATCTGAAGTAAATAAATATGCAGATTCTTTAATGAAGACAGCTAAAAGTTCTAAACTATTAAGTGATGAACTTGTAAATAATAAAGAGGCTGCTGAAGATGTAGCTCTTTACACTATGAAAATGAATAATGGTGTAGAGAAATTGAAAAATGGCTTTAGTGGATGGGCTGATGTATTAACGAAATCTGATTCTGCTTCACAAGAATATTATGATGCAATGGTTGATATTAAAGACGCCATGTCTGATGTGCTTGGGGTTTCAGAAGAATTTTTAACTGATGAGTTTATTACTAAAAATTTAACTGATATAGGCAAGGCTGCAGAAGGCGATGCTGATGCTATAGATCGTTTGGCCGCTGCGGCAAGTAAAGATATTCTTTTAAATGTTGATTTTGTTTAGGATAATAAACAATTACAAGATGTTTTATTATCAATGCATGATAAATTAGCGGCGGAAATTCCAGATATAAAAATTGGTACAACTTTTGAAGGTCAAGATGATTTAGTTAGATAGGCTCAAAACATTATCGGCACAGCAAAAATGACTGCTGAATAGGCAAATGCTTATTTTAGTGCCATGGGTTTTGAAACTAAATTTAAAGTTGAACCTCAAAAGATGGAATAGAAAACCCCGATAGTACGTTCTAGATAGACAATAGTTGGAGCGGGATTTGATAAACACGGAGCTCCCTATTGGGAAACAACAACAGAAACTTGGAATGATGGATATAGCATTCAAACAGGGTATGTCGATGCTATTGCTATGGCGACCTCTCCTGATGGAACAAAAACTCCGATTATTGAAAGTATGACTAGTAAGCCTACTGGAATTATGAATAATAGTTCAAAAGCTAATAGAGGTACTACAGGCTCAAGCAAAGGCGGAGGAGGAAGTAAAAATAAACCAACCAAGGGAGACCTAACTAAAAAAAGTGATGTTGTTGATCGTTATAAAGAAATTACTGATAATATCAATGATACTACTCGTGCTTTAGATAAAGCTAATAAATCGGTAGATAGACTTTGGGGTAAAGCTCATCTTGATGCGATGGCTAAAAGCAATAAGTTAACTTTAAAAGAAATTGATTTATTAAAACAAAAACAAAAAGAGGCTTAGGCTTATTTAAAGACAGATAAAGCTACTTTATAGCAAGCTGCGAAAAAAGCTGGAATTACTTTCACATTTGATGAAGATGGGGATATCTCTAATTATACTGATTAGATGACTAAACTTTATAATTAGCTTATAGCTGCTTAGAATAAAGCAAATTCTTTTTCTACAAAAGATGCTCAAGACGCTTATAAAGAAGCAACTTTAGATCCGATTCAAGAGAAAATCAATAAGTTGAAAGATGCTATTAAGCAATATGAAGATACAAGAGATTTAGTCGAAGAATTAACTGATGATATCCAAGATAAAATAAACGAATGGCAAGATAGAAATTATCAAATGCTTACTTATGAAGTTGAAATAAAGGTTCAATTAGATGAAAATGATACTAAAAAATTAGAATATTATTTTGATAAATTAAGTGATAATATTTATAAAGCCGCTGAAGCTCTTGGATATTTACAAGGTCAATTTGATCCAGTAATTAGTCAATTAGGAACTTATGAGAATTTCTATAGTCAGTTAAACAATGCTTATTCTAATGGAGAAATTTCTCAAGAAAATTATATCGAAGGCTTACAAGACGTGTATGATAATACATTAGATAATTTAAATGCTTTGTAGGATTTAGATAAAGAAATGCTTGAATATTATGGTAATACTATAGATTTAGCAAATGATGAATTGTCTAAATATACAGATCATATAGAGCATTTGACTAGTGTATTGGATCATTATCGTTCTATTATTACTTTGTTAGGTAAAGATAAAGATTATGATAAAGTTTTATCAGTTTTAAATGGAACTGCTTAGACTAAGAAAAATAATTTTGATACTTCTAAACAATGGTATGAAAGCTTGAAGCGTGAACGTGATGCAGCGGCCGCAGCTTTAGCCAGTTCAACTGATGAGGCTGAGCGCGAAGTGCTTCAAAAGAATTATGATGCTATATTAGCTGCGTTCGATGAGGCGGAAGAAGATATGCTTTCTAAAGCGGAAGAATATGGTGAAGCATTAAAAGAAATTCTTACTACAAAGATGGAACAAGCTGCGGATGAAATGAATAAGCAATTGAGCACTACCAAAGTAAGTATTAATGGTAATAACTTTAATATTTCCGGTTGGGATGCTTTAAATGATGCTTTGGATAGAATGTCTTCTTATCAAGATGAATATTTAACAAAAACTAATTAGATTTATGAAATGAATAAATTACTTAATAATGTTAATTAGGCTATTGATAAGACAAATAATCAAGCAGCTAAAAATAGATATCAGCAATTTACTAAAGAAATTGAGTAGTTAAGAGATAAAGATAAATTAAGTCAATTAGAATTAGAAATTGCTTAGGCTAAATATAAAGTGCTTGAAGCGCAAATCGCGTTAGAGGAAGCTCAAAACGCAAAATCCACAGTTAGATTACAACGTGATAATGAGGGTAATTTTGGTTATGTGTATACCGCAGACCAAGAGAAAGTAAATGATGCGCAATAGGCTTTGGCGGATGCGGAAAATGATTTATATAACATTCGCCTTGATGCGACAAATAAATATGGTCAACAAAAACTTCAATATGAGAAAGAGTTGGCTGACAAACTTGCGGAACTCGATTAGAAAGCTGCGGAAGATGCCGTTTACCGCGAGACCACTTATCAACAAGAACGCGCTTTAGTAATTCAACAATATACTGATTTAATTACTACTGCTGGAAATCTTTATGCGAAAGCTCAAGAAGAGGATAGCAGAGTCGTTCAAGATGCTTGGGTAAATTCTTTTGATATTATCAAAAATAATAGTAATAGTTGGAAAGATACTATTACTGAAAACACTAATATTATCAATGATACATTTAAAGAATGGCAAGACAGTATGGATGAAATTAGTAAAATTGTTGGTGATGATTTAAAAGATACTCAATAGAAAGTTAAAGATGTTACTGATGAAAGTAATAAACTTTATCAAGAAGTATCTAATAAAGTTATCCCCGCTCTTGAAGGTGAGTTAAGTTCTGTCCGTAGCGCTACTGAAGCTTGGGCACAACATCGTCAGCAATTACTTGATACTATTAGAGCTTATGAAGAGCTTTTGAACGCTATTCAAGCAACATTGCGCGCTTAGAGTGGATTTGGTAGCGATAGTAGTAATTCTTCAACAAGAGTTGATTGGTCTGAAAAAATGGGTCAAGTTGAATATGGTTCTGATAAATATAATGAATATTATCAAAATCGTGAAGATGTTATTAAAGGAGGATATGACATTAAAACAGCTACAAATGCTCGTGTTAATGCTTTTTATCAAAAAGGATTGACATTACCAATTACCCGCAATGGAAAAACTTATACTCATTTTACTGATATTCCTGATAGCGTTTGGAAACAATTAGTTGGGTTTAGAAGTGGCGGTTATACTGGCACTTGGAATGATGGTGGAAAATTAGCGTTCTTACATTAGAAAGAATTAGTTCTTAATGCTGATGACACGGAAAATATGTTAGCTTCTATCCAATTAGTTAGATAGATCGCAAAACAATTAGACTTCAATAGCCAACAAATTTCTACTCTTTCTTCTTCTGGATTTACTGTTAGTTCTCAAGATGGAACATTGGAATAGAATGTTAGAATTGAAGCTAGTTTCCCGAATGCTACTGATAGATACGAAATTCAAGAAGCATTTAATACATTAGTTAATGTAGCTTCTCAGTATGCCAATAGAAAATAAAATTAAGGGTGAAGTCTTATAGACTTCACCCTTTTTCTTTTTGGGTAATTATATTGAATAAAACTAATTAATTTTTTAGAAAATTATAGAGTAATGAGTAAAAGGAGGGATTATTTTGGCTGATAACGCACTAAATATTCAAGAAAGTTTATGTCAAGCAATGAGTATTATTGCTAATTCAAGTGTTGATAAAGTTAAATTTGATAGTACCATTGAATGTACTATTATTGATGCCACTGACAAACTTATTGGTAAGTATAAGGTTAAAAATGAATCTTATGCTGAATTTTATGCTTATTCCCAAATAACCACTTATAACAAAGGTGATAAAGTGTATGTATAGATCCCAAAAGGAGACTATAATAGCACTAAATTTATTGTCGGTAAAAAGACAGATAAAAATGAAGATAAACCATATAATTTTGTCAATCCTTTTAATACTTTTATTGATTTAACTGGCAACTTTTTTATTGCCAAAGATAATAATAAAGAAGTTTGGAGTATCTTAGCTAATGGCAATGAAGAGGAAATTGAAATTACTCCAAATGGTGGAATTACTTTTACTGATGAGCAATAGGGATTTACGCGGTTGGGGCTGCGTGCCGATTTCCGCGCCTGGCTTGAAACGCTCGGTGTAGTAAGTGGTAATTATGGATTAAAATTAAATATATATGGTATTAAAGATGATACTGCGGACAATATTAAAAAAATAGAAAATAGTATTAAAAATAATGGAGAAATCCCTTTAATCGCATCCATTGATTTAGATACTAATGACATGTATGGCAATCCCTATAATTTTGAAGGATATTATTCTCAAGAAATTGTTATTGATACTAGCGCAGTAGCTAAAATATATAATATAAAAATATTTTTATATCAAAAAGATAATTTTAAAGATAGTAATAATAATTTAATTAGTTATGCCAATGATTTCAATATGTCAATTCCGCCTAACAATATCTTTGTAAAAGATATATACATGGGACTGGGTATTTCCGCTGATGAGATAGAAAATGAATATGTAAGATTGTATTCATTAGATGGAAGCACTTATGTAATTGATGATAAAGGTTAGATTGATTCTAAAACTATTAGATTGAAATGGGTCCATTTTGATGAAGATGGCAATAGAACTCAAATAACTGAACATAAAAAAGATGATGCTTTTGAAGTTCGTTGGTATAGGTATGAATTTGGAGCACCGTCTGCTGATGAATATTCTGGTGTCTATTGGACTGCGATTGAAGATAATAAAAATAATTTTTATTATTAGCTAAAACCGCGCTCTAATAAAAATCAAGAATAGATTAAAGTAATTATCTTATATAATGGAAAAGTTTATAGAAGTAATATAATTACTTTTAATAATGAAAAACAAGTTCCTAATGATGCGACTATTGATAGTTTAAATGCTTTGTCTATTCATTGTGAAGATTAGACTAATGGTAATTATTTAATTTATAATTAGGCTAATTATTTGATGAATAGATCAGATGGGAAGATTAGCCGTAAATTAACTTTGCATTTTGATTCTAAGACTTATGTTATTAATAATGGTATAATTGGTAAAAATTAGGATGGAGAAAGTAAATTAGTTGAAGCTTAGAGAGTAATTTGGCAAATTCCTATTAAAAATACTATGCTTAATTTTGGCGTTAAAGATGATGGAACTGATGCCACTTACAAAGAAATCATTATTGATTTAACTAATGAAAATGTTAATGTTTCTCCTGGAGAATTTTCTTTAAATTATACTATTAATACTTTTTATACTAGTAATAAATCTAATAATACCGTAATTGCTAAAGTAGAAAAAGATGGTATTGTTTATACCGCCATTAAAGATTTCACTTTTGGATAGGTAGGAACTAATGGTACTGATTGTACTTTGGTAATTGATATGATAGCTCACGAGAATTTAAATAATAAAGTATTTACTGCTATAAAAAGTGGAGTAAGAGATAATTATACTTTTAGAGCTTAGCTATATGATAATGAAGGTAAAGAAATTACCAATTTTGAAAAATGTAATTGGACTTGGAGTTTTATGGCTGGATCAATGGTTAATAATGTTGATTTATAGAATACTAATAATTAGAATTGTGTGTTAAGAGTTAATACTACAAACTCTATAATGAGTAATTTAATTATTTTATAGGTAAAATTATCTGGTTGGGGAGATTATGATTTAACTGCTTACTATCCAGTTCCTATTACAACTTTAGATAATGCTTATATAAATGGTCCAACAGAGGTAATTTATTTAAGTAATGGTGAACCTACATTTTCTAAAGAACCTTATAAATTATTTATAAATGGTGAAGTAGATGAAATTGCGACTTGGAGTATTTATCCCACTGGATCTACCGATAAATTTATTGGGTAGATTAAATATAATGATAAGAAAAAAGAATATAGATTAAGCCCTATGAACTTTTATGTTGATGGGGTAAGCACTTATGGAGTTCAAGGAAAATAGGGAAGTAATATAATTTGGAGTCAACCTATTTTAGTCATTTAGAATAAATATCCATCAGCGATGGTAAATAAATGGGATGGATAGTTAAATATAGATAATGATAATAATTTTATCGGTGTCGCTTAGATTGCCGCTGGTAAAAAAGAAGATAATAATACATTTACTGGTGTTTTAATGGGATCTTTTGGTGATGATAAATCAGATAGTAGTCTTAGTAAAAATACTGGTATTTATGGTTATTATCAAGGTAAATAGGTTTATGCTTTAAAAGATGATGGAACCGCTACATTTGGTAAATCTGGAAATGGTTAGATTGAAATTAAAGGCGATTCTGGAAAAATAAAATCCGCAGGATATGATAGTGGTAATGGTCTTTTAATTGATTTAAAAGAAAGTAAAATAGATGGTAAAAGTAACAGCTATAGTGCTTTTTTATTAAATAAATCTAGTCCATATTTAACAATTAAAGACCCTGTTAGTAATACTACTTTAATGAACGTAGGAGATAATAGTTATTATTTAAAGTCTAAAAATTATACTACAGATGGTACCGCTGGAATGCATATAAATTTAAATGATGGTTCTATTATAGCAAATACAGGAACATTTAAAGATGCTATTTATATTAATTATGCTGGTAGTACTGGTACTAAATATTGGAAAGCGGGAACTTATACTTTAAATTATATATTAAATGAAATAGCTACGGCAGCCTATGATGCTAATTACGCAGTAGGACAATTAGAAGATTTAGTTAGTACATTAAATCGACAAATAGAACGTATTGATACTAATCAAACTAATTTAGGATATGTTGAAGATGTTTTATCAATCGGTACATTCAATTACAATCCTTATTTACATGCTTATGGATGTTCATACCCAAGGGTTTATGTAACTACTACCGATGCTGCGTTATAGTATAATCCTAATATTTATGTTCAATGTGATTCTGATGGAGGGCACGTATTTGGGGGATTAAGAGTTGATGGAGAAAAAATTACTTCTGATAGACATTTTAAACAAAATATAGATTATCAATTAGTAAAATATAAAGATTTATTTTTTAATTTAAAACCCGCATCTTTTGAAATGAAGTCATCTCCAGAAAAAACAAAGTTAGGTTTTATTGCTTAGGATGTTCAAGAAGCGTTAGAAGCTAATAATTATAATTTAACTTTAACTGAATATGATAAAATATTTGATGGTTTATGTTTAGATTATAATTCATTATTTGTATTGAATACTTATATGCTTTAGGAAGCATATAAAGAAATATTATTATTAAAATCTTAGATAAAAGATTTAAAGGAGAAAAAGGAAAATGAATGAAAGAGATATTAATTTCTTAAAAGTTTTATACAATACTCTTTCTTTAGTAACAACTAAAGGAGAAGACACTATTCTTATGGGAGAATGTTTAAAACAATTAAGAGATTTTACAAATAGATTAGTAGATCTTCAAGAGGAGAAGAATAACGAAAATAATTAGGAGGGATAAAATGGTTAATAAATTATATCCACCTATTATATCTGGAACTTTACCAGCATTCGTTGGATAGGAAATTACTATTCCATTTCAAATGAATCGTGCAGTTAGTATGGTAGAAGTTTCAGGATTGTGTTATATAATTAAAACAGTGTCAAGCAATGTCGTAATTGCTTAGGGAACAACCGCGGATTTTACTCCAAGCAAAGTCCGCGGTTGCTTAGAACAAGGTTCTATTACTTTTAATATAAATCTTAAATCAATTACTAATAATGGAAAACCTATTCAATATAAATTAAATCCAGGTTAGTCTTATAAAATTCAATTAGCATATATTAATACTAATGGAATAGTTGGATATTATTCTACAGTTGGTATTGCTAAATGCACAACTAAGCCCGCAGTTTATATAAAAGGTTTTGAAGACAATTTAGTAGGAATAAATAAAACAAATTTTATTGGAGTATATAGCCAAAAAGAAAAAAACGATGATATTACTGAAAAAGTCTATTCGTATAGATTTAAAGTATATGATGAAAATGGTAATATTTTTGCGGATAGCGGAGAGCAATTACATAATTCAATTAATGATACAGAATTAAATGAAAGTTATGATAGTTTTGAATTAAATAAAGAATTACAAAAGAATAAAAATTATTTTATTCAATATTCTATAACCACTATCAATAACTATGAAGCAGAGAGTATTCGTTATCAAATTATTAATAGAGAAACTATTAACCCAGAATTACAAGCAACTCTTTCTGCGATTATGGATGAAAATAATGGATATGTAAAAATTAATTTAAATGGAATCCGCGATAAAAAGACAGGATTAGAAATTCCCGCGACAGGGGCTTTTGCTTTATTAAGAGCCAGTAGCGAAGATGATTTTAATACTTGGAATACAATATTAAAGTTTAAATTAGTTGGTGAAACTCCTTCAAGAGAATTATATAAAGATTTTACTGTTGAACATGGATTTAGTTATCAATATGCGGTGTAGCAATATAGCGATGAAACCGCGGTCCGCAGTAATAAAATTTTCTCTAATACGATATATAGTATTTTTGAAGATAGTTTTTTATACAGCAATGGACAGTTATTAAGAATAAGATTTAATCCAAAAGTAAGTAGTTTTAAAATCAATACTCTTGAAAGTAAAACTGATACTATTGGAAGTCAATATCCTTATATTTTCAGAAATGGAAATACTTATTATCACGAATTTCCTATAAGTGGTTTAATTTCTCACCTTATGGATGAAGATCATTTGTTTATAGATAAATTGGGCGATGATGAAATTAAAGATTTTACATCAACTGATTTGACTAACTATAATATTAATATAGAGCGTCAATTTAAAACTAAGGCTTTAGAATTTTTAACCGATGGAGAACCTAAATTATTTAAGTCTCCAACCGAAGGAAACTTTATTGTGCGTTTATTAAATGTAAGTTTAAGTCCAGAAGATAAATTAGGTCGTATGCTTCATACATTTAATGGAACTGCCTATGAAATTGATAAAGTTAGTTTTGATAATCTTACTACTTATGGATTTATTGATGCGGACCCGCCCGAAAGTGAAATTCTTAAATGGGATAGTATTTCTTTTGATGGATGGTATAAAATTAATGGGTATATTGATGATGTAAATACCTATATTGATAACTTAAAAGATGAAAATTTAACTTAGGCAGAAATTAATAAATTACAAGCAAATAAACAAACTTGTTTAGATAATTTATTACAAACGTTAAGTTTTTATCCTATGTTTGAATTACTATATAATGGAGACCATTATAGTTTATAGACTAAAGATATCTTGGCTAATTCTCCTGCAATAACTATTCGATTTGAAGGTTTTGCGCCTGGAGATAAATTTAATGTTGATGGAGAAGAAATTGTTATTGGCATTACAGGAGCTTATTTAATAGATCACGTAGCTCCTATCCATAGTGTAAAAATAATTGAATTATCCGATGTAGGATTACAACAAGGAACTATTGTATATTCTTATTATGGTAAACAAGCAAGTAAATTTGATACCATTAGTGATATTCAAGTTGCTGATTTACCTTTAGAACAATATTATGGTACTGAAGGTAATATTTTAAATCTTTATAATGATAATTTCAAATATAAAATCACAAAAATTTATTTCTTACGTTTTACGAAGCGCGAAGTATAGAAATTATATACCAATAATAGAATTAATTTTTATATAGCTCCTGATAGGGCATTGGAAGAGAATAATTATACCATGGAAATTAAACGTGAAGATTTTGATCCAACCTTAATTTATCATGTGTATGTAGTTAAAGAAAATGAAGAAAGAGATTATTATATTGATGGTTATACTAAAAAGGAAATTTATGATTCAGGTATTTTAGTAGATGAGAAAAATTGGGCCTGTAATATTAGAATAAATGAAGATAATAAATAGATTATTGGTATAGATCATAAAAATGAATATCAAATAAAAGATTTGACTGATATTACTTCTATTGAAATTGATCCGGGTGTTTTATGCGAATTGTCAGTACAACGTCAAGAAGTGGTTTATTCTTTTGAAAATGATAACCAAACTACTTATAGAATTTTTAATGGTTAGACTTATACTACAACAACTATTTATCAATTAAAGCAAAATTGGTTAAGAGCTAAAAAAGCTTTAAAAGATTTTAAAGAATTAGAACAAGATAAAAGCAATCCTGACTTTTCTAACGATGATCCATTCTATAATGTAAATCAAAGTAATATTTAGGATTGTATAAAAAAATACAATAGAAAAGTAGCAGAATTACAAAAGACTATAGACGAAACTTATACTTTATTTATTGATACTTTAAGAAAGGCGGTAGAGGATTATGAAGACTCAAAGACAATATGATACCGACTTTCTTAAAAAGTTAGATGAATTTAAACATAAAGTAGTTTATGCTCGTATTGAGCTATTAACATTTGATGAATTACCAATAGAAAGTATAGAGGGTAAGATAACTGGCGGATCAATTAATATTGATGGAACATCTGCGGTCCGCCGGTCTTGTTCTCTTACTATGGCCACAAATGAGAAATTATATAAACAATATTCTTGGGGTTTAAATTCTAAATTTAGTTTGGCTATTGGATTGGAAAATAAAATTGATAATAAATATCCAGATATTATTTGGTTTAATCAAGGCATTTATTTAATTACGTCTTTTAATACTTCTCAAAGTGCTAGCTCATATAATATTTCTATTCAAGGTAAAGATAAGATGTGTCTATTAAATGGAGACTTAGGAGGAGATTTACCTGCTTCTGTAGATTTTGGACAAGAAGAAGTAATTACTTATAGCTATAATAAACAAAATAATATAACTAAAGATAATTATATAAAAGGTAAATATTGTTATATTGTTAGTAGTGAAGAAGAAGCTAAAAAACATAATATTTATTACATTTCTACTTAGAATAAACAAACTACTTATTATGTTTTAGATGAAGAAGAGTTTAGTAATAAAGAATATTATTTAAGGGAGAGTTATTTGAATTTAATTTCAATTCCTATTTAGACTATTATTAAAAAACTTCTTACAGTTTATGGTAAAGAAAAAGAAAGTAATATAATTATTAATGATTTAGACCAATATGGTTATGAGTTATTAGCTAATAAATGCGATGAAACTATGTATTTCTTCAAAGACGCGCAAACGAATAGAATAGTTAATGCTTCAATAGGGACAATGCCTACTTTATTAGATATAAATAATAATAAAATAACTGATATGAGTAGTATTAAATTCGATAATTTAGATAGTAATAAATTATTAGATGATGTTCCTGAGCCGACTAAAGTAAGACTGGTAAATAATGGAACTATTTACACTATTATAAGTCGAACAACTAATGACACAGTTGGTTATCGTATTTGTGATTTAGTCTATGCAGGAGAACTTATTACTAGTGTCGGTGAAAATATAACCAGCGTATTAGATAAAATTAAAAATATGTTAAGTTGTTTTGAGTATTATTATGATATAGATGGTAGATTTATTTTTTAGCGAAAGAAATTTTATGAATACCAGTCTTGGAATAATATAGTAAATAATTCTAATGGAGATAGTTATATTGAGCCTGCGGTTTATTCTTCTTCTTCAATTTATTCTTTTAGAGATGGATAGACGGTTATTTCTTTTAATAATACTCCATAGATTACTAATCTAAGAAATGATTTTTCTATTTGGGGATAGAGAGAAAGCGCTAGTGGGGTAGAGATCCCTATCCATTTAAGATATGCAATAGATCAAAAACCCATTCAATATACCACAATTATTGTGAATGATAATGATATAAATAGGTATAAATCTACAATGTATAATAATGATATTTTTGATACTATGAATCCGCAATTAGAGCAAAAGACTTATAAAAACAAATGGTATCAAAGTGAAAATGAGCCGGGAGTTATTTATTGTGATTGGCGTGAAGTTTTATATCGTATGGCTGTAGATTATTATCAATATAATTATGCAGATGATTTTACTAGTAAAGTGGCAACCGCTAATCCTGATTTTTATCCTTCTGGAATAACTGGTTATGAAACTTATTATGTAGATTTATTTTCTTTTTGGAGAGATATCTATGATTATGATAAATTAGATTTCAAAGAAGAAGTAAAAAATAATCCTGAGAATTTAAATTTTTGGTTTGATTTTATTGGGGAAGAAAATGCGGATATCGCTAAATACTCAGTTCAATTAATCGGAGATAGAACAAAAGCAATTAATGATACTAATATAAAAGTTATATGTTATAGAGATACACCTGATGTATTATTTATGACATAGACAGATTATGATTCTATTATTTAGAATAATTATCCAACAGAAAGTGGGTATATTTGGATTAATATTCCTTCTGGATATGATAATTATTTTAAAATTAGTTCTAAAGGTAAGAGCGCAGTTGATGAAATTGAAGATTTACTTTATACAACAGCCTATTGTACGGAAAGTGTTTCAATTTCTACTATTCCAGTTTATTATTTAGAACCTAATAATAGAATTTATATTGAAGATAAAAGAAGTGGCGTTGAAGGAGAATATTTAGTTAATAAAATAACTATTCCATTAACTTATAATGGTTCAATGTCTATTAGTGCCACCAAAGCAATATCAAGAGTATATTAAGGAGGACCACTAAATGGCAAGAAAGATAAGACAAATTCGTTATTATGGTGAAGGTCTTAACTCTAAGAATTATCCAAGTGATGTCAATATGAGTAAACTAATTACAGGAACCGCATTTAAAAATAATAATCAAAATGTGTTGATTACTCAGTTGGGTATTTAGACTTTACCAGGAACGAAATTTTATTTGAATGATAGCGCTAATGCTATTATTGTTGGAAATACTGGTATTTATGAGTTAGATTTAGAAGGTATTTCTACTATTAATTTGATTAAATTTGATAGAAGTTCTATGAATTTGATTAATCAAAATAAAGAAGCATATCTTATTATAGATTATTTATTTGAGGAGGGTTGATAATGGGTTTTTATGGCAATATAAGTAATACTTCAAAAACGACCTTCACTTTTGATAGAATTTATAATAATAGACTTCAAATGGATAATAATTGCGCTAGCGATGGAGTGTTTTTAGGTCGCTATGTTTTAGTTGAGTATGGCCTTCCAGCTTCTTAGTATATAATAGGTTATCTTGACAATAATGGAAATATGTATGATGACCCTACTGATAGAAGTGATTCTCACATTATTTTATGTGAAAAGGGCAAAATGGTAAAGGTTAATAGAAATAGATATTGGTATTTATATACAGGAGATACCAAATCTGATGGGTCTCCGTATTGGAGATATCTTACTAGAATTACTAATGACAGAGTTGATGATGAATAGTATAATAAAAATTATCAAATAGATTATCCAGTTTATGGACGAGGATATGACTCTACAGTTTGGATAAAACAATATGTTAATAACCAAGAAACTTATATTTAGATTGCTGAATTAAATACTGTTGTTCCGAATTTTTCAATTTATCCATTGCTTCCTCAAGACCCATATGTTGCGGTTGATAATGCTACTATTGTATATCAACCAGGTAAGTATTATTATTACGATGAAGCTGACAGTCATTATAAATTAGATAATAATGATATTAAAACTGAAGGGCGCGTTTATTATTTAGAAAGTGAACTTGGACCAGCGATAACCGCAGATCAAAGTAGCACAAATTTACTTTATAAATTAAGAGTTCCTACTAATTTCCAACTTGATTTAGATGATAATAATATCTATTATAATAAAGAAGGATTTAGTAAGACAAAACGTTCTTATGATGGTATTACAAAAAATAGTATTAATTATAAATTAAGTTAGTCAGGATATAGATTTTATTATAATGTAGAATAGGATAATGTTGTTGGTGAACCGATTGAAGATGGCTATGACCGCAAATCACTTGTAGTAAAGCTTCCTGCTCTTGGTAATGCGGTATGTGAAACTTATGATTTACTTTATGGTCAAAATCGCAATGATTCTATTACTAATTTTGATAAAACTAATGTTAAGGGCGCTTTAAATACCCTTAATAGAAAAATGAATTTAGGAAAATTAGAAACTAATAAACTTATTTATTTTTCTACTGAAACTGATAATGATATCAATGACAATTATATGAAATCTGCGACCATTCAAGGAGATAATTTAATTTCAATAGATGCAGATATTGAAAAAAATAAGGGAGCTATTAAGATTACCCATAATAATTTAGATGTAAATAAAGCATCAAAAAGTTATGGTAAAGATGTTGATTTTAGTACTTTTGGTTCTTCCGTTACTTTACCTAAATTATTTACTGATAGAGCTGGACATGTTGTAAAAGAAGAAACATTTTCAGTTAGTATTCCAAAAGGTTCTTATGAAAATACTAAAGAGGGTAATGTTCTTACTTCTTTAAGTTTTATTGATACTACTGGAGCTTTAAGTAGTGAGAAATCTTATTTAGGTACTTTAACATTAGGAACTGAATATATCACTAATGATAAATTAAATACTATCACTAAAGATACAACTCTTAATGATAGTATTACTAAATTGATTGAGAATAGCGATAGTAAATATAATACTTTATTAGGTCAAACTAATAATAATTTTGGTAAAGATACTGTCCCAACTCTTTATGGTTTAAGACAAGGAATTAATAGTGATAGAACTAGTATTAGTAATTTAAGTAGTAAAATTGATATTTTAAATGGAGTTGTATCTACTACTAATTCTGTTGCTTATAGTATTAAATAGGCTATTGATAAATTAGATAAAGCTGATAACAAGGTAGATAAACAATTTGTTACGGCGGTAGAAGAAAAAGATGGTTTAATAACTGTTTCAAGAAGTGCTTTACAAGAAAGTGATTTGCCTATTACTTTTGATGGAACTTATAGTAATAGTAATAAAGTTGCTACTATGAGTAGTTTAAATACTTTAAAAGCAAATCTTTTAGGTGATTATACTGGCACATTAGCTGATGTAAATACGTTAGCAAATAGTAAATTAAATGAAGACGCGGTGCGCGGTCTTACGTATAATGCAACTTCTGGAACTAATGGAGCTAAAACCATAGCAGAAATGTTTAATTTAATTGTAGAATTATAGAATAAAAATATGCAGTTAAATACAACTATTAAAGCATTATAGGATAAAGATATTGAATTAAATAATTTAATTGCTGGATTAAGAACTGACGTTGATGCTTTAAAGAATAATTCGAATAATACTGATACTCCATCTGAAACAACTTAATTTAAATAAAGGGTTTGGTCTTAATAGGCCAAACCCTTTTAGTATTGATTAAAAAGATTTTATAAATAATAGAAAGGAGTCGATTATCTTGCCTAATACATTAAATAAATATGTAAAATTTGTCAGAGGTTCTAAAACCGCTTTTGAAAATTTAGGGACGAAAAGAGACAATGATACTTTATATTTTATTTATGGGGAAAATGATTCTTCTGGAGAACTTTATTTAGGTAGTCGTCTAATTTGCGGTGGAATTAGTTCCGCAGGTAAGTTAAGCGATTTAAGTGATATTGTTCTTAATGAAGTTAAGACAAATCAAGTTTTAATTTATAATGGAGAATAGAAAAAATGGATTAATTAGGGTTTAGAAAATAATGAGACTTTAATTAATTCTATTGTTGAAAAATTATCTACAGAAGAAAATTTAGCTAAATTAGCTCCTGTTTTTAAGGGCATAGTCCCGGGTTTAGTCCCTGTTTCTCTACATGAAACTAAAGGAAAACATATTCTTACCGACGCTGGCACATGGATTGATATGCCAGTAGGAACATTAACTTAGGGAGATATTGAAACAATTAATATAGCTAATAAATATTTAGTAGATAAGAGCCCTGATAATTTGGTAACTCGTGTTGAAGCAGTTGAACAAACTGTTTCTTGGTCTGATATTTAAAGGAGTGAAAAAGATTGAACGTTAAATTTTTAAAAGGCTCTCAAGCCGAATTTGAAAAGGTGGCAGGTAGATATAAACCTGGTGCGTTTTATTTAGTAATTAATGATAATAAATCCGCTGATGATTATAAAAAACCAAGTCGTCTTTATTATGGTGTAGATGAAAATAATTGTGTTCCTGTAAATCAAGGTATTAACGTAGTTGATACTACCGCAGATTTACCTCAAAGTTTTAATCAAAATACTGCTGGCGAATTTTATTATGTAAAAGATAAAAATATCTTATGTATTAATAATGGTAAAGGTTGGATTCAAACTAACACTGATACTATTTTAGATACTAGTAAAAAAAATAGTAATGTATCAGTAAATAGTAATCCTGAAAAACCTAATGGAGTTTCTATAACTAATACTATTGCTGATAGTAGTGGTAATATTATTACTGAGACTTATGATATTATCGGTAGTGATTATATTCAAGTGGAAGCAATTCCTGCTGTTGGTGATAAAGGTGTAGACACTGTTAAACTTAGTTTAAAAGGAGTTAATTATCAATTAAGTTCTTCTTTAAATAAAAAAACTTTAAATGTTAAATTAAAGAATGCTGATACTGATGCAGGTAATTTTAATATTATTGCTGGTAGTAATGTTAATATTGCTGAAACTTCTACAGGAAATTATACTTTAAGCGTAAATAAAGCTGTTGATAGTATTGATGTAGTTAATCATGGTACTGGTACTGGTTTTACTGCTTCTATTAGTGGTCCTGGTGTTGAAGGAGCTGGTAATGGTACAACCTTATCTGCTGATATTGATCCAGAAATTGCTTTAGAAGGTAAAACTGGTAGTTACAAATTTAAAGATGGTGTTTTAACTCTTCCTGTTTATAGCAAGCAAGATATTGATAATCAGCTTAGAACTATTAATGCTATGGTATTCCGCGGTGGATTCCAAGTTAAAGATGGAGCTATTGCCTATGATAATTCTGATATTACTGAAATTACTGAAGGTAATACCTTTATTTATACTGGAGCCGAAGATACGCTTTGGAATGGTCATTATTTACGTCCCGGTGATTTAATTATTGCTTCTGGAAAAGAGGTTAATGGTGTTATTACTGGTACTATTAATTGGACTTATGTCCCTTCTGCTGATGATCCTGTTACTGAAATTGAAGGAGCCAATGATAAGAGCACTGCTGGTTTTATTATTAAACTTGGATCTACCAAAAAACTTTTAGATTATGCTCTTAATGGTGAAAGTGGTATTGTTCTAGAAACAGAAGTTTTAACAGATTCAAAAGGTCAACCTACTAATTCTAAAGTTGTTACTATTAAACATAGTAATACTTTAACTGTAAATACTCCAGTTTCTCAGCCCTATGCTGATGAACAAACTATTATTATTAATGAGCCAACTGAAATTGATGCTCAAGGGCATGTAATTAAATCTACTCAAAAAACTTTTACAGTAAAAAATACTCATCAAGAGATTGCTAATGCAGATTATACAGTAAATGGTACTGATACTTTAATTCCTAATCTTAAAGTTGCCGGTGCTGATCTTGAAGGTAAACCACTTGTTTTTGCTAGCAATAGTCTAAAGGTTAATGTTTCCGCGGCGACTACAACTGATAATGCTAAAGTTAATTTTGAGTTAGAGTGGGGAACATTCTAAGGGCAATACTATTTAATAATAAATATAATTTTTTCTATTTTATATAGAAGAATGTTTTTATGGGGAAAGATGAAATATTCTTTCCCCATATTTTTTTTAGGATAGAAAGGAGTAAATTATGTCTAAGATACGTTTTCGTCCTGTATAGGGCCCAGAAGAAAAAATAAAAGAATATCCTCAAAGCGATGGATATTTTTATGTGGCAACGGATACAGGCCGAGTTTATTTAGATACGGCAACTGAAAATAAAATGCCAATAGGGTCTAGTGGTGTTCAGGTAATTTACGGTACAGATAATACTGTGGAAATTGAATATGATGCGGATGAAAACCCAGTGGCTTATTTAATTCTTTTATCAAAATTATCTATAACAAATTGTCATATAGATGATTTAATTTTAAATTTAGACGGATGTTTTTATCGAATTTTAGGTTTTGCTTTAAATGAAAACCGCGAAGAATGTGCGAGATGTGAAAAATTAACTGTCGCCGGGGCAGGCGGTGGCGGAGAAGGAGACTCTGAACAAAAAGTTTTAGGAACTGTTTCTTTAACAAGAATTCCATTTGACAGCCCTGTTGATATCTTAAATGAAGAAAATGTTAAAGTAAAAGTTTTGGTTAAATGTAGAACTGTTGGTGGCGTTCCGCAATCTTCTTCTGTGCAAGGAATTATAACTATAAGCGAAATTAAAAGTGCTACAGAAAAAGAAATTTATTATACTTCTCCTCCTACTACTTATGAGCACAATATTCCGCAAGAAATTGATTTAACTAATATTTTAAGAAATTCATGTTCTAGTGAAATTAATTTTAGTATTTATTATAATCCTGATAAAGAAAATAATAGATTTTAGAAAAGCTCTGATACTATTAATATTAATAAACATCATCTTTCTTTTAGTTGGAAAGAAAGTAGTTTTAGTAATGATAGTCCAGTTGACAATGGACAAATATCTGTTAGTTGGTTAATGTCTGAAGATATTGCTAGATCTGTTGAAGTTTATTTTGATGATTATTTAGTTTTAGATAGAACTTATAGTGATACTGATTCTTCTTCTGAAGATTCTTTTGTTATTACTCCTGATACAAATATATTAGGGACTGATAAAGTTTCTACTTTAAAAAATTATTTTACTCATGGTGAGCATATAATAAAAGCAAAGTTATATTTAATGAATAATTCTAAAAAAGGTGCAGGAACAGATTTTATTCAGAAAGAAATCGTTATTCAAGAACCAGGTAATAAAATGCCTTTAATTTGGGTACAAGATTTTAAAACAGAATATTATACTTATGAGACAATAAGAATTCCTTTTAAAGTATTAGATCCAAATAATAATGGAGCTTTTATAACTCTTTATAAAAATGGTGTTCAAGTAGGAACTAGAGAATTAGATAGTTCGCAAGTTAGAGAATGGCAATATTGGGAAATTACTAATTTAACCGTAGATGATAGTTCTTATTATACTATTAAAGTTGGTACTGATCCTTATTCTTATTCTCGTAATTTTAATTTTACAATTTTAATTGACCCTTTAAGAGATATGAAGTTAGTAAAAAAAGATAATTTAAAGGTTAATTTTATAGCTACTGGTCGTTCTAATTCAGAAGGAAAATTAGGTCGTGAAACTTATTTAATTAATAATAATAAATATGTAGAATTTAAAAATTTTAATTGGTATAATAATGGTTGGGTTTTTGATGAAAATAATACGACTTGTTTGCGAGTAAGCAATGGTGCGGAAGTGTCTATCCCAGTCGGAAAAATGGTTTTTAAAGATGGATCATCATCTGCTACTATTGAGGTTCAATTTAAAATAAAAAATCCTCAAAATTATGCTAAAGTTATAACTAAATATACTAGATATAAAGTAAGTAAAGACAATTGGGAGGATAATGATGCTTGGGATAAATTTAAAGCCCAAAATAAATATCTTAATTACGATGAATTTTTAACTAAAGAATATTTACCGACAACCAATTATAGTTATGATGATTTAGAATATAATAAAATAGAACAAGATTTTAATTTAAAGAATTTAGTTTGTGCGTATGGTAAATTAGGAAGCTCTGTATCTCCTGGTATTTATTTTAGTCCATAGGATGCTGTATTTACAGCTAATGGCGCTCAAGAAACAGTTTCAGTTGATTTTATTGAAAATGAAATGCTAAATCTTTCATTTGTTTATACTAAAAAGAAAAGTGATATAGAAGGTGGAAATTCTAAATTATTAGAAATTTTTATGAATGGCGTTTTAACTAGCGTTGTACGTTGTAGTAGTGATGTTTGGAATATTGACTCTGATTTCATTAAATTTATGTCTAATACTTGTGATATTGATATTTATAGTATTAGAGTTTATGATACAGATTTAACTATTCCTGAAATAGTTCAAAATTACGCTTTTGATAAGAGAAGTATAAAACAGTGGGACCAAAAAGATCTTTATGAAAACAATACGGTATTAAAAGATGATGTATTTTCTTATACTAAAATGAAAAAGTATAATGATAATCATCCGACTGAACCTTTAATGCCCTATATTATTTTAAGGACTACTAAAAATAATAAAAATAATACGGATAATAGATTACCTTATTCTAAAGCAAAAGGAAGCTAGGAAGGAACTTTAGAATTTGTTAACACTGCTTTAGACGCTGCTTACAATAGTGGTGAATTAGAAAAAGTTGCTATAAAAGAAGGATGGAAACCTGTAATCGAAAAAAATGAAGAAACATAGGAAGAAGTAGTAAAATATACTGCGGTATAGAATTATTATATGCATCATTGTCCTAGTTTTATAACTGCTCTTAATGGATGTACTTTCCAAGTTCAAGGTACTTCTTCACAATTTTATCCTCGTCGTAATTATAAAGCTAAATGCAAAGAATCAATGCTTTTAAATAGAGGCCCATTTGCTGAAGACTATAAAAAAGCAGGAGACTAGTATAATGAAGATATAACTAAACATCCTTGTTATTTAGAATGGTTTTATATGGATAATAAGACAGTCGGTACTACTAAATTTACTTTAAAAATAGATTTTATGGAATCTTCTGGAGATTATAATAGAGGATTTGCTAATTTAGTTAACGAGATTTATTCTAAACATCCAGTAGAAGACTATAAAGATTCTTTTGATAATTATAATTTATATGGAAATTTAGAAGATTATCGCACTTCGGTAAAAGGATTCCCTGTTTTAGCTTTCCATTATATGTCCAACGATGATAATACTTACTCTAAGGAAAATAGCAGTAATTGTATTTTTATTGGTAAATATAATATGCTATTAGATAAAGGGTCAGATGAATGCTATGGATTTAAGCCTAATAAAAAGATTTTACAAAATCAAATTATTGGAAGTCCTAAAATAAGAGATATAGCAGAATGCTGGGAATTTTAGAACAATTCAAGAACTTTTTGCTCTTTCCGCGACCCTTGGAATCGTTATAAATTATCATTTAGAAATCCTAATATGGTAATCCCTCCAGATGGAGATAATCCTGAATTAGTTAAAGGCGCTCCAAAAGTCGTTGATTCTTTTGAACCAAGATATAATCCAAATGATGATTTAATTGCTAAATAGTTATTTAATTTAAAAGACTGGGATGACCCAGATGGAACATAGACTAAGACTGTTGGAGAAGAATTAAAAAATGTAGCTCCTGATAGGCTTATTAAAAAAGAAATAATTGATGAAATTACTGGTGTAAAATCTATTAAATGGATTATAAAAAATCCAGACGGAGAAGAAATAGAATTTAATGTTGGTAATAATACAAGTAAACAAGAATTGCTCTTAGCTTTAATGTCTAACTGGGAAGATGCAGTTAGTTGGGTATGGAGTACTTGTTTAGATTGCGATATTGAATTTGATGATGGATAGAAATTAAAAATTCCATCTATGGGCATTTATACTAAAGTTGATGGATTAGCTGAAGCTATATATGTTCCTAATGTCTATTATGTTGAAGATGGAGTTAATGAAAATGGAAAAATTATTTATAAATTAGCTTCTGAAGAATATAACTCTGAAACAAGATATTATAAGTAGATTAATGAAAATAATAGTTTAAAGTATGTAAGCATAAAACTTACAAATAATTCAGATAAAGTATATAAAGCAAATATTTATTATCTTTTAACTGATAGTAAAAATGAAATTTATGTATTAAGTTCTGATAAATTTAATTCTTCTTTAGATTATTATTCTTTTAATAAAAATGAAGAAGGTATTGAGGAAAGATGGAAATTACCTAAACCAGTAATCTATGATTCTATTATTTATACTAAAGATAGTAAAGAATATCGTCAAGCTAAATTTAAAAATGAATTAAGTAATTTCTTTGATATTGAATATTTAGCTTCTTACCTTTTAATGACAGAAATTTTTGAATGTTATGATTCTCGTGGAAAAAATGCAATGTTTGCTTCTTGGGGACCTCAAAAAGGTAATATTCAAAAATCTACTGGCAAACAACATTATATTTGGTATCCTATCTTTTATGATATTGATACTCAATTAGGTATTAATAATACTGGTATCCCATCTTTTGAATACTACATTGATGCTACTGAAGAAGGAAGTTTTTCAACTAATGATAGTGTTCTTTGGAATAATTTTTATACTTTCTTTAGAAGTAAGATGGTAGATAAATATAAGCAATTAATGGGAACTCAAAATAATTCTTATAGTCCAAACGATTCAAGAGTAAATAAAATTTTTACTAAAGGAGCAGGAAGCGGAGCTAAAAAGAGTGATATTGTAGATAAGTGGTATCGTACTGATCCATCAGTATTTCTTGATAGTTATGCAGTTTTAGGAGACCGACCAATTATTGCTTTAAGTTTAGACGAAGAATTTAAGTATATTATTCCAACAAACTCTAAAGCTGAAAATATGCCAGTGTTTGGTCGTTTAACTGATGGAGGTTCATATGAGGTTGAAGATGATAAATATTTTTATGCTTTGCAAGGAGATAGAAATCTTTATCGCGCACAATTTTTAGCTAATCGTCTTAATTACATTGACTCTTGGTTGACTGTTGGCACTTATGCCAGAAATGGTGGAGGAAGCTATATTAGAAGTCGTATTTCCGCGAACAATCCTAAGAATACATCAGATAAATGGATTGAAGGTACTAACACTCAAAATATGGAAGGATTAATTACAAATTCTCAGTATTGGAAAAATGGTGCTGAATTCAAAGAAAAAAATCATATGTTTGATGGTGAGTATTGGATCAACATGGAACCCGCGCGTAATGCCTATGTTACTATTGGTACAGATGGAGAGAATTTTCCTTCAAAAAAATATAATGGTTTAGAACCGGTTAAATATGTAGCTCCTGATATTAAAAAAGGAATTATGAGTAGCGGTAATTATAAAGAACAATTATATTATATTTATGGAATGGATCAAATGAAATCTCTTGGTGATTTAAGTAAATTATATTTCCAAGAGTTTGCAGCTGAAGGAAAAATGGAGCGTTTAACTGATTTATTATTAGGATATGATGGAAAAGATGAAAGCGGTAATGAATATTTTAATAATGATGTAAATGACTGGTCTTTTTCAAAAGGTGGAATGCCTTTACTTAAAGAAATGAATCTTTGTAATATTAACTTTAAAAAAGACTAGGGGGCATTAGATTTAACTAAAAGTGAAAAACTTGAAAACTTTAGAAACACTAAATCTAACATCCCGAGAGTTAATTTCGCTCCTGGAGTAGCTTTAAATACTTTATATTTAACCAATCGAACAAATTATTTAAGTTTAATAGAAGCTAATTTATTAACGAAATTAATAACTAATTATGTATATCCTGAAAAAAATCCAATTACTGGAAAACTTGAGGTCTCAGATGAAAATCGTGGTTTATATATTCAAGGTCTTACTGATGCTGAAGAAGGAAAAGAAAAAACTGAGATAAGAACTTTTGATATTCGAGGCGGTAATTTAGGTTATAATAGTTATGAATTGTTACGTAAATATATTTCAGCTAGTAAAAATAGTAAATTAGATTTATCTAATTGTATTATTAATTTAAATAATGTTCAGTGGAGTCCATATAGGCTTCTGACTGATACTAAAACAACTCTCGACCCAGAAAGAAAATCTTATTATAGAGATAATGGACATTTTTAGTTAACAGCTATTTCAAAAGATTAGGTTAATAAAATAACAAAATCTGATATTAAAAATAATTAGATTTATTATTTAGATACAATAAATGGAGACAATAATAATCATAGTATAATAACTGATTATAATTTATTAATTGATATTTATAATAATTATAGGGGTCTTAATACTAATAAACCAGAAATATCTGGTGTTATGTATATAAAAAATAATAATTAGATTGATGAATCTATTATCTAGAATGAGTTATAGGACAAATACCCTGATTTAATAATTTTTGTAGAAAATGTTAAACAAGAATGTTCTGCCAAATTTATTTTAGAAAAAGAAGATATTGATGGAGTGTTAATTTAGGAGGTTCTAAAAACTTAGAAATTACCCTTATCTAGCAGTAAATTCTTTGATGATCCAACAAATTCTTCTAGTGAAACTTATATTTCTTTTGGTAGCTTACAAGAAAAAATGCCAACTTATGATTTTAAAGGTTGGGAAGATGATACAGGAGAATTAGTAATTACTGTTGGAAAAAATGTAAATGAAGAAGATGTTGTTTTAAAAAGCGATTGGGATTCTTTGTCTTTACAATCTAATAAAATAGATTATGTTTTTAAAGCAAGATTTGAGCGCAAATCTTACACGATTACTTTCGTTAATGGTGACCGCGTTATTAATGATTTAACTGTAAAGAAAGTATTTAATTATGGTGAAAGAATTACTGTTCCAAAAGAATTCTATTATTTTAATAATACAGAAGTATCTGATTTACCAGAAGGAGAAGACTCATTAGAATGGACTTGGAGATAGACGGGATGGGCGGATAAAGATGGAGTTAAAATTGATTTAACTAAACAATTAGCCTATGCTAACCGCGAATTCTACGCTGTTGGAGAGCCGATTAGTGTTTATGATAATATTTTAACTAATGATTCTACTCATAAATATTATGATATTATAAATTCTGATGGAGAGTTATCATTTGTAATGACTGACTTAGCTAAGAATTTAAAAGGCAAAGTTACTTTACCTACAACTTATAATGGTTAGCCAATTACAAGAATTAAATATAGTCAAGTTAACCCATCAGCAGCAGTTGGTATTCAAGTAAATCCTAATATCACTGCGATATTTTTTGCTCCAAAAGATAGCAATAAAATTTCTGTAATAGATGATTATGCTTTTATTTTAGATAGTGGGTTAGAATATTTCCAATTTAGTGATTGTTTAAAGAAAATTGGTACTAAAGCATTTTATCAATGTCCTTTAAGTCATAATAACATAATTCCTTATTCTTCTTCTACTGAAGGTTTGACTTTTGGAGCTCAAGCATTTTATCAAAGCAAGATGGGTTCTTATTCTCCTTATAATTTAATTATAGAGGGATGCAAAGACGGTATTCTTAATTTTGATATAAATGCATTTTCTGGTCAGACAATTTTAAATATGTCTGGTAATTAGTTTAAAGGTTATACTGGCGCTATTCAAGTATAGATTGGTACTAATAAACACCCAATTAAACAAATTACAGCAGATAGCTCTGGCAATATTTTTACTCCTCGTCAAACTGGTATGCCTACAGTGGCTAATGGATACACAGGTCGTTTTAGATATTATTATGTTGCTAGTTATGGTGAAAGTATTAAAAATATTTTACACAATATTTATGAAGCAATGATATCTAATAGAGCGAATTTTGAAGAAGAGCCTATTGTAAAGTGAGGATAAATTATGGAAAAAGAAATTGTTTATAGATATATGGGTTCTAACGGTATTATTGAATCTTCTATATAGTTGACAGGAATTCCTGCGACTACTTTGTATAGATTAATAGCAGATTACAATAAGAAATTAACGAGAGATGGAAAAGAATTTTTTTCCATCTCTCCTTTAGTCCCTGAAAGTGAATTAAAAGAATGGTATGAGGTTTAAATAGGCCAGAATACATTGATTTAAATATAAAAAAAATTAGGTTAAATAGGAAAAGAAACTATTTAACCTAATTTTTTTAGAAAGGAAGAGATAGATTTGATAGTTAAAAATGATAGTGTTATCGAACAAGCTAAATGGGAAGAACTTCAAAAGAAAATCAATACTTTAGCTAAAGATAATAAAATAAAAAACGTTAATGGAAAAATCGTTGAAATAAAATCTATTGAAGACTATTATAGTAACATCACTGGTATTGTTCAAATGAAGAAACTAGATCCATCTGTTCTTCGCATACCTTTAGATGAACCTATTATAAATATAAATGCTGATACTCGTCAAATTGAATTAACTAAAGAATTTGGAAAAACTCAATTACTTACTGTTGAAAATGATCATTTGGCAGAAACAATTTATTTTCAAATTGATAGATATTTTGATTTACAAGATTTAGCAGCTGATGATATTAAAATTTATATTTAGTATTATTTAAACGATCAAATTCAAGGTTATTCTGAAGCTATTTGCCCCGATATTGGTACTGCTGGAAAATTAATTTTTGGTTGGCAAATTAGTGATGAAGTAACTAGTGAATCTGGTACTTTATAGTTTTCTATTATTTTCTTTAAAAAGAATCCAAAAGATAATAATAATTTAATGTATGTGTTTAATACATTACCTGCGCAAATGGTTATTAATAAAACTTTAGACATTGATGAAGATTTAGTTACCGCGCAACCTGTTGATTATTTAACGGGGTATTTAGAAAGTTTAATCGACTCAAAGAAATCCGCAGGTTTTGGAGTTCCTGATAATGTGGCTTTCTTGACAAGCATTTTAAATAACAAATCAGTTTATTTAACTGGTGATAAATTATATGCTTTAGCTTATAATGATACTTTAAATAATCCAGATAATACTACTATTGAGTATAAATGGATTTGTAATTATAGAGGAACTAATACTGAATTAAAAAATGGTATTGGTTATGAATACAAAAAAATTGTTGATGATAATAGCATCTTTAGTGGAGATATGGCTTATAATGAAAAATTGACCTATTTTACTAAAAATGGAGATACTTATATTAATAGTAGTAGTGATATTAATCTTGAAAATTATGTTGCTAAAAAGAATGACCTTTATTTAAAAGTTCAATATTGTGAAGTTGATGGATGCGGAAGTTATAGTGTGACAGCATTTGGCGCAACCGCGAATCAAGTGAGTAAAGAAGTTAAATGGGCTGGATTAGCTATTTCTGTTGAAGGAATTAGTGAAGATTTTAGAATTGTTCTTGATCCTTCCCCTGATAATGGATGTTATTATGGTTCTTCTAATACTATTACTGCTGTTGGATAGAATGATGAAGGCGTTCAGTGTACTTATCTTTGGAAAAAGAATGGCTCTGATTTTAGCACTGAAAAAACTGTAACTTTAACTAAAGAGGATAATTATACTTTATCAGTTCATGGTTATAAAAATAAAGATAATATAGATTATCCTACAATTAGTTTTACTAATTATTTTGACCCAACTAATTTAGTTCCTGTTATTAAAGAAGTTTCAATTGAAAATGGAAAATATATTGTTAAACTCGAAAATACTAGTGAGTTAGGCAATGGTGTTTATGAATATCAATGGAAAAATGCGAATGGTCTTACTCAAAAAACAACTTCTGAAAATTCAACAGAAGTAGATGAAAATATTACTCAAGTAGCTGTAATTATCTAGAAAGGTGAAAGAAAATCAAAACCAGGAACCTTTAAGATTGAGGGGTAAGATAAATGATAACTAATCCAACTGATTATTATAGTGTTTTACATCAAATACAAGATGAAAACTTTCCAATTAAGTATCCTGCTCTTCCAGCCCCAGAAGATGAAAAGTTAGTTTAGATAGATTTAAACTCAAGAACTATTAGTAATGAAAATAGTTATATTACAGTTGAAGGCGATCACGCTGCTGAAATTATTTATTTTGAAATAGATAGATATTTTGATACTATGGATTTAACTAATATGATGTGTATTATTTAGTATATTAATGCTGATAATGAAAAACGCATTTATCCCGTTCCATATTATGATACTTTAACTCACAAAGATAAAATTATTTTTCCTTGGGTTTTAAATTATAGTGCTACTAAAAAATCTGGTGCTTTAAATTATATGATAACTTTTTATAAAATAGAAAAAGATTCTAATAATTTACTATATAATTTAAATACATTACCAGCAAGTCTTTAGGTTTATTCTAAACTTAATTTAGATTCTATCGTAAAAGAAGAAGATTATTATGTAATTGATGATAGCCAAGTAGTACAACAAATTTGGGAACGCTTAGCACGTTTAGAAGGATTTGTTGGCGGTAATGGGTTGGATGTTTATTGGATTGTTCTCGAATAAATAAACTAAATGGTATAGAATTATTAATTTAATTCTATACCATTAATTTATAGAAAGGAGTTATTGAAGATCGATGGCTCTATTTAAAATTTTAAAAGGTGATTCAGATAGATTAGTCACCTATGATGCGAAAGCGGTTAATGGAAAAATACCCTTTCCATCTTTAGATTCTGGAAAAACTTTATTTACAACAGTAGAAAGCACTCCTATTACAGAGGGCTATGCTTATTTTACAGAAGATACTCATAAATTTTATATTGACACCGCGGACAAAAGATTAAATCTATATACCGATCATGCGGATTATGCTACCTATGATGAAAATGGTCGTAATTTAGCAGAATTGTCAGAAGTATCTTATGAAAATATTGATGATAATGGAAGTAAAATTGGTGCGATAAATATCAATGGAATTGAGTATAATGTTACTTGTCCTGCGAATGTAGTAAGTAAACCTGTAAATAAATATGTATTTACCGCGAAAGCAAATTAGAATACATTTACTATTCCTTTTGATTTTGATGATAGCAGTGCTTTAACTTTATATTATAATGGTATTATGCTAAAAGAAAATGATCATTACACTGTTGAGGGAAAAGTTATTACTTTAAATGGGTGGACTAGTGAAGCTGATGATTATCTTACTGTAATGGGTATTGAGGGTGCGGCCGCGATTAATGTTGACGAAAAAGTGGCTTAGATTCAAGAAGCAATAGATAACGCCGAAGTGACTATTAATAATAAAGTTACTGATGCTATTAAATCTATTGATGATAAACTAGCAACCGTTCCTGATGATGTAACACAAGCAGTTTATAAAAATAAATCCAACATAATGACCGCGGATGGTAGAATTACTATGGATAATAATTATGTTCCTACTGCTGATATGGAATTAGCTACTAAAAAATACGTTGATAATGCCACTCCTCCTACAGTTGGAACTACCACTGATTATTCTATTTATATTGGATCTACTAAACCTGCTTCTGGAACTGCTCCTTTAGTGTGGATAGATACAACTGCTAAAACTGGCACTTTTAAATATAGAACTTCTACCACAGGTACTTGGACACCTGTCCCCGTGGCTTGGATTTGATATAAATTTATTGTAAGAAAAAGGAGATAATATTATGGATCAAAATTTAATTAATCAATTGTTTCAAGTGTGTTTGATTCCTATGCTTGGTGCTTTAACTACTTTTATAGTTATTTGGATTAAAGCAAAAAGTGCAGAATTACAAAAGAAAACTAATAATGATATTTTAAATAAATATGTGCAAATGGCTACTGACACAATTACTAATTGTGTTATTGCCACCAATCAAACTTATGTAAATTCTCTTAAAGAACAAGGTAAGTTTGATGAAGCTGCTCAAAAAGAAGCATTTTAGAGAACTTATCAAGCAGTATTGCTCATTTTAAGTGATGATGCTAAAGAGTATTTGAATAATGCTTTTGGTGATTTGAATAAATATTTACAAGAGAAGATCGAGTCTACAGTAAATAATTATCGTACTCCAAGTGATGATTTAAAATAATAAAAATAAGGGAGACATTCTTAACTGAATGTCTCCCTTATTTTTTTTTTATCTAAATGGATTTTTCCATCGTCGATTAATTTCTTCATAGCCTTTTTTAGGAAAGTATAAAACTTCACCATTTTTAAAAGTTAAATTATCTTTATTCATTATTTTAATTTGATTTAAATTAATAATTAAACTTGGCGGAATAAAGACAAAATCTGGATGATAAACTAAAGTTCCTATATAATTTTCAAAAGAAGTTTTTAAAGTTTTATTATTTAGAATTTCATTCTCTAAATGACAACACAAATTTCGTTTTTGGATATCAGCATATAATACTTTACCCAAATCAATTTTTACTTCTCCGTTAGGAGTGTCTAAATATTTATATTCACGTCTTTTTTCTTCTCTAACTTCATGTAAAATAGAAAAAATTTTTTCTTTATTAGCAGGTTTTTTGACGAAGTTAAATGCCTTTACTTCATAAGAAGCTACTCCATAATTTATTTGAGAGGAAACAAAAATTATTTTTCCAATATACCCATTTGTTCTTAAGAGATGAGCTATTTCAATACCATCCATTTTTTTGAATGTAATCCCTAAAAAGATTGCATCATAATCAATATTAGAATCAATTAATTTTCCAGGATCAGTAAATTTATATACATATCCCGGCAAATTAAATTCTTTAAAATACTGATTTATTATTTCTTCTAATGAGTCATTTTGCTAATCGCTATTGTCGCAAACACCTACAATAAAAATTTTAATCACCTTCATTTTGTTTATTTTAGAAAAAATTTTTCTATCTCTATATTTTCTCTATATTATAATTATACAAAAATTTTTAAATATTGTAAAATAAAAAACTATAAAGTGTCAAATTTATTTAATTTTAAGTAAGTGAAATTTTTATTCAAAAAGTGTCAGTAATTATAATATATTTACACAAAATAAAAGTCATATAATAATGAAAGGAAAAGATAAAACCTTTCATTATTATATTTCTCCGAAGGTAATAACATGAATACTTATGGTTATCCATAGCAGTAGTATCCAATAGGTAATAATAGACCTATTTATGGAACAACTGCTACGCCTGTGATTCAAAACAATACTACATAGCGAATTAGACCCGTTGCTTCTTTAGAAGAGGTTCGAGCTATGAATATAGATTTTGATGGTTCAGTTTTTTATTTTCCTGACTATGCTAATCGTAGAATTTATACAAAACAAATAAATATGGATGGAACAGCTTCTATTAATATGTATGAATTAAAAGAAATCCCAAATTCTTCTTAGCCTAATAATGACTATATAACACGAGAAGAGTTTAATACTACCTTAACTTCTATTAAAGAAGTATTTGCATAGATCATGGGATCCAATAATGCGGTTGCGCCGTCTTAGGAATCGGGTTAGCCAGCTCAATAGCAACCAACAGAGAGCAAACCGCAGTTTAATTTTTAAGGAGAGTTTCAAATGACACAATCAATGAATCCAATGCAAATTATTGCTATGATTAAAAACGGTCAAAATCCATAGCAATTAGTTTTATCTATGCTTGAAAATCAAATGGGCGGAACGCCAATGGGCAATAATTTATTACAAATGGCACGGAACGGTCAATCTGATGACATTGAAAAATTTGCTCGTAATTTGTTTGAATCAAGAGGTTTGAATTTCGATAAAGAATTTAATAGTTTTAAGTCCCAAATGGGGTTTAAATAAATAAAATTATAGAAAGAGGTTTTGTTATGTTTAATTACAATTATCCAATGAGCACGCCGAATTATTCATTATCTGATATTGCTGCGGCTTCTGGAAATGGCTATCGTAATAATGATGGCGGAATGTGGGGAGACGGAGCATGGTGGATTATTATCCTATTCTTATTCTGCTTCAATGGTTGGGGCGGTAATGGCTGGGGTAATAATGGTGCTAATGGTTCTGGTTTCCAAGGCACTACAACCCGAGAAGAAATTGGCTATGGTTTTAACATGAGCGATCTTAAATCTGGGGTTAATGGTTTAGCTTCTAGCCTTTGCAATGGTTTTAGTGGAGTAAACACTAATCTTTTAAGTGGTTTTGCTAATCTTGCTGAAACTAATAATGCTAATACTCGCACTTTACAGAGTGATATCTGTAATATGGGTATGAATAATATGCAGAATACTTTTAGTATCACTCAGGCTATTAATGCTGATACTGTAGCAAGTATGCAGAATACTAATAATTTAACTCAGCAATTAAATAATATGGCAGCTACTAATGCTCAATGCTGCTGCGAGAATAAACAGTTAGTTCAGTCTAGTTTTGCTGATCTTAATTATAATCTTGCTAGTATTGCTTGCCAGAATCGTTAGGCTACCGTTGATGGTGTCCGTGATATTATTGATAACAATAATGCTAATATGCGTTCTATTCTTGACTTCCTTGTTCAAGATAAAATTGAGACTCTTACCAGTGAAAATAGCACTCTTAAAAATTAGATTTCTCAAAATCTTCAAAATGCTTATCTTATTGATCAGTTGTCTCCAAAAGCAACTCCTGCTTATATTGTTGCTAATCCTTATACCGGTGTTAGTTATACTAGCTATGGATGCGGATATGGTTCAGGATGCGGTTGCAATTCCTGATTGAAGAAAGAAGGTTAAATTATGGAAATAACGGCTAATGCTTTACAATCAGTTGCTACTGGTTCTAATGTAGTATTCACTAACACAGCTGTTGCTGGAAACTGTTCCATAATGTATCGCGAGGGTAGCGGTCTAGTTACCCTCCGCGGTCTTACGAACGGTCAACGCAGAGCTCGTTTCCGCATTTCATTTGGAGGTAATATAGGACTTCCAACCACTGGAACTGCGGGTGCTATTTCTTTGGCTATAGCTATTAATGGAGAGCCAGTTACTACTTCTACAATGATTTCTACTCCTACGGCTACTGGACAGTTTAATAATGTTTCACGTGCTTTATTCCTCGATGTGTTAGGCGGTTGTTGCACTCAAATTAGTATTGAAAACACGAGTTCATAGGCTATTGATGTTGAAAATGCCAGCTTAATTATTGAGAGAGTGGCATAAGGAGGTTTTTTAAATGTGTGATAAATTCCAAGAAATTAAAAAGCAATTATTAACTCAAGTAGAAAGCCAAATGGCTCATTTAGAATGTGTTGATACAAAGGAAATGGGCGAAGTAATAGATATGATAAAAGACCTTGAAGAGGCCATTTATTATTGCACTATTACTGAAGCTATGAATGAATTACCTGAAACCACACATTATTATACTGAAAAATATAAATCTCCTCATAAAAAAAGAATCTATAAACCTATGACATATAATTATAATTGGGAAGATTATGATTACGATGAACATGAATATGAGATGCCAACGAGTGGGAAATCTCATGAAACCCATGATAGCAGAGAAGGTCGTAGTGGCGTCCACAGAAAGATGTATATAGAAGCCAAAGAACTTCATAAAGATAAGAGTGTTTAGATAAAAGAGTTAGACAAGTATCTCCAAGAATTAAGTTCTGATATAGTAGAAATGATTGAAGATGCCTCTAATGATGAACGTTCTTATATGGAGAAGAAAATCTAGGCTTTAGCATCTAAAATTGGATCTATGAATGGTTAATATTAATAATAGGAATTGGAGGATACTATTAGTATCTTCCAATCATCCTATGTTAATGCGACCTTCTGGAATATATACTTTAGGTTCTTGCGATGATCCTACTTCAACAATTTATATTAATGAAAATATTAGTAATAAAAAATTAAAAAAAGTATTAGCGCATGAACTAACTCATGCTGCTATTTTTAGCTACGATATTTCATTAAAACCAGAAGAAGAAGAATTGATTGCGGATTTGGTAGGAACCTATGGTGAAGAAATTATAAATAATACTAATCTTTTATTTAAATAGATAAAAAAAATAAGGGAATGAAACTATTTTTGTTTCATTCCCTTATTTTTTTTATTAGTCTTTAAGCGGTAATTTTAAAGTCCTTTCATAGTACTCTTTAGCCTATCCATTTCCACCTAAACCTGCATATACTTTAAAGAATTCGACTAACTATTCATACTGTCCTGAAGTCATATATCCTTGTTTTAAGAAACTTTGACATAATTGAATTAATCTAAATCTATAAGAAGCAAGAATTATTTCAATATATTTCTCACTACTTTTCTTTTCTTCCAATACGAAAGATCTTAAATTATTTAAATCTTCTTTAATTGGAGCTATATGTTCTTCAATTAATTCTTCTAATTGTTCATCTTTCTTTTCTTCTGCCAATTTTTGATACATTTTCATTTGAGTATAAATATATCTACAAAAGGCTAAGAGGCCAGCAGAAATAAGACCAAAAAATATTTCTATAAAATGCTAGGCAATAAAAGCAGACATAAAAAATACCTCCTTCCACTTAACTTCTAATATATTTTAAAAGAAGGGAAGGAGGATTATTTATTTAAGGCCTATTTATTACTCCCAATTAAAATCATTATTGGAACTTTCTTTCGTGAAATATGCGGTATATAAACATATGGCATCACATATATCATCATTGGCTTTTATATTATATTTTTGCTATACAAAATCAATATCGGCTTGTTTAAGAGTTTCACGTTTAATACTGCGACCGGTTTTAATTCCGAGTTTTTTACGCCATTCACTTGCCTACATTAATTCTAATGTTTTAGAAGTAAATGAAGAATTAACTCCATGCGCGCCTAACATTACTGCACCTTGAAGCCACATTAATAAACGTGAAGTATCAGAATATCCATAAGTTTCAGGATGAACATCTTCTGCTACTATCTTCTCTATATTATATTTTTTTACTAATTCAATAATCTAATCTTGTATTTTTTGTATTCTGTCTAAATTATTAGAGGAAACTGCGGTTAGCAGTCCATAATCTAACATTTTTCCCTCATTATTAGATACACAATAACCAGTAGATTTAGTAGATAAATCTAAAAAGAGGATATTCAAGTAATTACCTCCTTTCTTTAAGGTTTGAGGTAATTACTTTGAAGTTGAGCCAAATCCTCCAAGGCGGTCACCAGAAGCATTATCGTCTTCGGTGATTAAATAAGGTTTAATAATACCTTGACCAATGACATCCCCTTTATGAAGTTGAATATCAAAAGGAGATAAATTAATCATTTGAAAATAAATATGTCCTTCATTTTCAGGATTATTATAATAGTCTGCGTCAATAATTCCAACGCCATTAGCAAGAATAAGCCAATATTTTAAAGGACAAGAACTGCGAACTGATAATTCAAGATATGTATTATCATTTAATTCACATTTAATTCCAGTAGGCACAAGAGTTGGTTTTGCTTTAAGATTTTTTGTCATATTACTCATATCTTCAAGAGAAATTGAATCAAAATAACGTGTTGGAAATCTATTTAGCAAATTCTTATATGCTGGAATTACAACATCTTCTGCTACTGTAAAATCATAGCCTGCGGATTTCGCTGTTTTTCTTACAGGCAAAACCGCGTCTGGATATTTGCTTACTCGTTCAAACTTCATTAAAAGCTTACCTCATAATTTACATCAATATTACTAATAGGGTCTTTTTCATCATTGAATTTTTTAACAAGAGTGACTTGATACCATTCATCGACAATTTCACCCTTAGCCTTTTTTTCTTTCTTTACTGAACTATACTTAGCTAAAATATATTTAGTTTCAGCCTTAGCCTCATCAATAAGCGCGGCCGCACTTTCCTCATTATCTACACGATAAACTTCTGTAGCACTTACAAGATACTTATTCATTAACCTACCTCAACTTTAATTTCTTTTCTATTGGAATAATTTAAACTATTACTTTCATAAATTTTTGGAATTAATTCATTAATAAAATCTTCAATACCATATAAACGTATAGTATCAGTATCGTTTTTATAACAAGATGCTACTAAAACATTTGGAAGATCAGAAATGCTACAAGTTCCAATAGCTACTGCCGTTCCGTCATCATAAGTTTTAAAAACATTTTGTTCCATTGAAAATAAATTAATATTACAAACAATCATTTAATTACACTCCACAATACCAGCATCATATTGGAATAAATAAAAACAATAAGATTCATTATCAATATTTATCCAAATTTCAATAGCGCCATCATTATTTTTTTCCCAACCAACAATACTTCCTAATTCTTGACAAAGTATAATTACCATACTCGCTACAGAACCAGTTGAAATAATTGGAGGAATATTTTTGTGAAAAATGGTATAATAATTATAATCTTTACATAATAACATATAATACATTCCATATTCACTCATTCCATTAATACTACTCATTAATTTATTTAATTCTTCTTCATTAATTGGATCCATTTGTATCATAATATTTTTATTAAAATCATATAAATTCATTCCAGTTTGAAATGTAGTAGAATTATCTGACAAATTATTAGTAGTAGTTCCTATCATTACCCATTCATTTCCAGTGTAACAATATTGTTTCTGATCTTCACCAGAAATGGCAATAGTTCCTTCTTTGAATTTACGAGGAGAATTATATAATTCTCCCATTGTATTAGTATAAAAAACATTCATTGTTATATAATCTCCTATCTATTTCATAGAAAAATTATATCACAAATTTTCTTTTTTGTCAAGTTTTAAATTAATAATGTTCTAATTGCGGGAACCGCGCAAAGGCAAAGTGATATCTCTTTCCTTTTGGATATATGGTCCATCAATTAAGTAATCAGCGGTTTTTAATATATTTTTAATTCTAATATTATTACTATTCTTTAAATCATCATAAATATATCCAGTCCATATATATATTTTAATGTTTGGATATATTTTTTTAATTTCAGTAATAACTAAATTAGTTAAAAATTCATTTTCAGGGCAGAGAGGTTCTCCACCCATAATACAAAGATTACGCTCAACATTATTCGCATTAATGGCAGTAATTAATTCATTTAATACTTTATTAGTAAATTCTTTGCCACCATTAAAATCCCACGTTTCAGGATTCTGGCATCCTTCACAATGGTGCGGGCACCCTTGTGTAAAAAATGATACACATACTCCGGGTGCCGCCGCCAAATCATTCTTTATAATTCCTGCATATTTCATATATCCTTTATTTCCTCCACTTCTAAATCTAAATCATTAACGTCATCTTCATCATCAGTTTCAATATAATAAGCAGAACACTAACAATTAGTATGGTAAGGAGGAAGAGGAATATCTTCTCCTGCCGGATACTCTCCATCCCATTCGCTGCATAGATCACCGCAAGTCCCTGATTCAATTACGAGTATTGAAGCTACGGGTCTTATTTTCATTTCCATTAAATGAGTGAATAAATATTTACTTTCATTATTCAATAGACGAGAATACATATTAACACTAAAACTTTTTAAATTATCTGAAAAATCACCAGATAATCTTTTTTCTTCTAAGTCATCTAAATATTTAATAATTCGCTCATCTAATGTTTTTCCGTCTTCTTGAAAAGTTAAATTTGCGATATTCTGCAAATTAAATGGAGCTACTTTTGTGTAAATTTTTCCTAATTCTATATTAATCTCTGAATAAAGATTTTCTAAAGCTTTATAAAATAAATTTATTAGAATAGTTTGATGTTCTTCTGTATTAATTTTTTCATCATTAGCTATCCAAGAAAATATTATTTTTATAATTGCTTCTAATTCCGAATCAATTTTTTTATTTAATACTTCAGTAGCTTTTTCTAATTTATGTTTTATTTTCTAATGCTTTTTTAAAGGTTTTTTAGAATAATTCATTCTATAACCTCATCATTCTAACATTCCTGTATGTTTTACTCTTGCTTCAACTTCTTTTTGCTTACCCCAGTTAAAAGCAGTTTTATAATTGCCCGTAAGATAACCAGTCACACGACGTAATTGCTGAATATTATAGCTTCCGCACACTGGACAAGAATCATTAAATTCATCACAATAACCGCATTCAAGACAAGTATCATTAGGAACATTTACTGCAAAATAAGGGATATCGTGATCCATCGCATAATTAACAATAGTTTCAAGAGCATCAATATTGTGTTTTACAGTAGAATCAAGTTCAACATAAGTAATACATCCTGCGGATGAATAACCAGTCAGCTCAGATTCAATATCAATTTTTTCAAACGGACTCATTTCTTTCCACACTGGAACGTGAATACTATTAGTGAAAAATTCTCTATCACTAACATTAGGAATAATTCCATACCTTTCTTTAAATTTTGTCATAGCAGTATAACAAAGATTTTCTGCTGGAGTATAGTATACACCAAAATTTAATTTATATTTTTCTTTGTATTCAGCGCATCTATCTTTAAATAATTGTTCAATTTGTTTAGCTAATTCCATTCCTTCTGAAGTGGTGTGGTCTTTGCCAATAAGAATTTGAAGAGTTTCAGCCAAACCTAACTGACCAATAGCAAGAGTTCCGTGCTTAAGAGCGGAACGAATTCCTTCTTCTGGAACATAACCTGCCATAACATTATTTTCATACATAAATCTCGCGGAACCTGGATCTTGAGAACAAATCCATTCAAAACGTTCCATTAATTGAATACGTGCTTCATTGATTTTTCTATCGAGTAAAGACATAAATCGTTCTACACCAATTTTAGTCCGTTCTTCTTGGGATAATGACTTATAGTCATCCCAATTATCATTTTCATTTAGAGTAACGGCCATCATCGCAAGAGTTGGAAGAATAATAGTAACTGGACAAATATTTCCACGTCCATCTTTAAGCTGACCGAATCCATTGATATCCCAACCATTTGCAGTTCTACATCCCATCGTAGAAAAATAAGTGCGAGGATCATTAATATCATATCCAGCATTACCAGACCAATCAACATTTGCATAATTAGGATAAAGGCGTCTCGCGGTGCTTTCTAATGCTAATCTATATAAATCATAATTAGGATCACTAGGCTTGCGGTTAACACCTTTCATACATTGGAAAATTCCACAAGGAAAAATTGAAGTTTTATGTAATTTACCAAGACCTTCAATAGAAACATCTAATAATGCCTTAGTTACCATTCTGCCTTCTGGTAAAGTGCAAGTGCCATAGTTAATGCTTGTAAATGGTAATTGGTTGCCACTACGAGATTGTAAAGTATTAAGATTATGGTAAAGGCCTTCTGCAGCTTGATGAGTTTCGCGAGTGGTCATTTTCATAGCGTATTTATATGCTTTTGGAAATGATTTATAAAAATCATCATCAATAGGAGTTTCTTTACTGTAACAACCATCATATTTACTCATATCTAATCCTTCATATAAAAATTCAATACCATCATTGAAATGTTTAAAGAAAGATTTTCTTACATAAGGAACCATAGTCCAATCTAAGTGAGTAGCACTAACTCCACCAAACTAACAAAGACTTTGGATTTGAAAAATAACAGCAATTAATTGAAACGCTGTATTAATTGAACCAGCAGGACGAACATCTGCTTGACGAGTATTAAATCCATTAGCAAGCAAATTATCAAAAGGAATACTTAAACAGTTATGAGAACCGACATAATAAGAATCAAGATCGTGAGTATAAATAATATTATCAATATGGTTCTTACGAGCCATAGGTGAAAGTAAATAATCAAGTGCAAGTTGTTTGGTAACAACACTACTTGCTTCCCCTATACGACCACCGAATGAATGTTCATCAACATTAGCATTTTGATTTTTTACATTATTACCATCGAGCTTTTCACGAATTGCTTTAATAAAATCATCTTTTTTATTACGAGCAACTTCTTTTTTATATCTATATCTGATATAAGCACGAGCAACATCGCGTCGCTCAGAACGCATTAAATAATCTTCAATCCAATCTTGAAGATCTTCTACTCCGACGCTTCCATCGGGGAAATGATTTATTTGTCTTTCAATGTCTTCCGCGATATCTTTTGCGGTATCATCTTCATATAATTTACCATCAACTTCAATAAATGCTTTATTTATTGCATTAATAATTTTCTTTTTATTAAATTGAGTTATACTTCCATCACGTTTAATAATATACAATTTTTTTGGCCTCCAAACTAAATATAGTAGTTCTTTTAGAATATTCTACTATATTTAGGTTTTGTTAGTAAATAATTATTTATCTTGGTCCATTTCCGCCCATTGTTTAACTTTTTGAGTTAAAAGATTAACAATATTATTGTAATCTTCCAATGTTTCATTTGTCACAATATTGCATTTAATATTATTCATTAGTTGAAATTGAATTTCATCAGCAGAGTATCTTCTAATAATTTCATCTACATCAGGATTTTCTTCTCTGTTTAATTGCCTAATTAAGCGTGTCTTTCCTTTAGTGGTGATATAATATATCTCCAATTCAATTCTATCATCTTTAAGAAGACTTATAATTCCTTCAGGATTAAAAACACCAATATTAACTTTACTATCAGACAAACTATCAATACTTGTGCCATAATACCAATTATTAAAAGAAGTGGTTTCTAACATTTTATTTTCATCAATTAAAGTTAAAAATTGATCATCTGAAACAAAATGATAATTTTTGTCTGCTATTTCTTTTTCACGCTTCGGGCGCGTAGTGTGGCTTATAATAGGATTTAGATATTCCTCTAAGTGGGAAAAGGTAGCCATCATTAGGCTATCTTTTCCTGCACCAGATTTTCCACATAATGCAATAATTTTATACATCTTCTTCAATTCCTCCTTGATAACGAGCATCTTTTAAAACTAAATCGCCATTGGATAAAATTTCATCAATTTTATATAATTGATGTCCTTCAGAAGAAGCATATTTTTTTGACATGAAATTATCTCCATTACGAATTCCAGAGACTACAATCATATTTCCGCGATTAAACCAAGATTTTTCAATAATATGTTTAGTTCCGTCTGCTCCGCGCTCTGAAATTTGTTTATCAAATAAACTAAAATATTCTTTTCTAAATTTTACTTCTACAGGACCGGTAGTAGTAAGGATAGTCACAGTGCTTTTAGTTTTATTTTTTGCTATACAAGTTCCGCAAATCTTAAATAACTTATAAATATGAATAGTATGATTTCCTTTAGTGAAACTTCTATCAATTATTGGATCTTCTGGAAGTTTAAAGAAATCTACAAATCCATATTTATCATTGTTAATATTATTCAATTCATGAGTATGATAATAATAACAAAGGACTTCCATTTCCCAAGCAGATAAATTATTTTTATTAGCATATTTATCCCAATCATCTTTAAATATTTTCATATTTAGATTATTCAAAATTTCATCTTTGTTATTAGCAATCCAAGCGCGAAATATATCCATCCACTTTTGGTATATATTATTCCAAACATTTTCACTTAAAAAATAATTAGTTCCATCAAATTGAATATTATTATCTTCTCCAATTTCTATTAAGAAATTAATTGCTCGTTCATCAAGTTGATATAAACTGTTATTTTTTGCAGTTTTACAAATTGCTTTTAAATATCTATTAAATTCATAAATACGGCGAGCCATAATTTGATTTTCATTTTCTTCTGGAAGAAGATCATACTTCATAAGTCCGCCCATATTTTGAAGAGTAATTCTTTTCTTTTTGTCGCAGGTTTCCCAAATATACCAAATCATTAATTCTTTTCTATCCATCATATTATCAAAGGCTCCACCTTTAATAAGAGAAATCATAGCTTGTTTACCTGGCTTAATACGGTATAAAAATTCTTTAGGATTTGAATAAGGACGATTAGCAATAATTGTATTAACTAATTCATCACCAACATTCAGCATACCTTTTAATCCGAAAAGAATTTTATTATTTTCAATATCAGGAGCAAATCCAAATTTAGATTTGTTAATATCAGGAAGACCTACTTCAATTCCTGCTTTTTGAATGTCACTAATAGCCTTGGCAATTTTTCCATAATCAGTGGCCGCGGTTTTGCGGATTTTGCCACTTTTGTCAGGAAGATCTTCAAATGTTACTCCATTAGCTAAATCATCGCCTTCAGGAGCATAAATATCGACAATCTCTTCTTCGCTATTATCTTCAAGGGAACCACTATTAACAATTAAACAAGCGGTATCCCAATAGATAGGATTAAAATGAATTACTAAGTAAATCATTTGAATTGCTACAAATGAATAAGGAAGGGAGTGGTTAAGGCTAAATGCATATCCTAATTGAGGAGCAACTGCAATTTCCCAAAAGTATTCAGCAGATTTTTCATTATCAAATTTACTAAATACTTGTTCTTTCAATTGTGGAATTTTAGCCATTTGCTTTTTAGCAACAATCTTACGCGCAGTATTAGCTTCACCAAGAGTAAAATGAGCTACATCCATAAGAACTTCCATCATTTGCTCTTGAATAGGACAGCATCCATAATATTTATCACAATGCTTATGCATCTTATCAATTAATTCTTGCGGAAGACGCTGAGCCTTCATTTCATCATCAAATACTTTAATACCCGAATGTTGAATGCGATAATATCTATCTTGCTGTGATTCCTTACCTTTTTCAGACATAAGACGCATCATAGCATTTGCCGCCGTCATTTCCATAGGGTCTTGGGGTTTAAGGCGTTTCGCGATTGCTAAACCAACTCCCGTAGAAAATTGGAATACATCTAATACATCACCGGCGGCGAGGTGGTCCCAAATTGCTTGATCAGTTGTATCTATTACTTCTGGATGAATATATTTATTATAAAATTCTCGTAAAGATAATTCTGGAATTTGCTTATCTTTTAGAAGTAATTGATAACAAGTAATAATTTTGTCAGAAGCTTCAGTTACAAGGAAGTCATATTTTGTGTCTCCAGCAGCTTCCGCCTTATGAAGATCCCAACAAGTAATCATATCTCCACTAGGAGTTCTCATAAATGATGCGGTATCAAATGGATCGTCGCCATACAAAATAACGCCAGAAGCATGAGAAGAACGTTTATTAACCATTCCTTCAATATATACAATAATATCCAAAAGACCAGGATATTGATTTACTTCTCGAATAAATGCTTGAACGGGTTTACGGTCTTTTTTCTCATTACCATAAATAACATCATGGACAGGCCATAAAAATCCACGTTCTTGGGGAATTAATGAAGACATATATTGAGCATTATCAACATCAATTCCTTCTGGGAATTCTTCACTTCTATATCCACGGCAAGCAGTTAAAATACTTTGTTTAGTGCCTTCAGTTCCAAATGTAGCAACTTGAACCAATCCCAATTCTCCGCGTTCTTTTCTAATTGCTTTGAAAATCGCGGGACGTTTACTTGGAGCAAGGTCAATATCAATATCAGGCAATTCCGCGCGCTCCTTATTTAAAAATCTCCAATAAGGAAGTCCCCAACGAATTGGGTCTAATTGAGTAATGCCTAAAAGATAATTAGATAAAAAGCCAGTCGCTGAACCACGTCCAGGACCTACAATACTTCCACATTCCCAAAATAAATTAATATAATGTTGGAAAGTATTAAAATAAGCAAAAAGACAATCATCTAATTTTTCGCCAATGTCTTTTATAATATCAGCTTCAATTTCAAGTCGCTCTAAATAATTTTTATTATCATAAAGTTGCTTTTCTTGTAAAGCTTTAATACATTCATTTACCCAATATCGCTCTTGAATATTATCGCTATTAATTAAAGAACAGATAATTGGATATTTATCAAACCAGTTTGAAGGAATGAATCCTTTCTTATAATCCTTTATTTCAACTTTTGGAATAATTTGTTTTCTTTCTAATGAATAAAAAGAAATTTTATTTTGGATCTCTTGAGTGTTATCAAGAATCCAATTTATCAATTCTTTTCCTGTTTTATTATCTTTATCCCAATCATTAGCATAAGGTTCCATTAATTCAAAAATTTCATCACTTGTCATTAAGTAAGTAAATTTATAAAAATCGTCAACCTCTCTTTCTCCTGGCTTAGAAGTAAGATATGCTTTATGAATGGGTCTATCTTCTTTAGTTAAATAATGCGCATCTGTTCCAACTACCATTTTTAAATCAAATACCTTGGCGATTTGATAAATTTTATGATTTACAATTATTTGCTCAGCGTCAGTAGATGGCGCACATTCAAGATAAAAATCATCTTTTCCAAATACTTTAATACAAAAATTGATATAATCAATTATTTGATTGTAATATTTAGTTTGAGTTTCAATATCTTTATTTAATTCAGCTTGGAACATTGGTAAAATACAGCTACCAAGTTCTCCACCAATACAAGCAGTTGTTGCTATAACATGCCCTTTATATTGTTCCATTACCATTTCAAGTTCACTTTTTAAAGTAGGAACTCGTTCCATACGTCTATCAACATAACTATGAATCCAAGCAATAGAACTTAATTCTCTTAATGCCTTATGTCCAATAGCATCTTTAGCGATAAGAATAAAGTGATAATATTTTTGTCCATTATCTCTTGTATCAGTGAGATAAATTTCATTACCAAGAGCAATAGTAAAATCAGGATTTTCTTCTCTTATTTTCTTTGCATATTGATTTACTTCCATATGGGCAGAAAGACACTCATGGTCTGTAATAGTTATTCCTGATAAGCCTAATTCTATTGCTTTGTCAATAAGAGCTTGTGGTCTATTGATACAATCTAATAGACGTAAATTTGAATACATTGTATGATTGTGAATCCCGAAATATGATCTCATTCGCACATTCCTTTCATCTTTCATTTATATTTATATAATATCATATTATTTAATAATAATCAAATCGAGAGATGTAATTATCGCATATACTACGAATATCTTTTAAAAAATCAGCAAATTCTCTTGACCGAGATGATATCTTATGCATATTATCACGAACCATAGAATTTAACGTATCTAATTCTACATTTAAGTCATGGGTAAAAAGTTCTAAATTAGAATTTAAATCCTAAGCTAAATCCGCGTCCTTAAGAAACATATTATTTTCAAGTATAGCATTAATACTTGAATTTAAATTAGATGTATTTACCATTATCTTCTTCGTCTCCTTGAACTTTAAATTCAGTATCATAAATACTATTAAATATATCTACAATAATATAAAAAAGACATCTTAAATGAGGTGGAATCCATTGAGGGGATAGACAAATAAACAATTCATCAGGAGCATCAATTGTTTCTAAATTACATTCTATAATAGGAGTAGAAGAAAAATTAAATTTTCTATCTTCTGGATAATTAGTTGAATCTTCATTTCTAATCCAAACATAATTTTCTAATTTACCTTCTTCAGATAGATATTTTACCCAATTTCCACAATTTAAATCTTCAATTTTATTTTCAATGTCTTTATCTGTATAAGCGATATCATGATGATGATCTATATTAATTAAAGATATAGTATCATTTATATTCTTATCAACATAAGTAGCAATCATTTCATGTGAAACAATAAAATGAATATTTTCTTTTTTCATACTTTTACTTAATTTTAATAAAAGTTGTAAAAGTCTTTTAAAATGGATATAATCGGGTTTAGCAAATTTTAAAATTTCAAAATGAGAACATAATGCTTCCCAATCGTCAGTTGAATAATTATTGTAAAGTTGAATACAAGGAGACATTATAATATCAAAATCTATTGATAATATTTTTTTCATTTATTACTTCCTTATAATTACTAATTTATCGCTAGCCCTAGTAGCCATAGTATATAAATACTTTTTATGTTCTTCTCGATCAAAAGGATGATTTTCTTCAAATCCTAATACTTTTCCATACTCACTACCTTGCGCTTTCCAACAGGTAATAGCATAAGCATAGGAGAAATCAAGTGGAGGATCGAGACATTGTTTATTATTTCTTAATTGATAGCATTGGCTACCTGTAAGAGTTCCTTCGCCAGTAATAAGCTGTTTATAATCAATTGGAGTTCCACAAAATTTATCTCCATCGCTTAAAACAATTTGAGTAAACATATAAGTAATAGGAACTTCTGAAATATAATAAGGGACTCGAATGTCTTCAGTATAAAAATCTTCAATAGTTCCAACAGTGCCATTAGTCAAGGCCCATACTCGATTCTCAGACATAAAATCCCAGTTATTATGTAATCCAATAATTTTATCTCCAATTTGAGGAACATTAGGATCAAATCCTTTTCTCAATCGGACTATATTATTAATTTTAGTTCTTGTAGCATTTTTAGCACAAATAACCTAATCAGCCCAATCATACATTTCAGGTATAACTTGACTTTTATCATATACTCTCACTTGTTTTCCTTCTGGACGATAAGAGATTAAAGATTTACCTTCTCTAATCCACATTGAGAAACGAATAATCTCACTATCTTGCGCTTGACGCATAATTTCATCGAGAAAAATATGTGGTTTATCTAATACATGATTATTTTCATTAGGATCTACAGGAGGCAACTGGCCAGGGTCGCCCGCCGCGATAATATAAATACCATGAGTTAGCATTAAGTCCCATAACTTTTTAGGAAGCATTGATACTTCATCGACAACAATTACTTTATATTGCGCTAATTCACTATTATCTTTTGGAAAAAATTTAAAAGTTCCGTTAGCCATCATTTTGGCTTTATATAAAAGTTTATGCGCAGTTGTTGCATTTGGGCAACCTTTTTGTTGAAGCACAGTCGCGGCTTTGCCCGTAAATGCCACATAACAAACTTCTTCTTCTGGGTCAACATCAAGAGCAGAAATAATAAATTTAATCAAAGTGCTCTTTCCACTTCCCGCATATCCTGCTATACAAGTCCAACGCTCATGGGCATAATAGCGCTCAATCGCGATTTTCAATCCTTCTTCTTGTTTACGAGTTAATTCCATTTTCACACTCTCCAGGGTTTAATCTATAATATTTATTTTCATCAACTATAAAATAATCACAAGCCCATTTTAATGTTCCATAAACACCTGTCGTATGTCTATCTATGTTATCTAATTTAGAAATTAATTCTTGAGCTTTATTATAATAAGAACAATTTTTATAATTAGAACAATAATTACATTGTTCTTTCCAGTAAATCCACATTAATCATGCTCTCCAATTGCTTCATCAAGAATTTGGTAAAAACGTATACAATCTCTTTCATAAAGGTCTCTAGCCACGTTTTCAGCTTCTCTTTTAGAATATCCTTTACTATTAATATACATTTCAATATCTTCCTTCATAGCTTTATAACGGGCTAATTGGTATCTATAACAAAGACTATCATATATATAACCTTTAGTATGTTTTTCTCTTTTTTCAAAAAATTCTAAACTATTATCGTATTTATAAGCTTTATCAATCATTTCTTTTAAATCCATAATATTTTTTTTCTTTCTTCATTTATATTTATATAATACCATATTTTAATTATTTAGTCAAATTTAGAATATAATAAAGTCATTATCTGTATTGTCAGCTTTAATTATCATAGGTGGTCCAAAAGAAATAGTTTTTGTGTGTGGTTGATTAGATTCAGAAAAAATTTCAGATTTAAGTTTTTCCCCAAAAATTTCTAAATCACTTTTTTCATTTGACTTGTCGGTTTCTTCGTCTGTTCCCGGTTTGGGCCAGTATCCTTCTTCTTTATAACCAGTAGTGGAAGCTTTAATCCATATGTCTGCTAATTTATTTAATACATCAAATAATTTTTCTTCAGAAGAAATTCCTAACTTAGCCAATTGACTGTTTATTTCATCATTAGCTTTTTCATATTCATAATTATAAGATGCTAAAGCTTTTGAAAGCTTTTTAAGGGCTTCGCCACTTTCTTCTGGACTTGATTGCCATATCATATTGATATCACTATCATAATAATTAAGTTTTTCCATAATTTACTCCATAAATAAAAATAATGGCTATATGAAGAAATAAATCTTCATATAGCCGTAAAATTAATTAGTAAAATAATTATAAGCAGTGGTCGCATTCTTTTGTCTTTGATTTAAAGAACTTGATCCACAACGCTCGTAACATTTTGCAAAAGCTTTAGCAACTTCTTTTTCATCATTTAAATTTAAAAAAGAATTAAAATTAAATCCTCTTTTATATGAAGAACCAAAAGTATTAAATTCATATCCAATAGTATTTATTAAGAATTCGCATTGTGTGTCTAAATCAGAATACCAAACACTTGAATATCCTTTACTCCATTGACAAATTCCATAATAATATTTATTAGAAGCAGTTGGTTGTAAGGATAAAGTATTACCACCACATTCTGCCATCATATTACCCAAAATACCGGCGCAAACCGCGTCATTCCATCCTTGGTCTTTCATATAAAGCCAAATTTCTGTTGCTACTGGGTAAGTAGATGATTTATCATTCCATTGAGAATTAATTTTATCTAAACGATTCTGATAAATTTCCAAATATCCATTAGCAGTTTCATATTCTTTTTTAGCAAATTCAATAATAGGATGATTTTCATCATACCCTAATGCTCTCGTTGCTTCGGCTAAGTCATGAGCACTATTCACAATCTCTTGATACTCTTGGATTAGAGATTTGAGCTCTTTACGGTTAACTGTATCATTAATTTCTCTATCCATAGGCTCCATATCAATAGTTTCTTCTGGTAAAAAATTATATACAGTTGATGATTCAGAAGGGATGTAAGCTTCCGAAAAAGTAGTGATTTCGCTATAATTTAAAGCAAGAGCTGATGTTTGTAAAATAAAAATTAATACAAAACAAATAATGCTTCCTGCTAAAATCTTATATCTTTTCATAAATGATTTCCTCCTAATAGGTTTTTTAAGTCTATTAGTCGTAGTGTCAATTATTAAAAATAATAAGCAGCCCTATCTACAATTTCGTAATCTTCTATAATAATCTAAGGACTAATATTATTATTCCATATATTTCGTTCGCATTTACCAACGATATTAATTGTCACATAACCCTATTCAGAATACAATTTCTCGTATTCCTCCTCGGACGACTTAAACTTGATTAAACTGATGCCATCTGGCATAGTTATCTTCAAGGTAGGATTTTTATCTTTTGACATTAAAGTTAAGTTATTTGATGCAACTTTTATTCCTTCAACGGCAATAGATGCTTCTTCTACCCCTTGGCCCCAAAGTGGTTTAAGTTGAGCGATATCAATAATATCTTTTCCAACTAAATCATTAGTGTGATAAATAAAATCAACACTATAAATTGGGGTGAAATCAAAATCTTGTAAAGCAGAATTCGCATATTCAATAAATTTATCAAAATTATCATCAATAATACCAAATCCAAAAGCGTTAGGATGTCCTTCCGCATACATAATTAGATTTGATTTTTGACAAAATTCTCTAAAGTCTTTAAGTGCGGATTTGTCGTATCCTCTGCCGGAGCCTTCCCAACAAATTTGTTGAGTTTCTTCATCTATTGTTTTATTAAGAATTAAAACAGGACGTTGATATTTACTCATTAATTGATTGGCCATTAATCCAGTCAAATTTTTGTCAGCAGCAAATCCATCTAACTTAATTCCTAAGATTTTATTACTTAAAAGATTTTGATTTGCGATTATCTATTCAATTTTTTCCAAGCTAGTGTCTCTGATTTTAGTTTGCCTATTCTTGATATTAGTACAATTACGACAAGCTTGTTCTACTCTTGTTTCTGCTTGACCTTTACATCCACGTTTTGTTGAAGGGACAAGTTCGTATCCCTTAAAATCAAGCATTGACTCGAATAGCATGAGCTTTTCTTCTTGCGTCCCAACACGAGTAGTTGCATTAACTAAAGGAGCAATATAGAAAGCTACTCCAATAGGCGTAATCTCATTATTAAAATGAAACTAATCTCTATTGATTATGCCTCTGAAGTAAGGATTGGTGATTTGTTGTAAGCCTTTATTAATTAAATGTTTTGTTTCAAAATCACGCATATCCATCATGTCGGCCACCATTCCAAGAGCAACTAAATCCAGTATATGATCCGCGTATTGAACGTTCATAAGTTCATCAATATAACAACAAAACTTATAAACCATTCCTACACCAGATAAAGATTTAGTTGGATAATCACATAATTGATTGTTAATAATACAAGCATACTATGATATTTTATCAGCTTCATGGTGGTCTATTACCAACACGTCAATACCATTTTTATATAAATATTCATGTTCTAAATAATCATTTGATGAAGAATCTGGAGCAATTACTAATTTAATATCTTTATCAATACTATCTGGTATAATTCCGTGTTGTTTTCCTGCATGGACACGATAAAAAATATTGTTTTGCACAAACGCAGGAAAAAGACAGTATAAGTAATTCATGAGTGCGGCCGCCGAAGTATAGCCATCACAATCACTATCTACCTATATAAGAACTTTGTCATTTTGTGCAATATGTTTGACGAGCATTTTTGCGCCATTTTCTATTCTATCAATAGTTGCTGGTTCGATAATGTCGTCATCAGTGGTATTAAGATAATGAGGAATATCTTGTAATTTAATTCCTCTGTTGGTTAGCACCTGTTCGACCGCTGAATACTGCGGGATGCGAGGGGCTTTTAGTTGATAGTCCATAGGCTATTCAACCTCCTTTCATAATACCACCACTATTATTTAAGAATTTCTATAATTTACTTATTCATATCAGTCCTCTCCTACTGGATCACCATAGTAATGATAAGCAGTATAAGGAAGGGCTCTTGTGCATGGAAAAATAATAGTGTCAATAACTGAAAGAGGGGTTTGACGAGAAATATAAGAAATATTACACTTGTGACCTCTGGCATTTTTAGTAGAAATAACTACTTTCCAATAATCTTCATTTTCAAAAACTATAGAATAACGATTGATAGATTTATTTTTTTCTATTGGTTTTATACCCATTGCTTTATATTGTTCTTCAATTCTTTCTAATTGTTCAGTTCCTTCAATGAAAGTATTACACCAAACAATACCTGTCATAAACCACTCTCTCCCATCTTATGTCCTAATGGACAAATATGAAAAAGAACAGGAATTTCCATTTCCGTATATCCTTTTTCTAAATCTCCATTATACCTAATTACTTTTCGAGTTTCAATTCCGCTTGAAATACAATTACTGGTTTTATCATAATATTTATTACATTTATCACAATAAATACAGCTTCGGAGCAAACTATCTCTTTGTTTTTTTAATCCTTCAATTTGCGCACTCAATGAAATAATTGTATCATTTATAGAAATAGGAATATCATAATCATCATTCATATAAATATCCTTTCCTTATATAATTGTAAAAATTTTTCTTTACCATCATCAATTGGTGAATCTTTGTATTTTGTAATCATATTTTTATCAAAAATAAAAGATATAAGTACATCATTTTTAAATTTAGTTCTAATTTTTAAAAGATTTAACTTTAAGTGTTGAAATTCTGCGTCTCCAATTTCTTGGAATTGTCTATCAAAAGCAATTATAATTTCTTGCGCGCCACTATCTAATAATAATTGAATTTGATGCGAAGAAACATTACTTCCGCAACAAGCTACTGATATATTGTTATTCCAACCGAAATCAGTAGCATATTTCAATACTGATTTTTCACTTTCAAAAATTATTGCTTTTTTCATTATGCCAATGGCATTTTTAGACCAATTTAATCCATATAAGTTCATTCCAAGAGGATGATTATATAATTGATTATTTATTTTCATTGGTCTATATTTTCCATATAGCTCCGCTTCATCTTTGCACATAGTGCGTCCGCGCAACCCTACAAATCTTCCACTAATATCATAATGAGGAATTGTAATTTGATCGGCTCCTGGATAAAAACCAATACGCGCTTTATTAATTACCTCTTGAGAAATTCCCTCATCAAGCCAAGGAATTATTTTAATATTATAATTTAGTCTATTTAAAATAGAATCATCATAATCTTTTAAAATAATTTTATTATTTTTTAATTCAATCTCTTGAATACGAGAATAATTTGATAAAATTTTCCAATCATCTAAAGTTTTACCCATGTCGTCATCTTTTATCATACCCGATAAACCAAAGCGACGAGCAACCCATAAAACTGAATCATTTAAATCAAATTCTTCATCATATTGAATTTTCATTACTTTAGAACATAATTCAAAAATATCAAAAGTTGAATCACATCCTGTATAGCATTTAAATAATCCTGTATTTTCATAAAAATAAAGTTTTCTGCTACCTTCTCCAGGAGGATTATGACAAATGGTGGAAGAGAGAATCCCGAATTCTGTATATTCAGGATCTCCGCCCCATTCAATTAATAAATCATAAATATTTTCAAGCCCAAGAGCTTGACGAATTTCTGATTTATCAAATACTATCATAAGTAATTACTTTAGAACAATTTCTCATAAGCCCACACTGTTCATTAACATAATGGACAAGCATTTCCTGCGGACGAAGCTTAGCAAGACTGGGAACGGCTTTATAAGAACGAATAATCTCCTTAGCCATTCTATTGCTCATCTTGTATTCAACATTACCACTCTTCATAATTTTTCTCCTTAATTTTAAAAAGCTGACTCTTCTTCAAGAGTAATTTTTATATCATCAATAGGAACAAGTTCATAAGCATATGTAGTACAAAACATAGGAATAATTCTACAAGTTCCTAAATCTGCTTTACACCATAAAATAACTCCTTTATACCTACCACGTCTATTTTTATAAACAGACATTTTAATAGTTGGAGTATCAAATAATTTTGTGTTTAGTATTTTTTCCAATGAAATTAAATCATCATCTTGGACATTTAAAAGAATTGATCCATAATCTACTTTATCGGCAATAGATTTTGCTCCACGCAAAAGATTCTGGTCAGGAGTTTTAGAATCAACATAATCGCCATTTAACTGTGTTGCTGACATAATAAAAACACCATATTGATTACAGATATCTTTTAATTTGTTAGATAGCATAAAAAGTATGTTATCTTCACGAAGTTTTACTCCACCACTACGACGAGTAATTTCTTCAAGAATTTTCATGCTTGTATGAATATAGTCATGAAATATATATTTTACATCGTGATCTCGGATGCCTTTTTTGATTTCATTCTCGACATCCTGCAATGAAAAATCAGGTAATTCACGAATATATAATGGACTATCTTTAAGAATTTTCGCGGCTTCTATTACTCGTTCTTTTTCATTTCCTTGATATTCATTATAAATAATATGTTCTTCATTTACGTTAGAAAGAAAAGCAAGCATCATTGTTTGAATTTCATTTTTATCTTGCTCTGTAGTTATATATAATACTGGTTCTTGGATTCCGTTTTTAATCCAACTTCCAAAAGTATCATCATATATTTTATTACAAGCAATATAACACGAATCCGCAATCATAGAACGAGTTTTACCTACGCCTGTGGCCGCGGAGCGCAAATAAAACTTTTTAAGTCTTGCACCACGAGTAACTGTATTAATTAATGGCCCATATAGAGGACTTCCTGCTATTGGATGTTGCTCTAAATCGTCAAGCAATTCAAAAATTCCATCACCCGCTTGAACCGCAACTCCTTCAACGTCATTTACATACTCATATTTAATTTGTTCTATGCGGTCATCAATTAATTGTGCGATATGCTCTAATGAAGAATTATCAAGATTATCTTCTTGTAATTGTTTTTTTTCAGTATCTAAAATATTATCAGGATCATAAATAAAAGAAACATCAATGCCATATCTGTCATAAGCACGAAGTAGAGACATTTTTTTTAAACGACCATAATAATAATCAAATGACAAAGGTTTCGCATTTTCAGAAACTTTCAATAACCATTCTTCGCCTTTATTAACTTTAAATGTGGCTTCATATTTAGGTCGAGAAGAAAGAAAATCACTAATATTTTCTAAAGTAATTTTCTAAGCTCCTAATTCATGAATTTTATATATTGCTCCAAAAACAATTCTATGAAATTCATCAGCAAAATCTTCATCAGTTATTGTATATCTATCAGTAAAATCCAAAAGCTAAGGAGTATTATATACACACCCTATGACTTGTGTAATCGCTGTTGGGTCTACATATTTACTCGGCATTTAAGTCCTCCTATTCATCTAAAAATGTAAAAACTGATCTTTTTCGAGGTTCTTTTTTAGGAATAGGAATTTTTATTTCCTTTAATTTAGGAACGTAATCAATAACATTTTTATCTTTATTAGATTGTTGAATCATCCAAAGATTATAATAATAATTGTAAGCGTCTTTATAAATAAAAGGTATAATACCAATTCCACCATTAGCTTTATTTTTATTATTTCCTTTAACCTCATAAAAATAAACTAAGGCTTTTAACATTCCAGAATACGTATATTGATATTCTCTGATATAATCATTCATTTGCTTGCGGACGCGAGCATTAATATATGATTCTCCCAATAAATTTTTTACATATTCTTCAAATTTTTCTTTATCTAAATCTTCTTTTGTTTTTACTTTTTCGGGCGGATTATGAACTTGTAAAGGAGTGTCTTCATTTTCAGCCTATTTAGCACATTCAGGGTGCGCATATCTTCGAGACTTTATTTGAACATAAGGAAACTTATCTCTATCAAAAGTCTGCTGACAATAAATACATTTAACTTTATGTATATAAATTACTCCTTTCCATTACTTTATATAAATATTATACAATATTTTTAAATAAAGGTCAAACCGGAGCGACTTTTATCACTCCGGTTATAAATTATATTTTATTTACTTATTTTCCATTTGAGGAAGAAGATCGTCTTTAATTTCACCAACAATTAAAGATACAAATTCTGCCTGTTCAGGAGTGGCGTCAGAAATTTTCTTACCTTTACCTAAATATTTATCAATAATTTGAGTAATACGAGGACCAAAGAATCCAGGATTCTTATTCATCATATCTCCAGCAAGATTTTGGAATTCAGCCATAAGTGCTTCATAATCATAAGTAGGAGCTTCAGGAGCAACGACCATCTTTTCATCAGTGACAAATTTACCACCATTGTCAGCGGCTTCCTTATCAATAGCCTCATGGATGGCATTAATAAGACTATCATAGTTCATAGGAATTTCGCTCTCAATATACTTAAAACGACCACCGCAGTCAATAAGGTCATTACCAGAACGAAGAGTTAAGACAGACATTTGACCTGCTGCTTTTTGATGAGCATACCCATAAACATCAGCCATACCGGTGATAATAGTGCGAGTGGATTGAGAAAGATTTGGTCTTACTGCCACAACCTCAGTGCCATCAGGACGAGTTACAGTTTGTTCTTTTTCATGTCCGATAAAGAAAACAGCATATCCAAGACGAGTTAAACCTCTAAAGACTTCATTAAATTCATCTTTAAACTTAGACCAGCCCTTACCATAACCAAGATCTCCAAGAGACTCAATTTGATTTTGATTACAAATATATTTCTCACAATACTTAGCGGCTTCGTCAATAGTATCTACAATAATAGCATTATACATTGCCTTTACTTCTGGACGCTTCAAATCACGATAGACTTGCTTCATTTCTGCCCAAGAAGTAATGTCCGCGGCCATAACACCGGGAAGGCAGTTATAACCCTGCTCAAAAGCTAAAAGCAAAGAATTCGGCATTTGAGTCGCCAAAGTAGTCTTACCTGTCTTGGGCTTACCATAAATAAAAGTAATATAACCAGAAAGATCTTTACTTACCTTATGAGGTTGAATTTTAGTTAAATCAATAGCCATTATGTTATTTCTCCTTATTTGTTTTAATTATTATCTTTTTAAGTATTTCTTCTAAATTTAGTATATTACAAAAATCATCATATAAATTAACTTTAGCGCGATGACCTCTTATTGGGAGGTCATCGCTATTTAATGGCTAATTCATGATTAGAATTTAAAACCTTCTGTAGCAGTAGATGCAACAGTAGTAGCAGTAGTGGCATTCTGCTTAGAAGCTTTATATTCATCTTGGCGCTGCTTCAAAGTAGCAAGATAAGTCTCACGTGCGGCCATAGCTTCAGTAAGCTCTTTCGCAGTGATAGAACTTTCATCATCCCAAACATAAGGCTCCTTAGCGCCACCGGTAATAACAAAATCCTTACGAGTGCTCTGAACCTCACGGACATTATCGTCACCGAATGCAGACTCTTCACGAATCTCGCGTTTAATTACTTCAGATACCTGACGGCCCCAAAGTTTTGTGAATACAGGTTCAGAAGGAGAGGCTCCAAGACCTTCGTAATAAGCCATGGCTCCAGGATTAGTAGCTGTAAACTCAACAGGAAGTAAAGACTTACGGAAATCAAAAATTGCTCCCTTAACAATTACCTTTTCAGGAATATTGTGCTCTTCATCAGCATCAACATGAGTCACATTGGTGATAATCATATCACACTTAAAAGTATTGCGCTGCTTTTCATCGTCAATAAGAGTAGTAGTAGTATGAACAAATCCGCCCTCATTGCGCTTAGTGCTTACAAGCTCTTCCTTGCCGTTACGATCAGAATAAAATTCATTAAGACCAATCGCAGAATCAACACGAAGCTTAGCAGCTTTATCTTCTCCATCAGCCATATAATTACCGATTGTACCATCAATAATGTTCTGAAGAATACTATATGTAGCATTAGGAGTGCCCTTAGTAGTAGTTTGAGTTACATAAGTAAAGTGAACCTGGACAATATTAGTAAGAGCATTATCAGTAGCAATACTAATAGTACCAGAAATAAAAGGAGTGCCGGGGTTTTTAGAATTTGGTCCGGTTACCTTATTTTCCAAAGCATGTTCGTACAAGATACCTTCAATATGAGTAGTATTTTCCATTACTTTCTTCATAAATAAATTTCTCCTTAATTAAATAAATTCAATAAATTAATATTTTTTCCTTTTTCTGTTAAAGTATAAATAATTGGATCTTGACTAACTTTTTCTACGAAACCATCAGATACTAATTTGCGCATGGAACCCGCAACTCCACGGCTAGACACACCGAGATATTCGGCAATTTCTCTTGATTTAACAAGAGGAATATCTTTATTATTATCTTGCATCCATTTAATAATGGCCTTTCCGCCCTCAGTAAATAGAGGCTTTTCAGTTTCTTCTTTAGCTTTTAACGCTTCCCAATAGATACTAGCATCTTCACTCATTACTACTGGATAGCGGTTTTCATTAGTGGCAACAATTAATTCTTCAACATAATCAATAAATGCTTGTTTCTTACTCATTTTAAAAAGTTTATAACCTTTCTTTATCTTATATAAATATTATATAATATTTATTTAGAAAAATCAAGTTATGATTAATTTACCAATAGTTCTTCCGCATAAGGAAGAGTTTCAATCCATTTACAGAACTCTCTCCATTCGGGAAGACGATGGTTTTTTCTCTAAATATATATGTTTCTTAAACATCTATAATTAGTAGTTAATCTTGCGGTAAGCAAAAATCCAGCAGGATTAGAGTATAGAATTTCAAGATATTTTTCTTTTCTAATCTCTTCTAACTGCTCAAGCATTTTAATTTTTTCATTTTTGTTTTCAGTTTCACAATGCTTAATTCTATCAATAATACTTAAAAGTTTATTATAAATATCAACTTTCTCACGCATTATCTCAATGATTCTTGGATCAACATATTCATTATATTGTTCATTTAAATCAAATTTAGTAATGCAATGCATTGTGGATTGTGAAGATACAAATTCAAGGAATCTATATCTTTCTGCTTCGACCCAAGCCTTATTGGAAAAAGTTAAATCAAAATTAACTCTAATACCGGTTAAAAATTGAGCATGGGCCATATTACCACTTTTTGTGGCAGATACAAGATTCTAACATCTTGTCATATCTTTATCATTAATTGGATGCTGCTCGGTATCCGTTCTCATTGGATATCCAGAAGCAACCATACTTTCTGGCAAGTCATAGACTCTTACATTACTGACGATTTTATTATTTTTCATAATCAATCCTCATTACTTAAAGTATATCCGCTTAGGTTATGCCCAAGAGAACGAACAAAACAATCAAGTTCATCAATGAATACCATACTGCCTTTTGGATAATTCCCATTTATATAATCATAATATGAAATAAAATCAATTCCAATAATTCCATATCCTTCTGACTTAATTCTCATAGCATCAGGATTAGAACAAGCAATAATAGCATTTTTCTCTTTGGCTAACAGTATTAATCTACTCGTTTTTCCTGTTCCACGTCTATCAATTATTCTATACATTATTTTATACTATACCCAAATTCCTTAGCTTTAAAATAGTCTTGCCAGTAATCTTCTCGTACATCTAACTCTTCACGAGAACATTCTTCTATTACTTCAAAACTAAAATTTTCTACTCCAATAGCCAACATAGCAGGATAAAGTTTATTGCGCGTGGCGGGTTCCGCCCCAATTCCGCGTTTAATGTGCTGTTTCCAACGGGCGGAAAGATCGACTGCTTGACCCACATAACACATTTGATTTTCTAAATTAGTAATTTTATAAATCCCTGTATGGACTCCAGAGCCAATTACTCGACCAATCAAATCTGTAGTTGGTTTTTCATAATAGCTTTTCCAAATTACTTTATTTAAAATATCTTTATCACGAAGTCTTGGTTCAATAGAACGAAGAAGACTGATTTCATCAATATCTATTTGAGGCAACTATAATTTATAGAAATCAGCTTGATTTTTAATTTCTTCGGTGCGTTTCGCAGCATCAACTGCGGCCGCGACTTCTCTACTATGTAATTGAATTTCTTCATCTAATTTATTTAATTCTTCTTTTTTAGAATTAATTAAATTAGATAATTCTAAAGAACAATCAACAAGAGTTGATTGATATTCATTTTCATATTCTTCTTTAGCTTTTGTATATTTAAATTCTTGTTTATTTAAATCATATTCAAGACGAACACGAGCATTTTCCATTGATTGCTGATAGAAAATATCCGCTGATTGCTTTGCCTGATTCTATAAAGAATTTAAACTATTTTCAACTTCGTCTCTTTTGGACTAAAGAATATTTAAATTATTTTCTACTTCTTCTTTTCTGGAAGTAATACTTTTTACTGCCGTTGATAATATTGTATACTAATCATCTAAATCTGAATTTTTAGATTCAAGCTCTTTATTTTGTTTTATTATTTCTTCATTAAGCTTTTGAATATTATTTAGTCGTGGACGTAAAATAAAATATATTAAAAATCCACCAATAATAAACGCCAGTATAGCAATTATTAAAGTAAGCATAAATATTTAAAAAAGAAGGGGCAGATATTAAATATCTACCCCTTAATAATCTATATTAATTACTCCGCGTCAGGAGCGTCGGGATCAAAGCTCATGCCAGCGGGAGTGAGAGAGAGGAACTTGACCTGCTTATGAGTGCCATCCTCAAGCTCAACCTCAGCGGGAGTGCGAAGACCGAGACCTTTGCGCTGAATAGCACTGGTAAAGATACCATCAACAGAACGCTTCTCAAGACCGAGAGCCTCAGCAACATCAGCAGCGGTAACTTCCTGACCGTTAACTTCCTTCAAATAATTAAGAACCTTCTTAGAATTTTCCTTCATAGCCATAATAATAATAATCTCCTTTAAATAATTAAATATTTTTTTTTATTTTTTTTCTTTTAACCTTTAGGTTATGTAAATATTATAGTAAAAAATTTTTTATTTGTCAAGAATTTTTCCAAGAATTTCTTGAACCATTTCATCAATGGTTGTAATATCATCAAGACTGTGAACGTGGCTCGAAAGTTCCATAATTTGATTCTGGGCTTTACGAACAGCTTGCGGGTCTTCACTTGTCTGAACGACTAATTCTGCATTAGCAATTTTTTTTGCGAGATTCTTGAGTTCTTTTGTTTTCATTTAAAAATTTTCTTCCTTAATTTTTACAAGTTTATTTTACAAAAAATTTTTTTATTTGTCAAAACATTCCGCCAAAGTGCAGTCGGTAATGTTCTTATCATCGCGAAATCCTTTAAATTAAATAAGCTGATGACTGAGGAACCAAATCTTCTAATTGTATTTTATCAATAACTGTATAAGGAATTCTGATAATTGGAATATTATTTATCTTACAATAATTATTCCTCATTTTATCTCGTTCTTTCGTTTTTAAAAAATTATCTCTATTGTTCCAGCCTGTTTTATCATATGAAAAATGCTATCTACCATCAAATTCAATAATATATTTATCATTAACATATAAATCAAATTTAATTGGTTTTTTACTTTCTTCATAATAAAAATCATCAAAAGATTTCTCTGAAATATAAGAAATATTATTTTCTTCTAAAATCTTTTTTATTTTTGTAATACCTTGAGAATCATGAGAACACAATCCACAACTTTTAGTATTTCCACTTTTAAGGCTAGATCCTCTAATATATTTTAAATTGCCACACTCACACTAACACAACCAAGTATAACATCTATGATTATCTAATGGGCCCACATCTAAAACAGTTAATTTATCAAAAACTTGATTCCTTAAATCTAATCTTAATTTAGTCCCTAATTTTTGAGACTATTTTTTCTTTTCCATAAATAACTACCTTCTTTCTCCATAAATATTTAAATATTTATGGAGAAAAATTAGTTAAAAATGTCCTTAATAGTACAATCTTTAGAATTTTTATCATCTCTGAAAGATTTAAAAAAGCCATGCCTTAAAGTATGCTCTTCATTATTGCGTTGCATACACTGTATAGAAACTACTCGGTTAAGGTATTTTTCAGGTTCGTTAGCAAAAGCTTTTTTAAGTTCATCAGTTAATCCAGAGGATACTGTTCCGATTTCAATAAGATTTCCTTTATCATCATAGGCACCTAACTTCATAGATGTCTTCCATCCATAATAATAGCCTTTTGTAATAGGTTGATAATATTTTTCATCATCTTCTAACAAATTACTTCCATTAGCGGGAGGATTTTTTAAATAATTTTTATAAAAATTTCCTTTTACTAATTGGGGTTTTGACCATCCTGCAAAGCAATGATCTTCTTCAAAACAATCATAAAACATTGGTGTTTTTACTTCCCAATAAGGCCAAGTTGTAATTTCTTTACCATCGTAATATTTAGTAGCATCTTCAAATCCAATACAAATACAATCAACATAATCCATCTTTTTAATTTTAATAGAAGACCAAGCTGGTCGTTTGTCTGGAACATATGGAGCATCTTTCTTTTTCAAAACCGCACCTTCTTCACCCGCGGCAAGGGCGGCTGCGGTAAATTCTTGAATATTATCAAGAACCGCATCTGCTAGCTCCATATAAGAATATTGACTTAAATTAAATTTATCCCAAATGGCTTTTAATACCTGATAACGTGTCCAAGCACCCTCATTTTGAATATTAATTCCATTATATTTAATAACATCATGTAAATAATAATGGATTAATCCACTGGACTGCTGACGTTTAATCGCTTCAGGTGCTAAACATCCCATAATTTTAGTCACATCTTTAGAAGTTTTACCTGGATAATAAATTTCACCTATTAAAATAGTGCCGGAAGGTAAATCTTTGAGTGCTTCATGAATATGAGGGACATTTGCTAACTTTTCAGTTAAAATACCAGTATTTGCACTTATATTACGACTAAATAAATAATCATAATGTTCTGTCTTTTCATACTGATACCAATATCCATCTTTCTTTAATTCAGCAAAATATTCACCGCCATTACAAACAACGGGGAAAAAACTCTCTTTACCATCGGGCAATTTCCAAATTTTCATTGCCTGAATACAATCTGCTTCTGGAGCATACTTATCAAGCAATTCTTTAGAAAAACTCATTGATTTATTTCCGTCCTATCTTTAAATATATTATAGAAAAATTTTTTAAAAAAATCAAGTAAAGGAGGATTGTATCCTCCTTTATAAGATTTTTATACCTTAGTTGCTGACTTAATTTTGCTAGACTTAATAATCTGATTACCAATAGAAATACGCCCAAGAGCAGGGATGTCTTTCGCGGAAACGCAAATAGATGCTTTATCCCCTGTAATAAGTAGATTATCTTCATCAGCAATTAACGCAGTTGCGGTCAATGGACCGGTAGACCCACTCGTTTTATATATATTAAGTCCTTTACCGCCACGTTTTTGTAAAGTCAATTCATTTAAAGATAATTTCTTTCCTAAGCCATTTTCGCTAAATACTGCTATAGAATCAGTATCATGTCGAATTGGCATAGTAGAAATTACTTCATCACCTTCGTTAAGATTAATACCTTTAACTCCAGCAGTAGCGCGAGAGGTCGCGGTAATGTCTGTAGAATTAAATTTAATTCCCATGCCATTTTTAGTTGTTAATACGATAGGCTCATCTTTAATTAAACATACAGATGCTAAACTATCACCTTCGCGCAAACTAATTGCAACGATACCGGTCTTTTTCTTTGTATTAATATACTCTTCCAAAGCAGTCTTCTTTACAAGTCCATTCTTAGTAGTAAATAATACATATTTGGTATCAGTGTCTCTATAAATTGAATACATTGTCTCAGGATTTTCATCAGGAGCCATATTTACAAGACTCTTAATAGATTGGCCTTGTGAACTATTTGTTCCTACTGGAATATTGTCAACTAAAAGGCGATACATTACACCTTTATTTGAGAAAATCATTAGAGAATCAATAGTATTAGTTCTTAAAACACAAGAGGTAATATCTTCTTGAGATTTAATACCTTTACCATTTTTCTTTTGCGTGCGATAAGAAGCTGTCGGAATACGTTTAATTGTTCCGCCCTCAGTCATTACAACAACACACTTCTCAGGTTCAACATACTCAATTTCTTTGTCTTCTTTCTCTACTGGAGCTTGAATGATTTTAGTAATACGCGCATCACCATAAGTATTTTTAATAGTAATGAAAATCTTTTCAAGTTCATCAGTGGGGTCTTTAAGAATTAAAGCTAAACGCTCACTCTCTTTAATTAAATTATCTCTCTCCTCTTGGATTTCAACTTTTTCTAAGCGAGCTAATCTACTTAACTTAATATCAAGAATTGCTTTAGCTTGATCTTCATCTAACTTATATTGAGTCATTAAAGTCTGACGAGCAACAACCGCACTTTCGCTCTTTTTAATGAGAGCAATTACGTTATCAATATCTTCAAGTGCTTTAAGGATACCATTTAAAATATGAATACGAGCTTGTGCTTTATCATATTCATATTTTGTTTTTCTTAATATTACATCTTTTTGATGACTAATATAAATTTCAATAAGTTGTTTAAGATTTAAAAGTTTTGGTTTCTTATTAACAAGAGCAACCTGATTAAAACTATATGTTTCTTCAAGACGAGATAACTTATAAAGTTTAGAAATAATAGGCTGAGCATTAATACCCTTATCAAGTTCAATTACAAAACGCACTCCATCTTTAGTGCTTTCGTCTCTAATAGCAACAATACCATTTAATTTACCCTCTTCACAAAGTTTATCAATATCTTCACAAAGAGTATCTTTTGAAACTTTATAAGGAATTGTAGTAAATACAATTAAATCATGTGTTTTTTCATGCTCAATTACATAATCAGCCCTCATACGAGCTCGACCTTTACCAGTTAAATAAGCAGTTTTTAATTCATCTTTATTGATAACAGTTCCACCAGTAGGGAAATCAGGGCCTTGGACAAATTGAAGCAAATCTTCAACTTTACACTCGCTATTGCGCAAAGTATAAATAATTGCATCCATAATTTCAGTTAAATTATGTGGAGCAAAAGAACAAGCCATGGCAACTGCAATACCAGTAGTACCATTTACAAGAAGGTGCGGAATTCGGCCCGGCAAATACACTGGCTCGTTTTCAACATCAGTATAAGCCAATTGCCAATCACAAGTATTCTTTTTAATATCAGCAAGCATTTCTTCGCCGATCTTAGATAGCTTACATTCAGTATAACGATAAGCTGCTGGCTCTCCACCATCACGGCTGCCATTATTGCCATGGAATGAAATTAATGGATAACGCATCGTCCAAGGTTGACTTAAAATACATAAAGCTCCATAAATAGAGCTATCGCCATGAGGATGAAAACGGCCCATTGCATCACCAACAGGCTGAGCGCACTTAACAAACTTTTTATTATTAAAGTATCCTTTATCAAACATATCATAAAGAATACGTCTTGCAACTGGTTTTAATCCATCTTCCGCGGATGGAATTGCTCTATCAGTTATTACACTTAAAGAGTAATCCAGGAAGGATTGCTCCACTTCATTAACTATTGGAGTTTTTAGAATCTCTCCCATATTTTTTAAGGACCTCCTCAGCTGTAATTTTTCCAGTAGCAAGACCATCTGCTAACTCATTCCACAAATGGCCATCATGCCCGGAAATTTTTCTTAAATCAATTTTGACTTCTTTTTCTGTTTCATAATAATCTTTAATTAAATCAAGATTTTCTGGAACTTTTTTATTGGATTTAATCCAATTATTACGCTCCCATCCATACATCCAATTGGTAAAAGTATTTACACAATAGGCTGAATCGCTATATACAGTAGGGATATCATTAGTCCATTCTCCATTATCATGTTTACCATATTTTTTCAATACATGAAGAATAGCTTTAATTTCTTCTCTGTTATTTGTAGTATCTTCTAAAGCATTTAATTGATAAGCATCAATTACAACACCATTCTCAGGATTGCTATCATATTCAACAACAACAAACCCATAACCACCGCTGTTATTTTTTTGTCCGTTTTTGCGACACGAACCGTCAGTATAAATCGCAATCATGTGATGGCCTCCCTAAAAATTCATTTTCTCCACAATCAATATGAAAAGAAGTATTAGTAAAAATAGTAATTTTATCAATAAAATAATCGTTAATAATATTTACTTTATTATCTGGAAATAACTTTTGTAATTGCTCGTGGAGGTCTCTACAAGTAATTACATCAATATCTTTATTAACATGAGCTAAAATAACGTCATCTTTACGAATAGGAATTATTTCAATAGGTGTTCCTTTATAATTACTTACATATCCCTTATCAGTTTTATACATCAATATTGGCCCTTTCTGCGTTTAACTCAATGAAAGATTTACGAGGGCCGACTGATTCACCCATCAAATCCATAAATGTTTTATTTACAAGATTCATATCATCCATTGTAATTTGTTTTAAGGTGCGAGTTTCTGGATTCATAACCAATTCCATCTCATGGGTGTCCATTTCTCCAAGACCTTTCATTCGACCCAACTCAAAAGATCGGTTCATAGTTTTTCTGAATGTTTCAAGAGCAGCGTCATCTTTAAGATATTTAATATTCGTGCCCCAAGTCGCTTTATAAAGAGGTGGAACCGCCGCGTAAATATAACCTTTTTCAATTAATTCAGGCGCAAACTTCCAAATAAATGTAAGAAACAAAATACGAATATGACTACCATCAACATCGGCATCCGCTGTAATAATAATCTTACCATAACGTAATTTGGATTCATCTACAATTACTTTACCATCTTTAACTTCAAGGCCAAAAGCATCAATCATCGCACTAATTTCTTTATTTCCTAACGCTTTGTGCAAATCTGTCTTTAAAGTATTAAGAATTTTACCTCTTACGGGTAAAACTGCTTGTGTATTGCGGTTGCGAGCTTCCTTAGTGGGGCCTTCTGCGGAACGACCTTCAACAATAAAAATTTCACATTCGCTCCTATTTTTACTATTGGCATCACTTAATGTGCCGGGTAAAATAGTTCTTTTCTTCGTATCAACTTTACGAACGGTTTCTTTAGCCTTTTTCGCTTTTTCACGGGCCGCGCGCGCCAGCATTGCCTTATCTACAATAGCTTTAGCATCTTTTGGATTATTATCAAGCCAAACTTTTAAATCTTTTGAGGCAAGGCGTTGAACAATAGTTCTTGCTTCACTACTGGATAAAACATCTTTGGTTTGACCAGAGAAAACCGGGTCAGGCATAATAAATGAAAGAACAAGACTTAATCCTTCTTTAAGTTCTTCACCAGTAATATTAGCATCTTTCTCTTTTAAAAGACCTTTATCACGAGCGTATTCATTAATAGAAGTAGTAAGTGCTGTTCTAAAACCGGTCAGATGCGTTCCACCACTATTAGGAATTGAATTAGTATAAAGTTTATAAGTGTCGCTATAAGTATCGTTATACTCCATAGCAATTTTTACACCAATTCTATCTTCAATATTTTCAGTATAAAAAATTGAAGTAAGAGAAGTTTTATTGCTATTTAAATCTTTAATATAATCAAGAATACCATTTTTTGAAGTAATCTCTTCTTCTGGTTTATCAAGATAAGTAAAATGAAATACCATACCAGGAGAAAGATAAGCTAATTCTTGAATTTGTTTTCTTAAAGCATCATAATCAAGAAGAATACCTTCTTTAAAAATACTTTCATCTGGCAAAAATTTAACCCAAGTTCCGGTCTCTTTACCAGCCCATTTTTCTTCTTGATAATCTTTTAATTTTCCTTTTTCAAAAGACGCAACGGCGTGTTTACCATCGCGAAAAGATGCAACTTGAAAATAACGAGAAAGAGCGTTAGTGGCTTTAGCACCAACGCCGTTCATACCACCAGATGTATTATATCCAGTTTTTCCATTGCTGTCAAATTTTGCACCGGTATGAAGTTTAGTATAAATATTTATCAATGTTTCACTACCATCTTTAGCTTTTCCAAAAGGAACACCACGTCCATTATCGCGGATTTCAACATAACCATCTTTAGATACTGAGATATCACAACGAGTACAATGACCATTTAAATATTCATCAACCGCGTTTGAGATAATTTCAAGAGTAATATGTTTAACTCCATCGGGTCCAGTAGAACCAATATACATACCTGGTCTAAGGCGAATTGCTTCTATACCTTCAAGAGTTTTAATATCTTTTACTCCATAAGAATCTAAATTAATTGTCGTTGTCATTAGATTCCTCCTTAACTTTAGGAATAATTTGATTTAATTTATAATCATAAGCTAAATCATTATATAATTTTTTTAGATATTTTTTATTAAGTAATTCTTCAATAGGAGTTCCATTTTTCCACCTAAGAAAAATTACATTAACAAAAGATTTAACAACTGGGTGCATCAAAACTTCTTCACGCTTTTTAAGCCACCAATTTAATTCACTTTCCGCATTAAATTTATCTTTCATATAGGCGGCTCCCGCACCCAAATAATCACAAAGAAGTTCAACGGTATCTTCATAGGGCATTAATAGTGCTTTTGGATGGCCTACTCCACCATCTTTAATATCATCAATCCAATACTCCCAATGATGAGTGTTGTGGCCTTTATGATGTTGCCATGCTTTACTAAATCCATTAACATCTTTACAATTATCAATTGGAGAACGATTACCGGTCCAATAGTGAGCGGATTCAATGAATTCAATAGGAGTAAACTTGGATAAATCATGCTTAATACCGCGCCAAGGGATACCAGCCATTTTACAATATTTAAATACATATTTTTTATGTGTTAAAACAGTATTTAAATGATTAATATAATTACTCATATTTTTTTCTCCAATAACGTATTTCTTTATTTTATAAATATATTATAACAAAAATATTTTGGAAAGTCAAAAAATCGTGGCTTAAAATGCCGATTTAAATAAAACTTGACAGAGATAAAAAATTTTTTGTATAATATATTTAAGAGAAGCGCCCAGAGATATAAATAAAAAAATTGGATAGTATATTTTATATACTATCCAATTTTATATTAAATACCATAATCAGTATTTATAGGATCACTATTATCGCTATAATCGTCTTCAGTATAATAATTCATAGAAGTAGTTTCAGTATTATCTACTGTTGGTGTATTATTTAATTCTTCTTTATAATTATTATAAGCTTCATCAAGTTCTTTCATAACTGAAGCATACTTAATGCCATCTTTAGTATTTTCAGCCATTGATTTTTTATAATAGTATACTTGGCTCACGCCATATGCCGCCCAAGGAAGACTTGCGCTTGCGGTAAGCCAGGGTAAAGAACCCATATATCCATTATAAATACAATAAAATGCTAAAACAATATATGCTAATGTTGAAATCCAAATTAAGGCAGATTCTTGAATTAATAGAGTTTTAGAAAATTCTCTTTTTTGTTTCATATTACACCAATCCTTTATCTTTCATAATTCTATAAAGAACTACAATCATTTCTTCACGAGTCATAAATTTTTTATACATTTTACGATTTAAATTATCGCCTTTAATATATCCTTTACTTTCAGCCCAAGTTCTTTCCGTATCAGACCAAGAACTTGCATTTTTTTCGGCTTGTTGATTTAAATAAACTTCCATCATTTCATTAAATTTATCTTGAGTCATATCTTCATCCTCCTCATTAATATTTATATTATCACCAATTTTTTGTTTAAATAACTACCATTGGTAATCGCCACTTGTTCTATAATAACTATTCATATCAGTTCCGCATAATGGACGAGGACATAATTTACCAGTTACATCATAATGGCGAATAACGTGGTCCGCAGGTATATTGTATTTCTACATTAATTGCTTTACTAATTGTACTGTATTTTCTAATGCTCTTGGATCAAAATACCAATCAGTATCACTGGCTACAATATTAGATTTATTTATTTTACAGGGTCTTACTTCAATTCCAATAGAATTAGCATTTCTACATTCAGGATGTTTATACCCTTTTCTTGTGCCACAGTGCCAAGCAATATCTTCATCTTTAACACTACGATAAATAATATCTTTTTCATCAACACAATAATGAGCTGATGATTTGGCGACAGGGTTTTTGAAATAATTACTAATATTTTTCGCTGTTCCTAAAGAACCAAAATAATGTATTACAATATATTTTATTTTTCTATTATTGCCTTTTTGATAATTAGATGTTGTTAAATTATCTACAATTTTCATATCTTCACCTTTTCCTATAAATTGATCATATATTTCAACTCCATAATACAATCTCTACTATTGGATTTTTAAACTCTAATCTTTTGGTCGTTCAAACTATGTTAAAACTATATTTGAAGCAGTCTATATATCTTTACAATTTATTAAAGTATTCCAAACGGTAGGATAATATGTAGAAAGTTGATAAATTAAAAATTCAAGTTGCGTATTTAAGTTTCCTATTGAAGTATTTTTCTTTTTTGTAAAATCATATAATTGTTTTTTAAGACTCCAATAGGTCCATTGAGCTAAACCATATCCAGCTTTATCATAAATAAAATTAGTATATTTACCATTATCTACTTGTTTTGTATACTATTCATCATTTAATCCAAGTGTCTTTTCAAAACTATTTTGAAGATTTTTTGGATTAAAATTTGATTCAGCTTTTAGGTTTCCCATTAGCCCGGCCGTTCCATAAGGATTTTTTATTTGTTTATACAAATAATTCCAAGCTATTTCAATGTTAGTCATATTATCCTCCTTTCTATAAAATAAAAAAGAAAGAGAAGAAGTAAATCTTCTCTTTCTTATAATTACATATGTTCAGCTAATGCCGCAATTTTAGAACGATGAATTTGTTTTAATTCAATTTCACCATATACATCTGATCCTCTAAATACTTTAGAAGCACGACGCATACCATTATTGGCTCCAGCAAAAGCGATATCATCAACTTGAGTTTTATCATCGCCATCAATGATACAAATACCATCTTCACCGATACGTTGTAAAGTCAATTTCATAAGCGAAATATCCATATTTTGTGCTTCAGAAATATAAATACCTGCTTTCATTCCAGTAGTGTCATAACCACGGATATCACTTAATGGCAAAAGAACTAATTGTTCGTTTTCAATCATGCGCTCAACAGCTAAGCGACCACCAAATTTACTAATTAAAAGATTGCCAATTTGGCTATCAAGTAATTTTTCATCTTGAGTGCCAGGATAAAAACCTAATTTCGCGGAATTTTTAGTGGCAATTGTGTTGCAAAATACAATGATTTTATCAATGCGTCCACGTTCAAATTGATTCATTAAGAAGGCTAAACTTAAATAAGTTTTACCTGAACCCGCAGGGCCACGAACCATAGTAATAGTATTATTAATAAGACTATCTGCGAATAAAGCTTGATAAGGGTCATCTTTCATAGGTTTTACTTTTCCAAATTGAGTAGAATCAAAATTACCAAATGAAATAGGACGATAACCATCACCAGTATAACATACTTTATCAACGATATTGTTATCTTTATCTTTTATAATTAAATATTCATTAATATGTAAATTATAAATATTTTCATATTGGTTAGAATAGAAATCAGCCATTTCTGCATTTGACATTGTAATTTCTACATATCCTTTATATTCATCAATTAATTCTTCATCTATGCTTTGGATATGATCTTTGTCAAAAAAAAGATTTGCCATTGCTTTTAATGATAAATCATTAGTGATAAATATGGTATTTAGATGGGCTAATTTAAATTCAATTGCGGTAGATAAAATTTTACTATCATCAGTAATTGGAAGGTTAGAATCTTCAATTATTTTTAATCCATCTAATTTAAATAGTTGGATAATATAATTATCAGGGTTTTCATTCAATTTATGTAATACTTTACGAGCTGAATATTTAACATCAGCATCTTTATTTGATGATGTTTTTATATTTTCTAACTCTTTTAAAGTAATAGAAGATATAACAGGTGTATATTCTTCCTCTTGGAGAAATGTATCAACCGCCATCAGCAAACTACAAGTATCATAAAATTTATACATCTTCGTACTCATCATCTTCTTCCTCTTCTATGTTTGGTATAGCAGATCCGACTGCGTGAACTGAAGTCTTTGTATCGGTTGCTAATTTTTCGATTTGGGAATTATACTCTGCTATTTTTAGAGTTAATTTTCCCTTTACCAATTCGAGAAAAGTTGTCAATAAACTAACTAAATTATCTCCTATTGGGTATAAAAATGCGATAAATATTATTCCGAATATAAATGTTAAAATAAATATTCACCCTTTCATTAGGGATTTGAAGATTTTTACCTCTTAACATTTATAAAAATTTATATATTTTTATTTTTAATTCTTGGCCTCATTACGATGTTTACGAATACTCTGGTAAAATTTATCTTTTTCTTTTATGATATAATTTAATTCATTTTTAGCATTTTTAATAGAGTCATTTACATAACTAATATCTTCTTGTCTTTGGCGAATTTGTCGTTGAAGCATTTTATTTTCATAAGATTTAGGATTAAAATATTTACTTCTATTCATTGAATAATATAATTGATTTAAAGCTCCAAGTTGAATTTTTAATTCTTTTTTATATGCTTGTAAAACTTTAATATAAGCTCGTTTATAAGCAAAATTACATCCAGTTTTTTCATTTGCCATATCCATATCATCAGGATGACATTTAGCGATACCATAAATAATATTACCATCTTTGTCCTCAATTAAACAAGAAGCTTCACCTGATTCAGGGTTATAACTAAATAAAGGTTCTTTTTTCAAAGTAATAGAACTCCTTTCTATCTATTTCTATAAATATATTAACATAAAAATTATTAAAAAGCAAGTTTTAGGGTTTTTGTTAGAAAAATTTCTATGGGTGTGAGCAATTGAAACTACGGCCGATCGCGTTAATCAGAGATAAAAAAATAGACACTATGAAATAAATCATAGTGTCTATTTAAATTACTTATTCAATGCCTTTGTAAGCATCTCTTTGATGTCGATGCCATTTTCAGACATTGCTTCGATGACCTGGTTTGCGGAACCCATAACATCCTTTACAAGACGAGCAGAGTTTCCATCGCCGTACTGGACGATCTTATCCACATTGGTAAGAGGGGCTGCCGCGTTTGCCACGATTTGAGGCATTGCATTGAAATACATTTCAATGATAGAAGCTTCACCCATCTTCTTCTGTGCTTCTGCTTTCTTGTCGATTGCTGTAGCTTCAGCTTCACCAACGGCCGCGATACCAGCAGCTTTCTGTTCGGCTGCGAACTTTTCCGCTTCAGCGCGAGCACGCATAGCTTTTGCTTCCTGCTCGATCTCATAAGCCTTAGCTTCAGCATCCTTCTGACGACGAATCAGGTCTGCTTCAGCTGCCTTTTCCGCAGCATACTTATCAGCATCAGCCTGCTTACGAACCAATGCAGTCAGTTCGTATTCCTTAAGCTCGATTTCCTTCTGCTTCAATTCAGCTTCACGCTCAGCCTTTGCGATATTCGCATTAGTTGCGGCAACATCCTTGAGCTTACGCTGATTTTCAGACTCAATGCCAGCGGCCGCTTCTGCCTGAGCTTTCTTAGTATCAGCTTCCTGCTTCAACTGAGCCTGCTTGATAGCAAGATCGTTATTGCGGATTGCGATTTCCTCAGCGGCCTTAACCTTAGCGTCATTAGACTGCTTAGCATTTTCTGCACGAGCGACCTCAATCTCACGCTCCGCATTGGACTTAGCAATCGCCGCGTTCTTGCTAATCTGAGCGACATTATCAATACCAAGGTTAGTGATAACATCATTATCATCAGAGAAGTTCTGAACGTTAAAGGTAATCAGCTCAAGACCATAGCGCGCCAGATCAGGGACTGCATTCTCCTGGACTTTCTCGCTAAACAGCTTACGATCGCTAACCATATCAGTCAGCTTCATTTGACCGACGATCTCACGAATATTACCCTCAAGAAGGTCATTAATCTTACGAGAAATTTCATCACGGCCTACATTAAGGAAGTTCTGAGCAGCGAGCGCAATCATTTCAGGATCTCTACCAACACGAACAGAAACCGTAGAATCAACACGAACGTTAATGTATTCGGCAGTAGGGACCGCAGATCCAGTCTTTACATCAATTTGAATAGCTCCGAGAGCAAGCTTATCCAAACGTTCGAAGAAAGGAATCTTCAAGCCAGCTTTACCAACAAGAATTCGAGGTTTCTTATGGACACCACTGATGATATAAGCCATATCAGGCGGAGCCTTTACATAACCATTGAGGAAAATGAAAATTACCAGTAGCGCAATAAGAACTACAGGAATTGCCGGAAGGATAAATGAAATAATAGCGGGCATAAATAATTCTCCTTATTTATTTAATTTTAAATTTTATACTTATATTTGAATAATGCTTCAATAGCATCATCAATCGAATTATAGTATCCATTATGTTCAAATTCTCCATCTTCATCCCATAAGAAAGAGATTTCTACTCCTAATGGACCTTGTTCCAATTTTTCTTTTACTTCTTTGTAAATTGCTTCTTCCATTTGTCTTGTTATTAATTTTTCCCAATCTTCATAAGACATTTTTCCAGTAATGAGTTTTTTTGTTAAATCATTACCTTTATAATCATAAAGTGCCATTTAGTTTTCCTCATTCATCAAGAAATGCTTTACATTCCTCAACTTTGGCTTTCATGGCATCAATGATTACATCAAGATTAATGGGATAACCATAGTGAGAATCAACACCTACATGATACATATAAGGTCGATCTTCAAAGAAATTAGTGGTTTGATGAGTATGACCGTAAAGATTTAAAGTCATTTGATGAAGATTTTCTCTTTCAAGATTACCAGTCATACAAGGGAAATGGGTCATAAAGAAATGGTATTTACGATAATTTAGCATAATCGCCCAATCCATTTCAACAACATTAGGCAAATCCGCATAAAGCTTCTGCCGAGTTGCTGTATCATGGTTGCCAAATACAATATGGAATTTGCCCTTAAGACGTTTAATATATTCAATATTAGAAGGGTCTCCAAGCATTAGATCACCAAGAATATAAACGTCATCTTCATCAGAAATGATGCTATTCCATTTCTCGACGTAATCTTCATTCATTTCTTTAATTGAAGAATAACCACGAGCTTTCCAAATAAATTCTCGATCATGTCCAAAGTGCATATCACTGGTTAAAAAGATTGCCATGTATGAATCACTTCTCCTTTTTCGTTAACCTCTTGGATAAGGTTATATTTAATATATTCTTTAAAAGTGGGAGGAGTAAAAGAATTTGCCATACTCCGAATTACTTCTTCTGGAACTTGCGCTCGACCATCACGCTGTTTATTGCGCTCAATACAAACTTCAACAGGAACATTAAAATAAATAACATTCACATTAAGATTTGTATATCCTTTTGCGTTAATTGCTTTGAGAAGTTTCTTGCGAGAACCGGGTCCAAGATGCGTGGCATCTGCATACACATCATCATAGTCTCTTAAAGAAAGAGTAATTGCTTCAACAAAAGCATGCCATACGCTTTCTTCTTTGGCGAAATAGCTTTCATCATCATTTAACATTTGAAAACGAAGAGCATCACGAGAAACAACACAACCGCACTGAGGCCAACGGTTTTTAAGGAACGTGCTTTTGCCCGATGCTGGCACTCCGCACATAATCCAAAGATTCTTTTGCTTCATCTTTATACACCCCATTCTCAAAATTTTCTTTAAACTCTTCTACTTCTTCTGGAGTTCTACATTCGATATGATTTACTTCTTCTTTGCAATAAATACAATACAGCTTTTTACGATGAAATTTACCATGTTGAAGACTTACTCGACGAGATAAAGGGATTCCTTTTCGTCCACAATTCATACAGTAAAAATCATGATTTTCATAAGATGCCATTTGAATTACTCCTTTGAGCGAGAAGGAACCGCAATATTAATAAAAATCTTAATGACAAACATTTGCCAATAAGTAATGCTTGGAAAGCAAAACCAAGGAATAAGAGCGGTATTCCAAATAAATAGCATAATAGCTACTTCAATGAACATAAAAGCTACACTCGCAACCGCCCAAGAAATATCATCATAATCGTTCATTTTTATCAATTCCTTTCTTTACTTTATATATATATTATATATTATTTTTTATAAAAAATCAATAAAAATCTTTACGTTTCCTCTAAATAATTTTCACATTCTTCAGCATCATATTTAACAGTTAAATTTGTAGCATCAAGATACCCACCATCATAGTAAAGTATATCGTGTTTAACAGTAGCATTTTTATAAATTTCTTCCTCGTTAGTATCTTTTATAATTTTAAAAAGATCACATAAAAATCTACAAGCAGATTCAATAGTGTCAAATTCAAGAGCTTTATCATCCCAACAGAGTGGATTAACACCCTCTTTTGTTTCATAAATATGATATTTTATACCTCTAACCATTATTTTTCTCCTTACATAGCAAATTCAATAGTCTCAAATGTATCAAGATCAATAAGACAAGTTTTTCCAGTAGCAAAAGAACCATTATCAATATCGCACTTATGTCCATCACAATACCAAAAATGATTCATATTTTCCAAATCAAAATCTTTATAGCTTTTACCTACTGCAATATAAGGATCATAATTAGGCATCAGCAAAAAAGGTGTATGGCCGTGAATACAAAAAGTGCGGTCCGCAGGTGAACCTTCTGGCCACGGGTCATAGAAATGATCTCGGCTCCAAATTAAATTATAAGAATTAGGACTATCGCCAAGAGTATAACCAGCATGAGAAAGAAGAATAATTTGATTACTCTTATTCACATAAGTTTTTTGCAGAGGAAGTTTAGCAAGCTCACGATACCAGCCAGGATTGGCATGTTCTCCAATTTGCCAATCTTCAAATGTTTTTGTTCCACTGTTATTACAAAGAAGAGCATATGCTCTACTAAAATTTTCATCTTTAAGATAATCTTTCATAGCTTCAAATAGCATATCTTCATGATTACCTTTAAGATAAATAACTCTTTTATCGGCAAGAGCATCTTTAATGATTTCCCAGCCATCATTTCCGCGGTCCGCACAATCACCCAGACAATAAAGAGTATCGTTAGGGTCAAGATATTTCATAATTTGATCCCAAAGAGGTTTCATGCCATGAATATCACTAACCGCGTATGTTTTATTCATAAAATATCAATCCTTTCTTAATTTATATATATATTATAATATATTTTTATAAAAAAATCAAGAGTGAGAAATTATCCCACTCTTGTAAGTTTCATAAATAGATTGCAAATATTTAATCCTAAGCAACTTGCTAAAATCCAAATATTCCAATATAGCATTTTGTCAGTGTCTTTATACTTTTTAATAAAAGTGCATTGAATCCACTGGATAAAGCAAAAACACCAAATGGCAAAACAAGCCCAAAACAAAGCTAAAAACAAATAATACATTTAATTTCCCTCTTTTAATTCTTTTCTTACTCGCATTAGAATTTTTCCAAGTTTATTATGTGCCATGGTGTCTTGGCATCGGATACAATGACATACACCCCATGTATTATCATGCCAAGTGTTTCCTTCTTCAAGCCAAGCTTCTCCGGTTTTTTCAAGGGCAGTCCGCAAAGTCGGGTTTTGTGTAAATTTAGCTTTTACGCCTTTATACATAACATCTTCTTTAATGTCTTCCCAGTCTTTACGAATTACACAATGTCTTCCTAATCTCTTGGATTTGCCAGGAGTGGGAGCCAATCTAATTTCTTCTGCGTCCCCAGGATTCGCCGCTTTCATTGCCTGAAAATAGTTTTCTACCGTGAGATATCTTTTTCCTTCTATTGTAATTGGAGAGTAAAAAAAGTTGCTTAAAAAAGCAAAATCTCCTTCAAATTTATTAATCATTTAAATTTCCTCAAAGTTCTGAAGATCCAATTCGGCTAAATCTTCAAAATCAAAATCTTCATTGTCATCAATATTGACACCATACATTTCAGCGCCTTCTTTAAGATACTGTCTTCGGCCTTCCATATACCATGTCCAGTTATCAACGCCGTCCCCTTCAAGAACATTAAGTTCACTTTCAGCTTTAAGAAGTTCAAGAAGTCTTTCTTTAGAAACAATATAATTCATAATAATATCACCTTTCTTTTTATATAAATATTATATAATAATTTTTTAAAAAAATCAAAAAGGAGATAAGAATTATTCCTTATCTCCTTTTTCTTGAATAAAAGTTTTAATTGGCTCGCTTACAAAACAACAAATATCACACGCAACCTTTACTGATTCTTCTGGATCGTGTTTCAAGTATAACGCGGTTGTTGCATAAGGAGCGCCCGCTCCAATAGCAAAATAATCTTTGATCTCTCTTACCATAAACTTACAAATGTGAAAAAGATGTCCTTTATAAGCAATAAGAAATTCATTTCTTAGAAATCCATCACCGATAAGAGTATTTTTCCATTTTGAAAATTCAATAATGTAATTAAGAATTTCTCGTTCATTAGCTTCAACTGGTTGATGATTTTCCATATAAAGCCACATTAGACTTTGTTCATCACCATAACCAACTCCGCCAAGAATTATGTCGTTAATTTTAGCAATCTTAGCAAAATTAACATTAGGTTCTTTTTCATAGCCATTAGTAAGAATACTATCAGCACTCATTACAATTCTATCATCATAAACTTTAGCAGCAACAACGCTCATTTCAATCCTCCAACTGACAGATATAAACATCTTCGTGATGGAGAATTTTTCTAATCATTAATTGAATAATATCCCAGTCTCCTCCACCAAGACCACACCCAATTTTATAAGGAAAAGCAATCGGAACATAGCCAGGAACTAATTTATTTAAATTTTCTAAACAGCTAGCAAATGCTTCATAATTAGTATATCTGCGCGGGCCATATCCATAATCATATTGGGCGAATAAACTTGCTACTCTATGGCCATCTACGGTAGTAGTGCAAGCAACCGCGCCAAGCAAAATGTCATCAGGCGGATTTTCTAATCCTGCAACTTGCGCTTCTGCGTTTTCGATAGTTTTTTTATAATCTACATAGACTTCAGGCCAACGAATACGGATTTGTTTGGCAAGGCCCGCGCCCATAACGCCTTGACAATTTACCTGATGACAAATTACAATTTTAGGAGGTAAGTCTAATAGACTTTTATTTTTATAATAAGTAATTTGTTTAACCACTAATTCTATCTCCATTATGATAAAAATTACAAAATCTTGAATCGCCACCACAAGAACAAATTTCACGTTCCTTAGTGCCCCAACATTCTGCGGTTTTATCATCTCTTAAATGATAACATTCACATTTCTTAACTACTTCAGTAATTGGAACATCTTTGCTCTTGGATTCTTCTTTCTTTTCATAATGGCCCGGAACCCAAATAAGATTTTCACCATTAACTTCTTCCCAAGCGTCAGCCATTTGTTGGACACATTCAAGACAATATTGCCAATAAGAATAACATTGATCTCGTGTTAGATCTTCGCTTACTTTATCCCAAAGAGCGATAGGAATTCGTTCTCTAATTTCATATGTATCAGTTTTAGCTTGACTTACAGCTTCATCAGTCATAGGTAATCCTCCAAAATATATTCAATTTGGTCTAATGTTCCGATTCTTTTAAGAATCGCTATAACTCTTAAAATAGTAAGAGCATCAAGAATATCGTCATAAAGGCAGATAGGGGCTTCCCACTCATTAGCGGAAGCCCACTCTGCGTCTAACGATAAATGTTCCATCAATTCATCAAGTTTCGTCATTTTGCACCTCTTCGGCCTCTTCCATATCGGGCGCGGTCTCTTCTGCTTTTACCAGACCTTCAAGACACTTAAAGGCAAAATTCTTATGTTTATAAGCACAGAACTTCGGACGATTAAGAATACGAATTACAACGCCTTCACGAACATGGGTCTTACCAATCGGATCAGGACCATCATAATACCGCTCAGCGATTTCTTTAACCTGCTCACCAGCAGTCATGCCTGCGTCATTCCAATCAGTAGTATCATCCAGAAAACCTCTCCACAGAACAGGAACATACTTACAACCCATCTGCTCGCAACGATAGCGCATGAAATCAGGGGTATATTCAACAACATCCCCATCTTCATTAGTCATAGTCATACGATAGACATAGAAATCAGACTTAGGAAGCACATCATAGCTACCATCACCATAGGTATAATAACCAGTGCAAGAACAACCATAAGAAAAGGTAGTAATTTCGCCATACTTCTTAAGGAAATCCTTATCATTCAACTTTCTATTGGAAGCAGAGGACATAATAGGCATACCCTCATCGGTAAAACCAACAACCTCATAATAGACTTCCTCACCCTTATGGAGCTTACCCTCAAAGAAATCTGCGTGCTTCTTACGGAACATATTAGAACCATAGAAGCCACCCTCCCAGTCATTCAGCACAGTGCGACGAGTGCCAGATACATATCCATATTCATAAATAGGAGTGCCATCACGACGCATAATTCTATCCAAAAGAGTTCTCTTATAACCCTTAAGCATAGGAAGATAGCCAGTGCGCTGAGAAGTGCCATGCATCTTCAAAGTAATCTCAATAAGGTCATTCGGCTTAAAAGCGTTAAGATTATAAGCCAACTGCTCCGTATCAGCATGCTCAATAAACAGAGGGGCAATAGGAGCTTTCTTCTTGCGCACATGGTTCCCCTCATTCACATTACCCTGACGATTCTGACGTGCAGGAATATACTTCTTACAAATCTCATGCCCATTCAGAGTAGTAAATGCGAAGCCTTCAGTCAACTCATTAAGAAGGACTCCAGTATAAGAAACGCAATTAAGATGGAGGAAGAGACCATCGCTCTTCTCTCCGCGCAGACGAATAGTGGTAATATTGCGCTTCATGGGGTCCATATAGCCACCAATGCTCTTACCATTTTCATCTTTCTTGCGCAAAAGGTTATTATTTTCAGCAAATTCAGGACTTACCTGCCCGTCCGTAGGAAAATAAATACCAAGTTCATCAACTTCATAAGAAGTATCAACACACACAGTATTACCGAAACATTCACCCAACATCAGCCGATCGGCATTATTATGTTTTCTTAAATTTTTAATTCTACAAACGTATGCATTATAACTCATATTAAACACTTTCTTTCTATAATAAAAATTTACTTGTTTCTGGTATCAAATCAAAAATGGTAATTTCATTTAATTTATTGTAAGGAATTCGAATAATAGGAATATTATGAGAAAAACAATAGTCATTTTTTATTTTATCATTTTTTTGAGTTTGATAAAAATTATATTCATTATTCCAAGAAGAAGGATTATTTGAATACTCAAAATGTTGTTTTCCATCATACTCAATAATATAGTTATGAGATGGGATGTAGAAATCAAATCGAGGGAAATAGCCGTTTTCATATTTAAAATCTTCAAATGAATACTCTTGAATAAAATCTATTTCTCCATTTATAAGAAAGTTTTTTATACAGTTTTCTCCCAAGCTTTCTTTTCCGGGGCATTTCCCACAACTTTGAACAGCTCCAGTTCTTAAATCAGTGGTTGAAACCTCTATAAAATTTCCGCAATCACATTGACATAACCATATTTTTCTATTGTTTTTTATTCCAACATAAGATTTCACAGAAAGATGATTATATTTTTTTCCAACTTCATCCGTCAATACTTTATGTCTATTACAATCATCACATTTAGTGCTTTTACCTGCTGTTAAAGCGCTTCCACGCACAGATTTTATTTTTCCACATAATTGACATTGGCAAATCCAATAAGACTATTTATGAGCCTTAGATCCTTCTTCATCCTTTTGTAAAACTTTCCAGTATCCAAATACTTTATTTTCTAATTTTAGAGCAGGCATAAAATTCTCCTTTATATAATAATTATTTTCTTCATTATTATATAAAAAATATTTTAATTAACTTACACTCTTTTGCCCTAAAAAAAACATTAGAGTGTTTCTGACTTAACTCTTTTTTCCTCTTCCAATTCCCAATTCTGAGTGGCATAACCATACTCAAAATCTACGGGGTCATCAACTTCATACCCCTGTTCCCGCATTTTTGATGTTGCTTTATACATCATTCGACCAAGACTTTTAGATTTACCCTTTTGGACCAAACCAAAATCAATAAGGTCGCTAATTAAACGACTAATTTTCTGATTAGACAATGGGCGCAAAATCATATCATTCATGCGGATTTCATCAAGAGTCATAGAATCATCTGTATTATTTAATACATCTAAAATTCTAAACTTATAATCTGCATTGACTTCTGGACGAGTAGTTGTTCTAGACCTTCCTGGCATAATCTTTTCTTCCTTTCTTAACTTTCTATAAATATTATATTATATTTTTTATATAAAATCAATAAAGTTAAAAACAACCAGTTTTTTTATACTTGAAATTAGTTTTTGTATCCAAATGGGTTATTAAAAGAATATCTCCTTGTTTTTGATAAACAACTCGATAATGGCCTAATCGTCTGCGATAAGTATTTGATTGATCACGTTTTTTATCAACATTTTTAACCTTTTCATCTACTTCTGGTGATAAGGTTAAAAATGTTCTTTCTAAATTTCTTTTAATTTTTTCATTGGCTTTATCATAAAACTTTTTAGCCGATTTTGACAATATAATTGAATAACACATTTCTACATTTTATTCTAAATTCCGAGGGATATACTTTAAAGTTCTATCCCAAATACTTGTTAATTCTTCAATATCATAAAAATATTGTTCTACGCCTTCATCTTCAGTGCGGTCCGCATGATAATGGCCAAAACACCAAACCGTAAAATTAATTTGATCTTTTAATTTATCAAGCCAATCCTCCATAGACTTATCAACAGCAGATTGGTCGATCCCACTAATAAAAAGATCGGTAGGTTCCCAATAGCGAGGACAAGTATGAGTAAAGACAAAATCAAAGTAATTATTTTTTACTTTCTTAGTAATATAATTCATTTCATCAGGAAACAGTTGTTCTTCTGCAAACCACCCACACCAACCATTAGATTGACGAAAATTTTGAAGACGATACCACTTATCAACAGAATATGCTCCGCCGATACAGAGAGTTTTAAAAATACCAAAATCATAAACATTGCCATCCATGAGATAACGGATATTGCTAAACATGGATTCTACATATACTTCACCATGAATGTCATGATCTACCATAATAGTCATTCCAGAGATATTCTCAGGACGCTCTTCATGATTTCCACGAAGACAGTAAACAACATATCCCATATCATTTACTTGCTTTTTATTCTTATAATCAGATTTATTAAGATAAAAATTGAATCCAGCATCACCGAGAATAATTAGCGCGGTTTCCGCAGGTTTAAGATCGGGATGTTTAGATTTTAAGGTTTCTAAGCGTTCGGCCACCCGTCCATGAGTATCACCAGTCAAAAAGAACTTTTTAATCAATTCCATTCTCTCCCTTCTTTTTTAAGAGTAATCATATCATCGCATTTAGGACACATAATATATCTTGTAATAATTGTCATTTTCATAACATAATCATCACAAGAAACTGATTTAATATCTTCGCTATCAAAAATGAGCTTAGCCCCACAAGTGGGACAAGTGCATTTATATTTAGGAGTTTCAATAATTTCAATCATAATTACCTTTCTTTCAATTCTAAAATAAGAGACTGCTTAATTGCTTCATATTGGACTTCATCAAGCATTGCCTCTACTTTTGGATCAGGTTTATTTTCTACTTTACTACAAAAATTATCAGAAATTCTAATGATGTTATCCATTGCAGTATTTGCGATAATGCGTGCCATCTCAAGATCGTAATATCCTCTTTTTACGTCAATAAGATACTCAAGACGATGAGGATGAAGACAATTTTCATAAGGTTCACCGTCAATATAACGACCAAGATATTCTTCTACTCTAAGTAGATGATGAAGTTGTTTGGGGTCGTATCCAAATTTAGCAAGCACATCAACTTTGCTGGGATATTCATGCTCCATAGCATGATATTTCTCCATAGCAATGCCTTTCATAGATTTGACGGCTTGGTAAGGATTATAATGAGTGATTGCTTCTCTATTTTCTACAAGTTTATCCCAATAGGGACGATAAGTAGAATTTACAATTTGAAATGGCGTAAAAAGAATTTCAAGAAAATTTAGATTTTGCTTTTTAAATGTTCCAATATATAGTCTAAAATCCTTGAAATCAATGTGCTCTTCATTAGCACGAACATGAGTTGTGCTTACTGGCTTTTTATTAAAAGCAATTTCATCAAGAGTAGGAAGAACAATAAGCTTAGTATCTACATCACTCTTCTCGTAGTCTAAGCCATAATTTTGGCTACCTTGAAGAAAAAGACCTAAGATACGAGATACATCAAAATATTCAAGAGACTCTTCCCAATGTTCATTTAATCTTTTAGTGATATTCTCTTCTCTATTCATTTATATCCCTCCTTAGTATAAATCTTCGCTGTATAATTCCAATTCACATTTTTCACGTTTTAGCTGTCGAGTTGTAGCACTTAGCTGTCCGCAATTAAGAGCAATTTCAAATGCTTCTTTTCTATTATAAAAATGCCCATTTTGGTCAAGAAAACCTTCAACAACTCCGCTAAATCTTTTAGGGATGCCAGCATCTTTCATTGCGGAGTAAATAGAACCATGTCGAATTCCACCAAAAATGGCTCCAGTTTCTTTATCTTTAATTGCCGCGCAAATAATCATTTTCTAAGTCCCTTTCAAAATATTTACAATTTTTACAGATATATTGATGAGGTAGTTTAATATTATCTCCAGGATTATATGAACAATAAAATTCATAAATAGGATGGTCAAACACATCACCATGCCAAGGAATTTTATCTACCTTAATCAAATGAATACAGCTCATAATATCACCTTTTTTCAAACCACCAATTAGCTCCATTTTTGTCAAAAACAAGAACTAAAGGAGTAAAAGTCCCATCTTCATTTTTAAGAATAATACGAGATTCTCTCGTTTTGAATAATGGCTGTCGTCCTAATCTATCATATAATTGTGCCCAAGTTTTAATCATTAAATCAGTCTCCAATTATTATGCTCAATAATTGCTTTCATATTCATCCGACCAACAGGATTTTGAGTATGTAAACCAAAGAGATAAGTAGTATCGGGAATTTTAGACTCTTCAAGCCATTTTAAAATCTCAATATAATCTCCACCGTCTTCAAAGTAATCTCCCGCATCATGGTCAAGATTGATATAAATACATTCATCGGTCATATTGCGCTCATAGCAATTTATGGCAGCTTTAGCTTCATTGACGCTTTTAACCCAAATCCAATGATCAGAAGGCGGGATCCGCACGTCATCTACCCATAAAAACATAGTAATCATACTCCTTCATAAGATTTACATCTTTTATTCCAACAAGTATCACATTGACTCTTTTTTCTCTTATGATTTTTAGGGTCAATAATTGATAAAACTGTATTTAAAGTATTAGGGCAAACGCCCATATAAAGGCATTTATCCTCAACCGCATCAGCTATCTCTGCCCTTAAATCTTGCTCTTCTTTTGGATTCATAGCATTTCAATCCTTTCTAAAAACATTTCTCTTTCAAGTTCATCTAAAGGGCAATCCTCATTTTCAAAATAAGGTTTTAAAAAATGTATTTGTTCTACTGTTGGACCTTTAGATAAATTATAATAAACATGATAATCATGGTCGAGAATTAAATTACGAGTAATATGTATCCATTGATTTTCAATTAAAGCTTCATCAGGTTTAAAATCTCTATAATTAAAATTATATTTATCAACAAGATTAAAAGCTACTGTAATATGTTCAAAAGTATCACATTTAACCATTTCTCCTGTTGGAGACAACCACCCAATAGGCATTTCAATCATAATTATTCTCCAAAATTAACTAATTTCTCATAATGATCGGGATATTCTTTTAAATGAGGATAAATAGGATTACTATAACAAGTAATACAGGGCCATTCTGCGCGGATAAAGCCAAAAGAATCGCTATGGCGACAAGTTTTACATCTTTTTTTACAAGTGTTTTTTAAATCATCAAATGACTCATTAGCTAATTCCCAAAGTTCAGTCATTTCATCATTAGTCATGGTTAATAGCTCCTCTCCCAAATAATAACTTTTTCTCCACAGGCGGGACACTTGATATATTTAGCCCAATAGCCATGATCATTGTCCCAAGGGCAAATATTCTCCATACTCTAAATATCGCTATTTAAAAATCGTAGTTCTGATTTACATTTAGAACACGTAATTTCTTTTTGAACTTCTGGGCCATATTTAATTATTTCAACCATTACTCAATCACCCAATAAACAGTTTTTCCATTTCCGCAATTAGATTTACCAACTAATCCATGAGAAACAAGTCCGCGAAGAACACCACTTACTGACAAAGGAGACATATCTACATCATGAGTTTTCTTAATCCACCCAGACAGCTGAGACGCGGAAACGCACTTATACTTTTTAAGAGTATCAATAACAATTTCTTTCTTTTCCATAAATACTATCTCCTTTAACTTTATATATATATTATAATATATTTTTATAAAAAAATCAATAAAAAGAAAAAGGCGAGGTAGAATATACCTCGCCTTATATTAAACTGAAATTAATCAGTTATTATTGCTATTGGGAGTGAACTTATTGACAATACCTTCAAGGGTAGTGCCACGAAGGAGACGATCAACAAATTCGGCAGCGGATTCACCATTACCAATTGCGTAAGGAGCAATACCGGTAGCAATGCTATTGAATACCTTACTATCACTCTGAGCCTGAATGGCCGCCACAAGATCGGGCTGGATAGACTTCATAACATCAGCAACAGTCTTTGCGTAAGCTTCCTGCTTTGCCTTTTCGATATCAGCAAGGGCCTGCTTTTCTGCAATATTAGCATCAGTTTCCTTCTGCTTACGAGTCATCTCTGCCTCATGGATTGCATCAATAAGAACCTGCATATCCTTTTCTGCCTGCTTAGCAGCCTGCTTTTCAGCTTCCTGCTTACGATTGACTTCAGCCTGAATTTCAAGCTTACGACGGGCTTCCTCACCCTGAAGATTCATGCGATTAATAAGCTTAGTGCTAGCCAGCTCATTTTCCTTCTTTTCTGCGTCAAACAGCGCTTCGGCAACCTTAACACGGGCTTCCGCATCGGAAAGTTCAAGACTCTTTTCGACCATATCGCGCTGATGGCTTTCAAGGATTTCTGCAATCTCACTCTCAACAGTAAGAGAAAGAACCTCGCAATCCTTTACAAACATACCATTTTCGCGGAAGAAACGTCCCTCATGCCTATTAGAAGCCTTTTCAGAAGTCGTATTTTCAGAATAATCAATAGCAATATTACGAACAATATCACTATAATTCTGATAGAAGTCCTCAATAGTATGCTTCTTAACTTCGCGCTTCAGAAGAGAACGAATACGATCGCAAAGATACTTAACATAATTGTCAACAGAGAACCAACTATCCATATAAGCAGGATCAAAGTCAACGCAGTAAGAAACCTTCACAGAGCATTCAACAAAATCCTTAGTCTCAACGGAGATAATGTCAGAAACCTTGTTATTCTCATAACGAAGGAATACAGTATGCTCAACCTTATCAGTGGTCTTAGGCTTACCGGTGCTCAGCTGAAGCTCTTCAAGAGTCTGATCATAATCAAGGAGAATAGTCTGCGGACCGCGGACAACCTTACGAGTGCCGTTCTTAGAAACAACATTAACCGCATAACCAGTCCAAACATCAACACTTACAACACCATCATACTTATTGTCAAGAGTAATGGTGCGAGGCTTGGTGTAGGAGGTTCCGCGAGAAATACCAGCATTGCTCTCAAGATAAGCAAGAGTCTGGAATTCACGATTGATATTATTTACACTATTGGTAACGCTATAAGCAGTTGCGGTAGAGCTATCAAGATTCGCGGTAGCTGCCTTAACACTCTTAGCAATAGCCTTCTCAAGAGACTTCTCGGTAAGACCAGCATTATAGGCAAGAGCAGTCTGATTACCAGGATACCACAAATTGCACTCACGCTGGCTCAGCTTACGCTTAACAACAACTTCCACACGAGGATCAGGAAGATACATCGCAGGACCGCGAACTGTCTTAATTTCGCCATTCATGCGATTCATTACATAAATACCTTCACCATCAGGGATAGCAATCGCATGATGAAGAATCTTTTCATCGTAATTGATAATTGCATGCTCAGGACGAGGATAATAAATCATCTGGTTATCGCCAGTAATAAACAACTCTTCGCCAACAGGATGAACAGTGCCGTCATCATCAGCGTATTCAGCAATTACCTTAACATAAATACCAGAAATCTTAGACAGCTCAATAGCACGGAAAATAAATCCACCTTTGGGAGAGGTCACAAAACTTTCAGTAGGCTCAGGGAATACAACCTCGGGACCGTGGACATAACGCTTATTACCATCCTCGTCCTTAAGAATACAATACTCAAGACGCTCAAGGGTGACTGCATCACGAATATATCCAAGAGCATCATCGTTCTGGAGAGGAATGACTTCAATTCCAGTAGGAGGAATATAGAAAGAAATATCAGTGCCCTTAATTACAAGAATCTGACCATTTACATAATCCTTCTTCTCAGGAACAACAACATTACCATCAGCATCAATTACCTGACCGCCCTCTACAGAAGCTCTCGCCGCGTCATAAACACGGGCAAGAAGATACTGGTTAGTGCGAAGCGCATGACCCTTAACGACCTTAGCCATCTGACCCGGATAGAGAGCAAAAGAAACAGGACCGGGAATATTAATTTTACGACCAATTTCAATATCTTCGGGAAGATTGTTGGATGTGCCGGCCGTAGGACGACGACCGCTCTTTGTGGGGTTCTTCAGAACAAGATACCAGTTCTCAGGAGCAGACGCAAAAAGGGAAATTGCCTCATTATAACCACAAGGACGGAACTTCTTACTCTTGGGCTCAAAACGCACAAGTTCATCAGACTGAGAAAGAGAAGTCTTAGTAGGTCCGACATGGCAAAGGACATTACCCTTAGTGCGGTCAAGGACATAAGCGTATTCATTGATAGAAAGAACAAGGTCTTTCTGCATCATATTTTCACTCATATTTTTAAAATTTACCTTTCTTTTTATTTTCTATAAATATTATATATTATTTTTTTATAAAAATCAATTATCAGAAGTTTTCCAGGTAAAAAAATCATAAATATCTTCACTATTGTTGATTGGGTAATATTTCATTTTTCCATTCTTGTCTTTAATTTCACAAATAGATGTTTCATTATTAACTTTTTCCCAAATTAATTCATTAAAAGTATCAAATTCTTCATCAGTTTCAGGAAATCCGCGAGAAGAAATAATCATATCCCATACCATTGATACAGGATAACAAAATACATCTTCATACCAAGCTCCAAAATCATCTTCAAGATTAAAAACTTGATTAAAAATATTAAAAAGTTTTTCTCTAATGCGAAAAATTTCAATTAAGCGATCAATATTACTAATAACAGTTTCTTTATCCATTTTTATCTCCTAAAGAAAAAATGGGTTAGATATTTAATTAAATATCTAACCCATTAAAATTACTTAATACAAGCGTAGCGCTCGCTATTAAGCTTTTCCATCATAAGATCGTATCCAGTCTTTCCAGAAAGGATAGTCTCAAAAATGGTAGGACTCATGCCGGATACAAAGGAAATACCATTCTTAACAGTCATAGGAATATTGTTCTGACGAGCATCAACATTCCAGAAGATAAGATTAGGCATCTTATATCCATAAGCGTTCCATTCCTTTTCAATCTTTTCCATCAGGGTGCTACCAACAGAAGCACCATAATGACCACAACGAACACAGGAATTAAATTCCATATCGCTAATGATAATCAGATTTTCAGGAATTTCATCCTGAGAGCAACCATTTTTAATGGCAGTTTTGAGCATAAGGTCAAAGGCAGATTCGATATTAGTAGAACCGCCCCAAGGAGCAGAACTAATACGCTTTACCTTATCGCAGAAATCAACACCTTCAACTTCCATGAAGTGAGGAGTAGACTCGAAAGTCATAAAATGATTTGCGAACGGGCCCTTAGCCTTATCTGCGCAATACATACCAATGGAAATAGCTACATTGATAGGAGCAGAAGCTTCACTACCAGTCATAGAACCAGAAGTATCAACGAGAGCCATACCATTAAAAGTCTTACCGGCAAAGTAATCAGCGAGATTCGCCCAATACTTATTAATCATAAGACGATCAGTATTGTCCATAGGGATAGCATGATCATAACCATACCAACCATAACCGCCATAACCCATAAGGTTCATAGCCTTAGCAACACACTCATAAGGATAGAGAGCCTTGGCATTAACCGTAGTGGTTTCATCCTTGGCAAAATTCTCATAAGTGCGGGCACCGGCCTTCTGACGCTCAATGTCATGACGCGCAAAAGCGTTCTTATAGATAAGACCTGCGCGAGAAGGAATCTTATCGAACTCAATCTTATCCCATTCGCCAGCAGACATCAAACGCTCAAGAACGTTAATACGCTTACGAAGGATAGAGAGAGTCTTACGATACTGGCGAGGAGTCATATTAAGATGCTTACGCGTCTTCATGCCGAGATACTGAGACTTCACGGAACTAGTGTTCTCGCTCTTCAACCACTTAGCCAAAAGAGAAGGAGTCTTACACTGAACATCAAGAGCCAACTGCTCCTTAATGAGAGTATATGCTTCATCCTCAATGGCCGTACCATCAAAGACATAAAGATCGTCCCAGCGACCAAACTCGGGGACATTCTTCAAATTGCGAATAACAACCTCGGATTCGTTGTTCGCAAGCCACTTCATACAAATGCGGAAGAAGCGACGCTCACCCTGACCACCGCGCACATCGCGGATATAAAACAGACACTTTAAGGCATAAAGAGGATTCTCACGGTATGCCTTCTGGAACATAAGAAGAACATCCTCATCACTACGCTTACGCATAGAAGCACCGAGTGCGAACATATCCAAAAGATCACTAGTCGTGGTCTTATGAGTAAGCGCGCCATTCTCAGTGAGAGTATAATTAGTCTCATTCTTCATGCCATTCAAAAAAGTATTCATATTTGTTTCTCCTTTTTCACTTTGATTTCTCTTGGACAAGAGAATTATTTTTTTTTATTTCTTAACTTTATATATTTATTATGTTCAATATTTTTATAAAAATCAATTAAGATTTTTATAAAAATATTGAACATAATACTTTATATAAAAAATATTGGAGGCAAGGGTGAGATTCGAACTCACGAATACCGGCTTTGCAGACCGTTCTCTTAAACCACTTGAGTACCTTGCCATATGAGTAAATTAATTACTCATAAATATAAATTTCATCATCTTGAATGTTTAATAATTCAATAGGAAGGGTATTACATCTTTTAATCCATTCGTCATGACCAATTACAGCAGATGCTCTATTAGGATAGCTTTCAACAATAATCCATTCATCACTATCTATTTTAATACCAGTTTCATAACATCCAGTATCATTAGTATAACAAGTATCAATAGTAATAAAATGCTTATTATTGATTAATTCTGTAGTATCTACTACATCACCACGAATATCAAAACCGGCAGAAAGAGTATCTAAAAAATTTAAAAAATCATTCGTATTCATCATATTACTATTCTCCTTTATAAAAAAAATAAAGTTGATAAACTAATTAAATTCATAATTAAATTAGTTTATCAACTTAACCTATGTTATTGCGCAATAAATAATATTACTTTTAACTTATGGTGCGGTTGGAGGGACTTGAACCCTCGGCCAATAGCTTTTTCAATCAATTGATGATAAAAACTTTTCTAAAGTATAATTTTCAGCGAAATTAATATTTTTTACTTGCCCATTTTTTGTTGGAGCAATTCGCAAACGAAATTCTCTAGCTCCAACTTTCTCGATAGGAACAATATAGCATTGATTATTAAAATATGTTGCAAAATAATCAACTTCTTCTTTTGTGTAAGAATGCATTACTGTTCTTTGAGTATTTGTATGTGTTGAACAAGTTTTAAAAGAAATATAACCACTTTGAAGATTTTCTAAATTACAAGTTTTAACCTGAATACGGAATAATTTATGATTAATATCAACGATAAAATCATAACGAGAATCTGATACTAAAGGCTTACAAACTTGAAGTCCTTTACTTAAAAAGGCTTGAGCTACTTGTAATTCAGTAATCTCTCCTTTAAAATGAGAATTTAATTCCACAAAATCACCTCCTCATTCTAATTTGTTTTTATCTTCTTTTTGTCTGAAAAGGCTACTGCTCTACCACTGAGCTACAACCGCATAAAAACAAGACGCTCTTCTTTTTAAATTTCATCACAACGTAAAAGATCAGTTGCTGGATGCGTCTTTAATAGTTATTTATAATTCTGCTCTCTTAATTTTTTAGTTTTTTCAAACAATCCTCCAAAGAGAACAAATCGTCTATTTTCTAATATAATTTTCATATAAACGACTTTAAATTCTAGAGCCAAGCCATTTATATTACTTATTATATCATACTCATAGACCTACAAGCATTTGATTTTACATCAATCCTTTTTAGTAGAAACTTAAAATAAGTTAATAGCACTGGAAACCCAGTAAAAAGAATTTGCTGTATGGCTCTATGTAGTTAATTAATCAGGCATCGCGATTTATCATAGACCGAATTAATAACTATGGAGCAAGTGAAGGGGATCGAACCCTCATTCTCGGCTTGGAAGGCCGATGCACTAGCCATTGTACTACACCTGCGTAAGCATTTTCTTTATATTGTTGAAAATGCCAAACAATCAATAAAGAGAATAAGAATTGAAAAAAATTTTGTACGTTTTATATATTTATTATATATTAAATTTTTAAAAATGTCAAATTTTCTTATTTCCTAATGTAATAACGCATATAATCTTGATATGCTTTTTCACGAGTAGGAAATTCATAATTTAAATAAGGATATACTCGCCAACGATACCAACGTGAAATTTCATTTTTATAAAAAGTTTCAAAATCACCTTCTATGGTATAATAATCGCAAATATCATAAGAACAAAAAAGTTTTTTATACTCTTTGTAATTATAAATTTCTTCAGAATTTTTTAATTTTTGACGAACTTTTTTATTTGCGTATCTCTTATATCCGCGGTCTTTGCGATCGCCACTATAAGGTGTCTTTTTTCTACTTCTACTCATTCTTTTAACCTCCTTTAAAAGATGTTAAAAGATAGTCATTCGAGAACCCATTGGACTCACTCCTTTTAGATTAACTTAAATAATAATATGGTAGCTATGACCCGGTTTCATGGTCAATTACGAAGAGCAGTTAAAAGTTGTTATCTTTTACCTAAAATCTCTCTTCAACTTCTTACGAAGGACTAAGCCGTATCATTTGGTTTTCCCAACTTATTTCGACTTGCAGATTTGTTACCTACTGCTGTACTACCTGTTGACCTGTCTATATCAACCCCGACCCGTCTATCTAATTTTCATTAGAGGCAACTGCCGTTAGCTATTATTATTTAATGGTGCGGGCGACGAGAATCGAACTCGTACGAGGGTTTACCTCATGGGATTTTAAGTCCCAGGCGTCTGCCAGTTCCGCCACGCCCGCAGATATCAGCTTTAATGTCAGCCAACAACTTCCTCTTCAAGTTCCAGCCAGAATTACTGACGCTCAGTCCGTCTATTTTTTCTCTCGCGGGCTTTAGATAATATTTACAAGACCTCAAATAATATCCTTGAAGTTTGGTAAAGATTTTATTCTTATATTTGCTGATAAGGTCTTTCTTCATTTTATATAAATATTATATAATATTTTTTATAAAATGTCAAATTTTCTTTTGTTTGGTATAAATATACCTTTTTAAAAATTTACAACCACCGCAACCATTTTTATTTTTACAACGATAACAATTATCAGTGTCAAAAGAAAAATACCAAGGTGGTTGTGGTCGCATTTTTCTTCTTTTCTTTTTCATTTTCTATATATATTATATATTAAATTTTTAAAAATATCAAAAAATTACGGAAATTGGTGTAAAGTATTTTTACTTTACACGCCCGCGTCCTCACAGCTTATGTCCATCTTATTAAATTTGCGCAAATCCGCAATCTTCCAATTATAAGTGGGAGAATAATTCCACGCTTTTCCGCGTCTTTTTCCTCTATTCTTACTCTTGGCTGAGCACATAGGGCATGAACAATGGATTTTATTTTTTGAATATTGATGTAAATTATCATAATAAGGATGAGTAAGATCACCATACACTTCTTTGGTGATTCTACGCTTTCTCAACGCTTTTCTTTTGGAAACATCACGATTATAAGCACGAGAATTAGATTTCATATAATATCCTCCTTATTAAATTAGTTGGCGCGATCGGTAGGACTCGAACCTACAATCGACGCTATGAACGCCGACACTCGCTTTCCAGGCGAGCCGACTACCAATTATCGCACGACCGCATATGGCGCGGGCGAGAGGATTCGAACCTCTGGAGGGTTGCCCCTCGCCGGTTTTCAAGACCGGTGTAATAAGCCAAACTCTACCACGCCCGCATATAAAGGAGAAGAAAATCTTCTCCTTATTTATTACATCTCCTTAAGGAGACAATTTACCTCATTCTCGGCAAAAGATTTATCGCGAGAAGCATCGTTGAAATAATTCACCATCTTGTCGTAATGAGCCTGAGCCTGATCAAGAAGAACCTGAGCTTCCTTCATCTTATACTCGGCGCGCTTCATACGCTTTGCGGAAACCTTCGCATTACAACGCGCGGCCGCAAGCTTCTTGCCATTTTCAACATTAAAGCTATCACGAGGATCACACTTAGCATAACCCTTGACTGTCCGACCGGCATATGTAGAAACCGCGCTCACAGTCTTCTTACCCTTGGGATCGTTATACTCATAAAACTTATACTTGTCCAGAGAATAATTCATAATTTTACACCTTTTACACATTTATTTTAATCTTTTTGATTAATGGAGCTGGAAACAGGAATCGAACCCGCGACATCTTCATTACAAGTGAAGCGCTCTACCTGCTGAGCTACTCCAGCATATCGGCACTAACGCAGTTCCCGCGTTCTTTCTCCCAATCTCTTTAACTTATCAATTAAAGAGTTCGTTGCTGAAAGAAAAAGTATAAGAAAAAAAATTTTTGAAATCTTTCTCTCTCAACTTTCTATATATATTATATATTATTTTTTTAAAAATGTCAAAAAATTTTTAAAAGTAGTTTATTGAAGAAATTGTTGAAATATTTTTATAATTGATTTTCTATGGTCTTTTGGACCAATTATCCGCAATTATCAAATCTTGTGTTTTATCATCATATCCAATTATTGTAATTGTATGATTAGAATATTTTTCACATTTCCAGAAAGATAAAATAACAGGTTTATTCATATCAATTAAATTTTTAATTGTAGTAAAATTATATCCGAATTCTTTTAAATAATTTGAATGAGTTTGACATTTTTGTTTAAAAAAATATTCTAAAGATTTATTAAAAATATTTTTAATAAGTAGAGGATTGGTTCCTCGTTTATCATTATAACAATATTTTTTTCCAATAGATTCAACTATATTATAGATTTCTTTAATAGAAGGATTTCTGAAACGAGTATAACAAATAGATGTTATACTCGTTAAAGAACAATTACGTTTATCACCAAAATCTTCTTGATCTAAAAAGAAAAAAATTTTAATGCGATGTTCCATAAATTACTCGCTCCAACAAACAGGCATCGTAACCCAAGTGGAACCATTATAATATTTCAATCCAGAATTTGATGTAGTATCTATCCAAAGAAGTCTAGTGTCAGAAGGTGCTGTTGTTCCTATAGAGAAGACTTTTGTTAATGCCTTGTCTAGATTCTCCTGCACTTTATCTAGCCCAATATCTGATTTAATCTACTCTGTTGTTCTACTATAAATCCATCCATCGTTAATTACGGCTATTTTAGAAGGGGTTGAACTTAAAGCTGTATTTGCGGTTGTCTTTAACCATGTACCAGTAACATAACCGTTGGTATCTAATGAAGCTGAGCCGACTTTTAAATTTCCAGTCATAGTACCACCAGTGAGAGGTAAATATTTTCCACTTACAACATCATCATTTAAATCACTAATTTTTGTAGGAATAGTTGGTTTATCTTTCAAATCATTATAATTACCTGTTTTAGCTATGATGGCTAAAGCATCATTATCATTAATAAAATCTAAATCATTAACTTTAGTTGTTCCATCACCAATTTTTATTTTATTTAAATCATCATAAACGATAATTTCACCTTTTAAGGGAATAAAATTAGTCGCTTTTGCCCAATTTGCTGAACTATCATGCTTTTGGACTATGCGACCTTGATATGTTTTATTAGCCATATTATTTTCCTTTCTTTAGAAATTTTTATTGTTTAAGTTATAGCAAATTATTCAATTTTACATGCCTAAGAGAATTATTTATTTTATAGTAATATTTTTATTAGTTATCTCCTTTCTTTGAAGAAATAAAAAAATGGTGTTACCTCTTTTGTATAATTAGAAGTAACACCATTTAAAAAAATAGTTTTCTCAATAATCATTTCCAAAAGAGCAAAACCAAGAATATATATTTGTAAATTTTAAGCTATCAATTTCAAACTTAAATTTTCTATCTACATTATATATTAATTTTTTGGAAATGTTAATATATTGAATTCGACCAAAAAGAAAAAAGGCTCTCAATTAAGAGAGCCTTTAATTAAATATTTACTGTAGAAGAACCGCAATCAAAGACAACATAATTAGCACTAGTATTAGTACTAATTTCATTTAAAGTTGGCATCTTATGAATATGGTCTTCACGAGCATATTTAGCAGAAGTACCAACTGTGGCAGTTCCAAGATTTTTAGGAGCAGCAGTTCCAGCACTAGGAAGAGTTTGCTGATTTGGCATTATAATAGTTAATATTTGTTCAGTTAAACCAGTAGTATGACCATATTCATCAACCACAACTTTTGGAACTTTAATAGAACCAGAAGCACCATAACCAGAAACACTTACATCTGCAGTTGGGCCCTTAGTTGCACCACCTGCCGGACCTTTTTTAGCGTGCTTAGCATCAAAAGTAACGCCATTGGAACCAGAAGTACCAGTTAAAACTACTACATCATCATCAGTAGCAGTAGCAGTAATAGTCTTTAAAGCGTAAGAGGTATCATCACCAAGTTTTTCCCACTTAGTGCCGTCCCATACAAATTCTAAATGGTTATAAAGAACTACGTCACCTTTTTGAGCATTAGCAAAAGTATAACCAGTGATTTTTGGATCAACTTTAGAATCTTCGGTAACAGCAACAGTAGCAGCACCAATAAAATGCATTGCAGAACTAAGACCAAGGTCTCCTGCGGTAATATTAAAGGTTTTCGCAGAAGAACCATCAAATGTAGCTTTAGTAGTACCACCAACCTGAAGAGTTAAAGCATTAGCTACTTTGCCAGCGCTTGTAGCATTAGTTGCATTATCGGCATGAGTGGCATTAGCAACTTTACCAGCAGTAATTGTGATTGTTTTTCCAGTTGAATCAGGAGTAATAGTAATTCCATCACCAGCAACTAACTTTACAGCATCATTTGTTCCAAAGGAAGTAGATCCAACAGTAATAGTTTGGTTATTGTTATTATCTGGAATAGTAATAGTAGATACTGAAACCCAATTTTCACTATTCTTTTCTTTACTTTGTAAAGTAAATTTATGTTTATCAGTACCATCTTGAACCAATTTATAAGTGGTATTAGTATCTACAGTCATAGTGGGAGTATTTTTAATCTCACTATAATCATAAGATGGTTTTGTGGCAGTTTTAGCCCAATCATAAACGTCCGCGGCAAGACCGGAACCCCAAGGTAATTTTCCCCAAGTCGTTGTACCATCGCCGACCTTAAATAGGACGGTAGGGGCAGTTGTAGTAGTTCCAGAAGTCACAGAAGGCACATAACAAAGACCAACTTCACCAGCTAATAAAACTTTTGCTTCATTAGTAGTCCAATTGGCCAGCGTGTCATACTTTAATTTAATACGAGTATTAAATGTTGTATTAGCCATTTTTAAGAACCTCCATATTTAAAAATATCTATATACGAAATAAAGAGGGGATTTATCTCCCCTCTTTATTTATTATTTATTTAATCAAGCGTTTCCACCGTCAAGGATAAGTTCATCACCTGCGGTTTGAACTAATTTATTAACATTTATATTATTAACAGTAGCTATACCAGTATTAGAAACGCTAATAGCATTTTCAGCATCAGAGCTAATAATTAAACCAGCGCGAGCTGCGGTAGCAAGAGGAATATTAACAGTCTTTTCACTAACTGCAATTTCAGTGCCATTAACTTGAATCTTTTCAATTACATTAGGTTGTGCAGCATCCCACTTAGCAATTTTTTCAGAAGTAATACTAGCATAATCAGCTTTCTTTAATTCAGCAATTGCATCAGCATTAGCTTTTTCAGCAGTTTCAGCGCGAGTGGTCTCAGCAGCGATCGCATCAGCATTAGCTTTTTCAGCAGCTTTAGCACGAGTAGCTTCATTACTAATAGCTGTTGCATTAGTACCTTCAGCAGTTTTAGCACGAGTAGCTTCATCTTCGACTGCTTTCTTATTAGCCGCGATATCTTTAACCATTTGGTCTGCAGCAGAACCATGTGTGGTGATATAAGTTTGAATTTCCTTTAAAGTATCAACTGCGGCGTCGCCGACTTCTGCGGCTGCAAGGAAGGCATCAACACGAGATTTAACACCAGCAATAGCAGTAGCATTTGCTTGTTCTTTACCCTCTGCACGTGTTTGTTCAGCAGTGACAGCATCTTTAACAGTCTTAGCTACAGAGCCTTCAACAGTATCAGCACCATTTAATTTAGCAATAGCATCTGCATTGGTCTTAATACTTGTTTTAACAGCACTATCATTATAAGTAGCAGCATTTTGAGCATCAGCAATCATCTGAATAATTGTCTTATCTGCTGGAATGGTGCCAACCTTATCACTTAATGTATTAACAGCAGTCTGAGCATCAGTGCCAGCTTTCTTTGCGTCAGCAACAGCAGTGTCGACTTCAGTTTTAACAGCATAGCCCTTAGCTTCGACTTGAGCCATAGTAGCCTTGGAAGCAGCAAGCTCATAAGCTTCTTTTACAGTACCAGTATGTCCTTCGCCAAGGATAGCGGTCTTAGCAGTAGCAACTTTAGTATCAGCATTGGTGCCAGCGGTTGTAATAGCTTCAGACTTAGCTGTAGCAATTGCACCACTTACACTATTAACATCAACTTTACCTTCAAGAGCAGCGACTTTCTTACCAATAGCAGAAGTATCACCAACTAAACCATCAGCATAAGCCTTAGCTTTCTTACCAACTTCATCCGCATAAAGCTTAGCGCCGTGAATAGTTTCACTATCTTTAGTGTCAACATCAGTTTGGCCATCTTCGCCGCCAAGAGTATGACGTAAATTATCAACTGCGGTATTAACTGTGCTTACTGTAGCAGCTTTATTAGTACCAGCATTATATTCGCCATCAAAAGTTAAATTATTTTGTTTGCTATCAAGAGCATCCTGAAGACCATCAATTTTGGAAATACCAAGAGTAGGAATATCAGAAGCCGCGAGATTTTCACCTTTAGTTACAAGACCTTTGGCGTCATAAGTAATCTTTGTAGCTGTTCCGGCAGTAATATCTTTGTTAGCAACAACAGCAGCATCAGCCGTCTGTTTTACACCCGCAATAGCAGTCGTATTATCACTATCAGCTTTGTCAAGAGCTGTCATCTTAGCACTATAAGTAGATTTATCAACAAAATTACCAGCATCTTGCTTTGCATTCCATTTAGCAATGTCTTCGGCAGTAATGTTAACAGCAGGAAGCTTCTCAAGAGTTTCAACACGTCCGGCAAGAGCAGTTAAATCCGCAGCCTTAGCATAGTCGCCAATCTTGAGAGCTTTAATAGCGCTATCAATATAAGCTTTTACTTCAGGAGATTGACCTTCAGCAGTACCAAATCCTTTAAGAATAGCTTTTAATTTATTAATATCGCCAGTTAAACCATTAACAATATCGGGATGGCCCGCGACCCAATCAACTAATTCTTTAAAGGTGTCAATAGTACCATTTTCAGTAGCTTTGGTAGCAAAATCGTTAATAGCATCATTAACAGCTTTAGTAACTGAACCTTCACCAGTGCCATTCAAAACACCAATAGCATCTTCATTAGTCTTAATACGTTTACGAAGACCAGCAGTATCATTAGTACCAACAACAGCTTCAAGGGCATCTACATCAGTCTATGCCGCAACAGCTTTATCATTGGCAGTCTTAGCATCGGCGACACCTTTATCTGCTTGCTTCTGGGCAGCTTCAATTAGAGCATATAAACCAGTAGCAGCAGTTTCACCCTGAGTAGCAGAGCCAACTTTTTCAATAAGAGAAGCAACTTGGCCCTGGAGAGTAGAAACATCAGAAGCAAGATCGCCAGAAGCAGTGGTAGAAGCAAGTTTAACAAGAGTACCAGCCGCATTGCTAATCATATAAGCTTCGCATTTATTATCAGCAACTAAAGTTAAAATCTGACCAATATAAGCGGTAGCGCCAGATTTTGCATAAGTTTCGAGTTCTGCTTTATTATACCATACCGCAGTGGTATCAACAGGAGCAGGATTACCACGTTTAATAGAAAGTGGAAAACCCATATAAGCAGCATCATTCATAATAACAGCCATATTATATATTTACCTCCTTCAAATTAGCCGATGGTGACAGCATAAGTCTCGCCAGCATCAATAGAAGCAGGCTGATAAACATATACATCATATTTAGCCGCAGTATAACCATTAGCACCTTCAACATCAACTTGAGTACCTTGTTTTACGAATAGAGCAGTAACATCAGCATTGAGCGCGCTAGGCATGAGAACCTTAGTAATCTTGCGACCAGCAGGAACGGCAACAACAACTTTCTTCGCACCGGCACCAGCCTCGAATGTACCAAGAGTACCAGTACCACTAGCCTGTTTATGCGCAAGCGCACGGATATTAACAGAGTTCAGAGCCATATCAGCACTAGACATAGGACCCCAGAACATATAACGAACACCAGTTAGAGTTTTGGAATTTGCAGTAGCGCTACCAGCCTCAATCTTACCTTTAGGATAAGGATTACCAAGATTAGTCTTAGGAACCGCTCCCTCATTATAGGTGGCCTTGGCAGTAATCTTCTTGGAAGTGGCCTCAGCAACAACATTCTCAAAAGAACCAGTTGCAGTGGACTTGCTATCAGCAACACCAGTACAATTAACTTCCCAAGTCTGAGCAGTGATACCAGTAGCAGGACCATAAGTATAACTACCAGTAGAGAGAACCGCAGTATAAGTTAGATTTTTCTTTGTACCAATCTCAAAAGTGCCAAAACCATTTTCTGCGCTAAAGGAGACAGCGGGTTCAGTCTTAAATGGTTTTTGCTCAGTGGCCATCAGAGTTTTAAAAACTTCAGTTACATTTTTACCAGTCGCGGCAAATTTTGCGCTAGAAGCAGGTTTGGCAAGTGTACCAAAACCAACTGTGTAAGTAATGTCTTCATTAAAATATACATTGTCAGTGCTATAATTGCCATCAAAAGCAGCCCAATTAGCACCATCATAGAAATACGCAGTACGAGAAGTTTTACCCTCAACAAATGCATTCTCGACAACAGCCATATCTCCCTGAACAGGAGCGGCAATTGTTGTCAGCATATCGGCATCAGTCTTACCTTCAGTTAGAGTTAAGACAGAAACTTTATCACGACTGCTATTAATAATAGATTTAATAGCATTCTCATCGACACCGGAGTAACTAAGTTCATTCCAAGCTTTAGTACCATCACCAATCTTAATTTTACCAGTGTCAACTTCAATACCCATTTCACCTTTTAACAGCACAGGATTTTTTTCAACCCAAGTGGCTGCTTCATCATTGCGGAGTTGAATACGGGTTTTTAAAGTATTTCCAGCCATATTAAAATTTCCTCCTTAATAAAAAAAAATTAAGCATTTCCGCCATCTATTAATGAATACTAAGAAGTTTTACCAATTTCAGTAATACTATTATCTTCATTAACCAAATAGGGAGTCCATTGTTTATTCTAAAAAATTGAAATTACTTCACCCTTATAATCATATTTTGCGATCCAAGTGCGAGCTTCAATTATAGAATCAAAAGAAGTCTTTTTGGTAATATATTTTAAATTACCTTCATCATCATAATAATAAGCCTCTGACTAATTTTCATCAGTTGTTAAAATTAGACTTTCTTTTGGAATAATACCTTGTTTGATACTGGATTTAATTTTATTTTTATCTGCATAGACAACATTAAACGCCATATTATCCCTCCTTTATTATATTATAATAATTATTTACTAATTTTTGTTTATATCCAGAAGCAATAAATTCTTCGGGAAGAGGTTTATTAAATTTTCCACCTTTAATAATAATTTCGGCATTATTTATACTAGAAAGGATTTTATCACAAGTAGTTTCAAAAATTCCTCCATTAATAATTAAAATACCAGCATTAATATCATCATTATTCTTTTTACATTGGATAACTTCATAACCATCATCAGTATAGAAATAACCATCATTTATAGTTAAACTTTTACCAACGTTATAAAGCATACCATAAAAATTACCACCATTAATTTCACAAATACCAGCATCATCATTTTTAATAGTAGTATAAGCATTAATAAAAGTACCACCATTAATAATTAATTTAGGATATTCCGCGGACTCGCCTAAATGGTATTGAGAAAGATAATCGTAATATCCATTCTCAATCATACTAGATAACCCGCCCGGAGAGGAGAATATTCCATCATAGATAGACATTTCACCATGATTTACTATTACATAATATCCATTACCTTTTTCATCAATAGAACGTTTATACTCACCATTTATAATAGTTGTATTTCCATTATTTTCAATAGATGCTTTACCATGTTTATTACATTCAACGCATCCTTCTCCCGAAATAATTAAAGAAGCGTTATTATTAATTTTAACTGGATTGTCTTCATTATTTAAGATACTAATATTATTTAAATCAATATTAATATTTTTTCCTTTTGGAATATCAATATTTTTAACTGTTTTCTACAAAATTATAGTATCATTATTAGAAGCATTTTGAATTGCTTCTTCAATAGTAGAATATTTCGTTCCATTAATTTCTACTTCATCAGCAGGTAGTCCTTGGTCTTCACCTTTAATTTTTATAACTTCAACAGTTCCTTGAGAAGATTTACCTTGTAATAATCTCCATTTTTCACCATCATAAATATAAAAATCTTCACCAACTAAGCACATTGTACCTTCTTTAGTATTTGGATCTTCAGGTAAAGATTCTTTCTATCCAATAAAATAAGCGACATCACTAAAATATTTATTTATTTCATTCTTTATCTCATTTTCTGCAAGATAAGGAAGATTATTCCACTAATGAATACCATCGCCAACCTTTAATCGACCAGTATCTATTTCAAAACCAGGCTCGCCAGGTCCTAAGAGAATATTTTTCTCAATCCAAGAAGCTGCCTTTCCGCGTTTAAAATAGAACTTTGATTTCATATAAACATCAGCCAATTAAACGCACCTCCTTAATCAATACTACCGCCATCCCAAATGTATGTATTATCAGGATTAGAAGGTTCGGTACTTCCACCGCCACTGCTATTATTACTATTGGATTTCTATTCAACCCAAGTATTATTATCTTGATAAATATATAATTTTGATGATTTAGGAATAAAAGCAGTACTGCCAGGGAGCAACGAAATTGTTGGAATTTTTTCAATATCTTCAACAGAATCAACTATGAATTTTTTTAATCCATAATTAACTTTACCATTTTGATGTGTTAAAGTATACATCTTATTGCCTCCTCTTTTATTACATCATTCTAAATAATATAAAAAAATATTCTTTATGAATATAAAAAATTGGCCTACTGAAAATCTCAGTAGGCCAATTAATTTTAATAATTGTTGTATGCGGTTAATAAAGTATCTAACTATGTTTTAAAACTAGCATCACCTGATGCTACTTTAATATTATTTCCTAAAGCAGTTGTTATAGCGTTAAACCAAACTACTAAACGTAGGGGATTAGTATCATTTATAGTAGTAATTGAATTGTTTAAATAAGTATTTATATATCCTGCGAAAGTATTTGCTTCACTTCTGGAATAATCTTTCCAAGTAAACGCGGGCCACCAAACCGCGTAGTAAGTTATATTAGATGTACCAGTAGAAATTGAAGGTGTTGCTCCTTTTTTATAAGTTGCAGTTTTTGCCGAAGACGATGTAGACCATCCTTTAAAAATATAATTATTGCGAGTGGGATAATTAGATCCATTTATATTGAAAGAAGAATTGGTGTTAACCGTCTATGATCCTGGACCGCCAGAACCGCCATTTGCATTATAAGTTACAGTAATTGTATTTCTACGCCAAATGGCATAAAGAGTTTTATACACAGGACTTGTTGATGATACCTATAATTGCGTGCCAATATCAGCTGAAGAAGAACTAGTTCCCCAACCTAAGAAAGTATAATTTGCTTTTGTTGGAGTGTCTAAAGTAATAGTTCGACTAGAATTAACACTTGAATAGCTTATTTGCTATCCTTCACTATAACTACCAGATCCTCCGTTATAATGATAGGTTATATAAGTATAGTAATAAATACGCTACCACATAGCATATAATGTATAAGTTGAACCATTATATGCTTGCACAGGACTACTTACATAAGCTGATGAATTATCTGTTGTCCATCCTAAAAAATTATACCCAGAGAGTGAAGGTGTATCTAAATATATGTCCCAAGGCTGAGTTGGGCTTGAAAAAGTATATTGCTATCCATTATTATAACTACCAGATCCTCCATTATAATAATATGTTATATAAGCATAGGATAAATTTTGTCTATAAAAGAATATAACATAACTATAATCTCTTACTATATAAGTGGAATCTTGACTCCATGTAGTACCATTACTAATATAATAATTTAAACATTCCTATTCTGAATTACCAGGACAATATCCTAAATAAGTATAACTACTACCATAAGAAGGAGCAGTCATACCAAAGCTACCTTGCATCCAACCATTTATATAATTTCCAGTTGTGACATCATAGCAAGCATACAATGGATCGATGGAGCCTGATCCCCCACCTCCTTCACCACCGCCACTTGATCCTGGGGTAGTAAGAGTGCCATCCCAAATTCCTCCTGTATTCCATTGGCCTCCAGTATAATACTATAACCAAACAGTATAATCATAAGTAGTTCCCGGGCTCAGCCCAAGGACATGCACCCAAGGTGTACCAGTAGTTGCATCACCCCATACAGTATTTCCATTTATAGTTACTGCCATTTGTCTTTGAACATTATCAGAACTAAGATCCGTTGCTTCAAAAATAGCCCCAGTTTCACTAAGACTGGATATGGTATAGCTAGCCATTTAATTTCCCCCTTTTTTTATCTTAAAAATTTCTAAAAGCATTTTTAAATTGCGGTTTCGATCTTTACGCTTGATGCCGGTCGGACCACATTAACCGCTCTTATTTAAGCAAACAAAAATGCTCTTAAATTTTGTCATCATGTTCTTTTACTCCGCAAGCGCTAACCCGTAGGTTGCCTTACGCTTCCTTCCACCATCAAAGAACAATCAAACTCCATTTAAGAGCATTTCCTCGGTTTGTTTTCAGTATTCAATTTGGTTAGATTTAAATAGGAAATCTTACTTATTCCGCACCGATTAGAATTAAAATTAATAGTAGTGCCAAATCACCTTTAATATCAATTCCTTACCTATTCTTAATCACTCTTTCGTTGTGGTTAACGTCTTTTCTTCAGCCTGTTAGGAAAAGAAACCTATCGTTTTAAATAAACAACGCCGTCGCCATCTACGACCTTGCTACTTACTCAGGTACGATAAGCAGTTTTTGCGATTACTATAAAGTATACTGCCAAATACTTTGGTCGGAGATGAGGGAATCGAACCCACTCGAGCGACTGAGCGCACCGGTTTTACAGACCGGGGTGTCTACCTTATCACGTTAATCTCCGAAATATATTTCTTATAATCTTTAATAAAACGCCAATAATCTTCTCGATTATAAGGAATGTTATTATATTTATTAAAATCATGTGCAAAAGCACAATAAATTAGAAAATCTAAATGTTTAGATTTTAATTGAACATGCCATTCATAAGAACCATCAAGTCTAGCTCCATAAGCACGATGAAATAAAGTATATTCTCCAAACCACGCTTTATCCGCAAGTACAATTTTAAAATCATCTCGATTATTATGAATATTTAAAACATCATAACCAAGACCATTTTTGGTAAACTTATGAGAACCACCAAAAGTTTCTTCACAATAATTTAAATAAATATCAAACATTCTTATTTTGAGGGTTTTAATTAGGTTAACCCACAACCTCCGATAGTGTGTCTACTGGACCAAGGAAATACCCGATCGCCGCATTTCGCTCTTTAAAAGATGGACACTTCTAATCCTACTTCCTATCGTATAAAAGGACTTATCAATGACTTTTATACATATTGCCTTTATTACCTTTATAAACAAATTAGCATTACCCAGTGCTACCGCGAGGAGGTTTTGTTTTTAGCACCGCAGCCCCGCTGGGATTCGAACCCAGAACGACTCCTTCAAAGGGAAAACGGTTTTAGAGACCGCCGTGTTAACCGTTACACTACGGGGCAATAAACTCCTTAATTCAACTTACGGAGTTTTCGCTTCATCTTATTAATGAGACGCTGATTCATAACTTCACCATGGGAATACAACTTCGCAATGCGATTTTCATAATGCTCTTTAGTGCGACAAATCATAATTTTTCTCCTTAAATTGAATTTATGGTCCAGAGAGGGTTATCTGCGTCATCTAGACCCAATTTTTTATTCATTATATATTCTTTCAGAGTAGCAAATTCTTAATTAAATATATAACTTAGCAGAACTCTGGTGGCACGGCCGGCTGGACTCGAACCAGCAGATGCAGGAGTCAGGGCTCAAAAGTTGGACTTGCACCAACATTCTCGGTTTTATAAGACCGGAAGCCTACTAACAGAACTTATATAATACTACTTAACCCCGTCATATTATATAACCCATTTAACTGATTTTGAGAAAGTCCTGTGCCTTACCATTTTGGCGACGACCGTATAAAAACAAGACACCAAAGAATTTCAATCAATTCATTTCATCTATTTGTCGATTAATTCTCTCTTACCCCAAATAGACTACACCTTCGACAGGTAATCAAAAGCTATTGATAAAACAATATCTCTGTTATCTTCTATTATAGAAAAGAAAATTCGCAGTTTATGGTGTCTTTGATATATTTAAAACACGAACGCCGTGCTCAACCATTACACTAATTACAGCTGATTATTGGAATCGAATCAATCCTGCGTTCGGTGGTACGGGATGAGGGACTCGAACCCACGACCTCCTGAATGTAAGTCAGATGCGCTACCAGCTGCGTTAATCCCGTATAAGCAACTCAATTAATGAAAGTTGCTACAAAATCCTTTTCGAGCATATACATAGGAGCAGAAGCAAAACCGCCATCATCAATCTTACAATACAGAATAATATCTTCCGCATTAGGATTGGAAGCACGAGTAATTGCTTTTACAAGCTCTTTGTTGTCAATGGAATTATAATAGCAACCAAAATCAACAGAAGTCTTTTTCATTTTTTTATCAATTCCTTTCTTAACTTTCTATATATATTATATTATATTTTTTATAAAAAATCAAAAAAGTTATTTCAAACTAGACACGTTAGAAAACATAATTTCAAGTTATGTGCGTTAACCAATTTCGCCAAAACCCCAGTTGGAGTTTACAGGATTTGAACCCGTATACCTTTCTAATGAAAGAATTGCTGTATGTGTCTTATGGTCCAAGTGGAGCGACTCAAACGCTCGGCCTCTTCATCCCAAATGAAGCGTTCTATCAACTGAACTACACCTGGAAATACAGTTAAGGTCCTGCACCACACATCCGATCTTTGTTCCCCACATATAGGAGTGGGTATGGCCTTTAGGCAGAATCGTATTTGTTATTAACTGCCCATGGTGCCAAAGGGTAGAGTCGAACTACCATGACGAAATTATCAGTTTCGCATACTAACCATTATATGACCTCGGCAAAACAAGACTAAATTATCAATACTATTGCTCTACCAATTGAGCTAACTCCCGATGGCCGGGAGCAAAGGACTTGAACCTTTAACACATAGTTCCCTTATGATAAAAATTGCTGTTTTAGTCTTTAATTTATATATTTATTATATAATATTTTTTTATAAATGTCAAAAAGTTTTATTAAGTAGTTAAAAACGCATTATAACCTTTTGATTTTAAATCATTAATTACTTTTATAGCATTTGCTTTGACAGAAAAAGCACCGACTTGAACTTTATAATACTTACCAATCTTACGAATATAAGCATTTTTATAACCTGCTCCAATAGTATCAGGTAATGCTTTAATTTTCAATAAGAAAGCATCAGCATTAGATTTAGATCCAAAAGCCCCAAGTTGAACGCGATAGATAATTTGCGGTTTAAGATAAATAGCCATTACATTATCGACTGCGCGATTGCCCCAATCTTTAGTGATACAAGTTCCATTATGAAGAACTTTTGTGCTACCACCACCATCAAGATTAATAGCATAATCAACTTTTAATGCTAAAAGTAAATTCTACATTTCTGTAAATGCCATACCTGGCTTTTCAATAGCGATTAAATAAATATTAAATTTATTATATGCTAATACTGTTCTACGGGCTTTATAATTTAACTCTTTGGCATAAGTAATTTGAGTTTTTTTGCCAGCCTTAATTAATACTGGATAACCGCTAACAAAATCTTCAAACTTTTCTGTCCCAATTATACCGTATTTCAATTCACCATTAATGATACCAAAACCTTCTTTATAAGAAGAAGTGGAATTAATGATTATACCATTGTCCATATAATTAAAACAAGTGCCACCATTATCCATACTAAAGAAACCACCATTAGTTAAAATAGTAGGTTTAACCGCACAACTATCATAGTATTGCTTTAAAGTCTAACGCGGTTGAGCGCATAACGCCATATCTAACTTACTAATTTCTTCTTTTGGAATTTCAATAATTTTTACATATGAATAATTGCTTGGAGAATATATCTTCATCAAATCACCTTCCTTAATATTTTTAAAGTTTTAATGATTCTTATTAATGAAATATACCCTTGGCATCCCCGGAGCGATTCGAACGCCCGACACAAGGATTAGAAATCCTTTGTTCTATCCAACTGAACTACGGGAACAAATTCGCTACAAGACTCTTCATTCTTCTTAATCCCACATTAAGCGCTTATTGCAAGCAAAAAAGTTGCTGTATGAGTCTTTATTTAGTTAAGAAAGGAAATACCATGACAATGGTAGGGCGAGGGAGACTCGAACTCTCCATTGAGCGATTTGGCCTGTGAGTTAAGATTTGAACTTAAATCTTTGTAGTACTTCCAATATTTTGCCATTTAAACTACCCACAGATAAGTCGCCTAGTCTAGCCTTTGACTTACCACCCCAGATTGGCGAGTTAAGAAACCCGCGATTTCAACCAATAAACTGACATTCGTTCATTAGGCTGATTTGTCATTTCACCTTTTGGCCCTAAAATTTCAGGATAAGGCCAGACATATTCATTAGCAGTCTTTTCATCAGGAAATTCAACTTCTGCATAGCAAAATTTTCCATCAACTTCGCTAACCTCAATCAAACGATTAGGATTATAAATATCTTCAACCATATAATAATCTTTGATAATAGGATTATAACCTTCATGTCGAGTTTTCTTAATCATTTCATAGAAATCTGCGGAAATTGGCGTTTCAATTTCTTCACGAGAAAGACCATCACCATATTTATAAGTCATCTTATAATCAACTTGATTGGTTTTAAGGTTAATAGCCTTCCGCACTCGAATTTCTTCAAGCACTTTACCATCATTATCAAAATCAATCATAAGATAAATTTGTTCAATTTTCTTATGACGAACACTTTTTTCCTTCATCCAAGAAGGGATATTTTTAATATCAAACTTACGTTCGATTTCCATCTTTATACTCCTTTAACTCTTGGAAATAAGTAAGAATCTACTCATTTTTATCAATAATCTCTGGACTATAATTATAATACTTCATAGAAGCAATCTAATCTTTCCATTCAGCGATTAACTAATCTACGGTATAATTCATAATTTCACCTACTTACTGTTGGGGTGACTGGCGGAATTCGAATCCGCGACATTCTGAGCCACAATCAGACGCTCTACCAACTGAGCTACAGCCACATGGTGCTTTTGGTGAGACTCGAACTCACATGAACTTTACGCCCACTAGATTCTTAGTCTAGCATGTATACCAATTCCATCACAAAAGCATTTTCTTATTTTCATATATTTATTATATAATATTTTTTTTATAAAGTCAAAAGGGGCCGATGTAAAGTATATTCACTTTACATCGGCCGTCGCGTTAATAAAGATACTGTTCAATAGTGTTTGCGACCTTAGTTAAAACAACAGACTTAATCACGCGCTCATTTTTAGCCTTTTTAATAGCTTCCTCACGCTTTTCCTCATTGCTGATCGTCCAAAAGTCATCAGGATCAATATAGACTTCAACCTTTTTCGGATCGGCCGTAATCATACCCTTTTCAATCTTAATTGAATCAGGAGTTAATGCATAACGAATAGTCTTACTATCCGAGGCATAACCATCATACCATCTTTGATGATTGGTATTAGGATTGTTAAACAAATTAACTGAAGCACCATAGGTATTATATACATCACCATTTACCGTAGTAATAGTGATATTAAAACGAACATTGGAAGTCTGAGAGATATTAAGGTCTTCAAGAGTTTCTGCCACACCATAGCCCTGATTAAGTTCAAAAGCAATCGCTCGAAGATAATCATAAGTCATATTAACGGTACGAGAAAAATTTACGATATCCTTAATACCATCTGCGTATTTAGGCTTAACCTTATCAGTCAAATACTCAACGATCTCTTCCTCAGTTGGGAAAGTAATCTTAAAATGATAATGGAAACGACCAGGTCTATTCAAAAGATAAGTGCTAAGTCGATCAACTTCATTACAAGTAATGACAAAAAGCTTCTTACCATTATCAAGACCATCAAAAAGAGAAAGCATTTCTTCCTGCGGAGAGGGGCCCGCATGGTCGTCAGAGTTATTAGAGAAATTCTTTTCAAACTCATCAAAAATAATTACGACTTCTTGCTCGATACTGGAAATAAAATCTGCGATACCGGGCATATAAGTATTAGCCAAGAGGACAGGATATCCGTTTTCAATAGCGTGATGAGAAAGAATACGAGCAAACAATGACTTGCCAATACCCTTCTGACCACTTAAAATAACACCAAGATTACGGTCTGAATACTTAAAAGAATTAAGCACCTTATTGACTTTAACTTCGTGATTACCATAAATTTTTTCCTCATTGACCGCAAGATCTGGACGAGAAGAAAGATAAAAACCTGCCATCTTACTAAAGCAGACTTCAAAAGACATAAGCGGAAGTCGCTTATAAGTCTTAACGTCCTCGCCATAAATCTGATAGCGAGAACCAGCGTTTACAATATTCATACTTAATCCTCTTAATTTAAAATTTAATGGCGGAATCGCCGCGGCTCGAACGCGGACTACTCAGTGAGTAGGATGGATTAGCAATCCATTGGAATACCATTATCCCACGACTCCATTATTTACGTTTATATATAATTATTGGTTTATGACTAATATCATATCCATAATAATTATCCCAAATACGATAATTACTAAAAATATAATACTTTCTATCAGGTTTAATATTGCCAAATAAATTTAAAACTCTCAATCCTTGTTTATAATGAGAAGTTTTATTATTTACTTGGTAATTAGCCCAATCAAGAATTTCTTGACCGCTAAAACAAGGATTTTTATAACTTAAAATATTTTTCATATTCTACCTCCTCTGCTTTTCTGGACTTGGAACCAGCCTATGGTAGCATTAGGTAGGCGACCGCACTTATCGTTCGCTAGGACAAAATTCGCACTCATCGCCAAAGATCAAATCATCAACATCTTTAAACATATCAGACAATCCTCCTTTTTTATTTAATTTTATGAAACAAAATAGAGAGTAGAAAAACAATTCATTTCTATGGAAGTGAGAGAAAACAACAATCTATATATCAAACGAAAGGGGAAATCAAACAGAAAGATAAGTAAGAAAATGAACTAGATGTAAAAGACTCTCTCTATTGTATAGTCTTTTGTTTCTATATATTTAAATATATAGAAGAGTAGCCTTTCTAACAGGCATCCCAACAGCCTCGAGCAGCAAAGAGGTTCCTCATTTGTTGGTCTTTTGGTGGGCGGAGACAGGATCGAACTGCCGACGCTAGGATCTTCAATCCTACGCTCTACCAGCTGAGCTATCCGCCCATAATATTTATATTGCTACGATTCCCGATTCTCCACGTAGTCATTCTTCCTTTAAAATTGACTAAAAGAATGTGATATTTTATTTATCGTACTACATCAACAATATAAATAGAACAAGACGCTATAAACAATCTTAAGCATATGTATTTCGTACATTGATGTTTTAAAGTTTGCTGTTAGCGCCTTAATTATTCAAAAAGAAAGGAAAGATAAATTATGCGTTCGCGGGTTCCGCGTTCTTCGGTCTGCGGAACTTTACATAACGCTCACCATCATATCGGGACATCCAAATGATTGTGCCATCCTTAAAATGGAAATCATAAGTAAAATCCTTATCCTGTTCATCAACCTGATGGCAAAAACCCTTACCGTACTTCTTAGAATAAACCTTGTCGCCGGGCTTAAACTTAAACTTCATTTAGATATCTCCTTTTGGATTATTTTAATTTACAAGACACAAATGAAATATTTGTTGGAATTGAACCAACTACAATTTGTTTAACAGACAAATACTCTACCAATGAGTTAAAATACTTTCAATAGAAAATGATTGCTGTGTGTGTCTTATGGTTGCGGTTCAAGGGAGTCGAACCCTGTATCGCGCAGGTTATGAGCCTGGCATGATTTATATATATCCGTTTCACTCTACCGCAATGGTCGGTCAAATTAGAATCGAACTAATATCCCTTGTCTTATGAGAACAATGCTCTACCAATTAAGCTATTGACCGAAAATGGGATAGATATAATATTCGCGACCATTATATCTATTGGACTTTCTAACCCATCGTCCCAAAATTCTTAATAGACCTCATCAAATGGCCAACTTTTGTAGAGGCTTTTGTGCGACCACCTGCGCACTTACATAGACATAAGAATGATGCCAACGTATGGCGACCCCGACGGGTGCCGACCCCGCTATCTCCAGCGTGACAGGCTGGCGGCTCTGCTGACTGCCCCCAGGGCCATATGGTACTCCCAGCCGGATTCGAACCGGCGACTCCAACGTGAAAGGCTGGTGACTTAAGTCCGCTTGTCGATGGGAGCAAATATATTACTTTTTGTTAAAGAAGAAGTATAACTCCTCCGATTATTGTTTAACTAATTAAATTAGGTGGTGGCGCGAAGGGGATTCGAACCCAACTATCGCGAGAGTGAGAATCTCGCATCCTAAACCGTTAGACGACCGCGTCATGTTTAAGCACATCTATCATAATCTTGATTTTTGTGCTTTTGTTTTCGCTTAAACGAGCCTTTACCTTTCTTCGCAGGAACTTTAAATCCTCTACGCCGAAACAATTGAAGATACTCATTAAGCTCTTCCTTGTTCTTTTTCATATAACTTTTATTCACGGTATTCATCCTCATCTTCATAAAGGGAAAGATCTTGATAAGCAGCATATTCATCACTCTGAATCTCGCAAGCATAGCTTTCATAGTAATCATTATACATAATTTAAATCTTCCTTTCTTAACTTTCTATAAATATTATAACTTATTTTTTATAAAATGTCAAAAGATTAAAAGACCAACCAAAAGCGATATTTGTTAACGATGGTCGCCACTCCACCGCCGTCAATATTCACAAATGCTTACCATTTCTACACTAACCTACTAATTAAAGGAGGTGACTGGTGCTTCGAGAGAGACTTGAACTCTCACCATCCGTTCGGATAATCGGGTTTGAGCCGATCGCGTCTGCCAATTCCGCCATCAAAGCATAACTAAGAGGATTTTTGAGAAGAATCCTCAAAACTTCTTTCTAAATCATCTAATGGAAGTTTTAAGAAGATCTTCCAACTTCTCTCTAATCTTAATCGCACTTTAGGGCGGCCGTCCCTTCGCGGCGTCACGATTTGCATAATTTACTATATTACCATTTTATTTTCCGAAAAAGGCTACAAATCAAAACGGGAGTTATTTAAGAATAACTTCTAGACTACGCTAACTCTTCAAATTTTCTCTTCTTAGTGGGAAAAACTTTCTTAGCGCTGAAACCAAAATCACTATTAGCATTTTGTATATATTATCTTATTGTATATAAGTTTCATTAATATACCTTATCTATTATATCATTTAGTATATTGTATTAGTTTTTAATTAATAAGATAATATTTCTGGCTGCTTTTATCACCAATCATATAATCGGTCATATTGGGCAATGCTCCCAAACTTGCGGTTTACTTAACCGCCGTGCTTACTCTTTACACCATATAACCATTTCTATTCACTATTAGCGTTACCCATCATCTACCTCGTGGCGGTTGTGAATTTTAGATGACTGGACTTCGTGAGAATCGAACTCACCTGATTTTCTGTGTGCAAGACAGACGACCACGCCATGCAGTCCCGAAGCCCGAAGCGCGACTTATTTATGTATAGATGGAGTCGCCAACCACCTGCGTTCAAAGTCCGCAAGCCTTTAACGCATTCCCGGGGAGGGACTGGTGCTGGAGAAAGGACTCGAACCTTCAGATTAATGATCCTAAATCATTCGTCTATGCCAATTCGACTACACCAGCAAATAAAGAGTTTTATAACCCACATCGCGAAGATTCGAACTTCGTCAGTCATTGGACTCGAACCAACTTTTACTCTTCTGGATTCCCAGAACCCATAGCCTTGATTAATGTGAGTATAGCCACTACTTCACAATAAGTTTTACTTCGCTTCCTTATATTTAGTCGGGCGTTTTCCGCAAGCCACATACTCTTTCGATCGGTGGTAGTTTAAACTTACAAAATCCGTGTTAACGCCCCAATGGCGGGAGATATAGGATTCGAACCTATGGCATCTTGATTAACAGTCAAGCGCTCTGACCAGCTGAGCTAATCTCCCATAAAAGAAGGACTTTTCAAAATCCTTACTTTATATATTTATTATATTATATTTTTTTTAAAAAATCAACTTTTCTCTTTTACCCAAGTTTTTTATTTTCTTTTTTCTTTCTTTATTTTATATAAATATTATATAATATTTTTTATAAAATGTCAATAAGGTCTTTGAATTGGCATTAAATCATCTTCTGAAAGAAGCCACTTTTCACCATGTTCATCAAGGACTTCAATCTGATAATTTAATACTCGAATAACAGTACATTTAAGATACTGTCTACGATAACAACGACCGCGATAAGGGACAAAACAATAAGAATTACCAACTTCAATATTCATTATTTATTTTCTCCTTTCTCAACTTTCTATATATATTATATTATATATTTTTAATAAAATCAAAAAAGTTCTTTTTATTTAAAATGGCAGGCGCCGTAGGATTCGAACCCACACCGCAAGGTTTTGGAGACCCGCATGCGACCGTTACACCAGACGCCTATAAAACAAGACCTTAACTTTGTCCGGAAAATGGATTTGAACCATTAACTTAATCTTAAATGATTATGACCTAACCTTTAGTCTATTCTGGAAGTTATTTTTGCTGTAAAGGTCTTTCTTTATTTTATAAATATATTATATATTATTTTTTTAAAAATGTCAAAAAAATTTTTAATTGGTTATCAATTTCCATGTTGTACTATTTGTTTTTACATATACTCTACTGTCAGGATGAGCCATATAATAAGTTAAATATACTGAACTATTTGCTGTACTATCACGATAAGGCTTAACATATATATAATAAGTAGTTCCAGCAGTAACTTTATAACAAATACCAAAATTAGTTCCAGTACCACCATATTTTTTTGCATAATCATCATCACTAACTAAAATATTGGAAGAAGGCTATCCACTACTGTTAAGAGAAGTAATATTTGATGTTAAATATCCATAAGTGTCTATTGAAGAATTAGAATAAACAATAAAGTCCCCTGAAATAGTAGGAGTAAAAGAAAAATATCGACAAGTGCTTGGAGATAAAGTCCAAGAAGAGGTATTCTATTTGTTATAAGTAGGAGCAGATATTGACACAGTAGAATAAGCCCAATTCGTTATAGACTAAATAGTAATTCTTATATAGCCATCTCCACTATGACCTGTTTCAGATGATCCCGTTGGAGAAGTAAATGAAGAATTACCAGCTATTGTAGAAGCAGAAGTAAGATAATGAGTGCTATTTAATAAACAACCAGAAGGATAGTTAGAAGCAGTGGATGAGGTATATACATAACCAGAACCTCCGCCACCATGATATTTTGTTCCACCCTGCATATTAGCGAGTGAAACAATTCCACCATACCAGCCGCCTCCTCCAGCTCCATTTATATTATAAGAAGAACTGGATGAATATCCATTTCCTCCTACTCCAAAGCTATTTCCTGAAGTTTGTGTACTTAGGCCTGGACTGTTAGACCCTGCTGCACTGCTGGTGCCTCCACCGGCATCTCCGCTTTCTGTATTAGATCCCCAAGAGGTAGCTCCACCTCCGCCAGCGACAATTACACGAGCGTAGAGAGAGTTTGATCCAATACGAATATCAGAAGCTCCTCCACCGCCACCGCTTCGAGACATAGATCCGGAGACTCCTCCAGTACCGCCTCCATTAAATCCTCCTGTATAATCATTAGCAGAAGAAGAAATACAACCTCCTTTTCCACCAGTATATAAATATACTGTTTGAGAGGAAGAAAGAGTTAAAATTCCCGTTGAATATCCACCTTTTCCTCCTATAGCTGAAGCGTCAAAACCAAAGTTACTATTAGCACCATTTCCTCCCTAAGCACCCCAACATTCTAATTTATAAGTACCTTTTGGAAGGGTAATATTTTTATAAGTTCCACTATAAGGACAATTTAATATATCTCCTGTTTTTAAAGAAGAAGAAGAAGGAATTGAAGAAGTTAAGTCGTAAGTTGCCATGTAACGTCTCCTCCTTTCCAAGTTGTACTATCTGTTTTTATATATATAGCTTTAGTAGGAGCATAAGTATTAGAATTGATTTTTATATTTAAAGGAGATAATACTGTAATACGAATATATCCATTTTGTCCTCCTGGATTAGTTTTAGTATATCCTATTGCAGTAGAAGCATTTGTTAAATAATAATTACTATTTAATAGACATCCAGAAGGATAATTAGAAGCAGTTGATAAAGTATATACATAACCAGAACCACCACCATTATAAGTTCTATAATCAGCAGATCCATCACTAACATTAGTAGAAGCTCCACCCCCATACCAACCGCCTCCACCGCCACCAGGACCATAATTATAATTACCAGAACCAGTAGAATTAGCTCCTTGTCCAAAAGATCCATTAGTACCAGCTTTAGTCTATGTAGCTTTATATTCTTCAACAGCAGAATTACCAGTTAATCCGCCACCTTGTTTAACAGAAGAATTACTTTCTCCTGCTCCGCCACCACCGCCGCCAGCGACGATTACACGAGCGTAAAGAGAATCTGATCCAATACGAATATCAGAAGCTCCACCACCACCGCCGCCGGAACTATAAGCAGAAGTATACCATCTAATTCTGGAGCTACCTCCTCCGTTAAATCCACCATTAACTACCTTACCTTTTTCACTATCACTTGAATAACCACCATGTCCCCCGGTCTATAAATAAATAGTGGTAGGAACTGATAAAGAAAGAATTCCTATAGAATATCCTCCTGTTCCACCCCAATAACTATTTTTTGAACTCGCAGGAGTATAAGTAGTATTACTTTCCTATTTCTAAATCTAAAAATAAACTTCTTCATTATCCACGGAATTTGAGCCATCTTTAGTATAAGTCATTACAATAGTAGATCCTGATGATAAAGAATAAGTGTCAGTAGTAGTAAGAGAACTTGATCCAGAAACCGCATTTAAAACTGTATTTCCTCCAACAATTAAAGTGACTTTATCATACCTTGCTTCAGTTTTATAATAATATGAAAATTTATAAGTCCCTCCAGAAATACAAGTTAATGTAGTTGTAGCAGTACTTGAATTTATTCCTCCGTTAGTAGCTATCCAGTCATTTCCGTCTTGACGAAAATAATAATTTGAATCATTAACAGTAAAATAACTGGTCGCATTATGAGTTCCTATATATATCCATGAAGTTGTTGTTGATGAAGTTAAAGAACTAGAATAACCAATTCCGCCATAGCCACCCCAACATTCTAATTGATAATTTCCCGCTGGAAGTTTTACTGGATTTACCGCTCCTGAATAGCTACTATTAATAATATCTCCTGGAATAAATTTAATAGAAGAATAATCTGTTATAGAAGTTCCAGAAGGATTATAAGTATTTGGCATTTAAATTCCTCCTCTATTAAGTGAAATACTAAATCCAAATATCTCCAACATTTCCGTCTGAAGCGGTGGGAGCAGAAGTGGATACTTTAATATTTCTTAAAATATTATTGTTTAAATAAGAAGAATTAGTAGTGACAGATAAATTAGATCCCATAGAACCATTAGTAATCTAAGCTAAGTCTAATCCTGGATTAATGGGTAAAATATAATCACCGCTAGATGACCCTAATTGTATCTATCCGATAAAAGCTTCATCTTTATATAAAAAATTAGCTTCTACTGCCGTATTCTAATGCCAACACCCTAACCCATTATTAGAATGTTCTTTTTTAATATAATATTGAGCTAATTTTAATGCTCCTAAATTATTTATATTTATTGTTATATTAGTAATTGGATTTGTCGCAATATTATTCATATTCGGAATAAGGCCAATAATCATTCCGTCTTTATATTCTTTAATAGATTTAGCGGTTCCTGTGTAAGTTAATCCATCAGTAGAAATAATTGGAATAATTTCTAAACCGCCGCTTCCACTACGCATATGTTCTATTGCCTTTGGAATTGCCATTTAAATGACCTCCTTATAAATTTTATTATTTCTATAAAATCTAAAAATTTATAAGAAATCATTAATTTAATCTGGTTAAATAAATAAAACTCCTTACTAAATAAAATAGTAAGGAGTTAAAATCAATTTAAACCAACATTTAAAATATAGCAAAAACCTGCTAACTTATATTCAGGTTTAAAAAAGTATTGAGCAAGAGCTTTGGCGCAATGATCCGCAGAATTCCGTCCGGAAAGTTTAATATCGTTAAATCCAAGAGGAAGATATTTATCAATAATTTCATCCATATAAATCATATCTTTATTACCAATTTCTGGAAACATAGAATCATTATTTTTAATAGTAGTACAATTTCTTTCTCTGTCATTAAAACTTTGAAAAAGATTCATTTTAGAAAAAACATTATAATGAGTATACAAACGTGGACAATCAATAGGACATGTCTCATCTACCAGAATCTCAATTCTACTTCTTTTATTTTCTGGAACAGAGTTTAAAAAATCCCAATCTCTATTCTTACGACGAGGAATAACTACACTTTCATAGGTGTCAAGTGCTTTTACAAAATCATAATCTTCCTTTGTAGCTGTAATACTCTTTGTAAGTTTATAATTAGGAAACTTATCTCGAAGATACTTTTCGAGGATAGGAGAATTAACAATAATTTCATTCATTCCATTATCAAAAAGTTTAAGCATTTCATTACATTGTCTATCATATACATCTGTTTCTTCAAGATTAGGATTTGTAAGGGTAAAACGCAAAATAATATTATTCTTTTCATAAAATTCTCGTACAGCACAGAGATAATCAATATTATGTTCTGGCATTCCGCCCATAAAACCTCCACCATTCCAAATCATGCCAGGAAGTGCGCCATAAACATATTTTACTTTTGCTTCTGGATAAAAAGCTTGAGGTTCAAGCTCTTGAAGTTCAAGTAATCTATCATAAACATCAATACCATAATAAAATTCAGGGCAATTAAAATTAATATCCATTTATATTCTCCTATCAGTAATTTGCAATCATTGTTTTAAAATCTTTAGAATTAAAAATTTCTCTCATTGGTTCAAGAATACATTTTTCAACCAAATATTTTCTATTTAAGATATTATTAAAATCTTCATTAGTATATTCATAATTATATTCTTTTAAAATATTAATTATTTCATCTTTAGAGTATTTTCTACTTTTTACATAAGAATATAAATTAAGATACTTTTTAAATTTTTCATAATAAGGACTTACAGTAATATCTACTGCGAATTGATTATCTTCAAGAAGATAGTCTGCGGAATCTTCAAATAAATTTTTTACGAAAATTTCATTAGGAATTGTTTGAATATCTTTATTATTATAAGAAACCAATAAATCTCCTTGAGATAAAAGACCTAAAAATCTATCTGTTAATATATCGTCCTCAATTAAATCTACAAAATTTAAACAGTCTTTGATTATATTATAAACTCCATCGCCGTTATTTAAATAATTTTGAATATGTTTACATTTATTTTTAGTAAGAATTGCACTTTCTTTAAGGGTTTTTAAAGTTTTACATTTATCTAAAAAAGAATACCAAAAGCCGTCAAGATTATTTAAATAAATATCAATAGCTACAACCTTATCACTTAAAGATACATCAGCATAATAAATTTCAGCTTCAATAGATTCCGCGATTTTTTTATTCCATTCAAAAATTTCTTCATTCGAATAATTTTTATCTTCATAAGATAAAAATACATTTTTATTAATAGTATTTACATATTTCTTATGAAAAAAAATATTCTCAGGAAATGTATTTAAATTAGTAATACAAGATCCACCCATGATAATAATATCGTTATTATCTAATGTTTCATAAGGAAGAATAACAGAAAACTTTCTATCATCATAAGAAAAGCAATTTTGATACATTTCAGTTAAAATACGTTCAACCGCAATTTCAAATACAGGAAAAGCACCAAAATTAACTGAGATAGTTCCATTTTTATAATTAATAAGAATTCCCATTACTACTGGAACATTAAACGTTCTTGACATATCAATAATATAATATTTATTGCCATGGGATTCAATAGCATTAATAATCTTAATTAACTTTTCATCAGTAATACTATTAATATCAACAAAATAATAATCCTTATTAGGATTAGTATAAAAATGACTAACAACATAATGTTCAAAAATTTCTGAAAGTCCTTGATTTAATGCCTCAATTATAGTATTACCAGCAGCCATACCTGAACTTCCCTGATAACGCTGAATGAGACGAGGATCTAAATACTTTACATCTTTTTCATTATTTAAATTAATATAAGGAATACCAAAAAATTTATTATTATACATAGAAGTAAGACAATCTTTAATTATATAATTAGTTTCTTCGTCAAAAGAATTAAAAAACTTATACATTAAAGAATCTTTTCCACCAAGGGCTTCTTTAAAGTTTACTTCTTTTTCATTTCTAAATAATGAATAATTATAATTTTTTTGGTTTACTTTGATTTTTTCATTACACAAAAAAGGATTACATAAATAATGTAATCCATTGCAAAATCTTTCATACATTTCAGCATATCCAGAAGCCATAGCGAACTCTTTAGATACTCCTTTTCCAAAAGATCTTAAAATAGAATGACCTTTATAGTATAAACGAAGAGCAAGACTCCATGTTGTAGATTGTTCTTGACGTAAAACTTCTTCTATACAATAAAAGCCTCGATCCGCAAAGAATTGCTTAATATTATTTACTGTATCTAAAGGATTAGTTTCTTTATAATGCTGTGAATAATTATTCATATGATATTATGCCTTTCTTTTTTCTATCATATAAATATATTACTATATTTTTTTAATAAAGTCAAAAACCTACCATTTTATTTGGTAGTTTTTGACTTTATTAAATTGAATAAAAGCAATTAGGACATAAATACTAATTATCATCTATTTTAAATAATGGAATATTACTTACTTGTAAATTACATTTAAAGCATTGTTTATTTTTATAAATTTTTGGTATAAAAATTTCTATATTTGGCTCAAATAAATTTAAAAGATTATTAGATATTTTTTGAAAGTAAATATCTTTTTCTTTATTAGTATCATTATAATTATATTGTAAAATATATTTACATATTACTTTACAATGATTTAAATTAGTTAATTTTAATTCTTCTACTGGAATAATAATATCAGATATATTATCTAAATTTATTTTAGATTTAATTGTATATTGTATTTGAAGAATTATAGTTTTATCTTTTTTAATAATTCCTAAATTAAAGCAAACAAAAAGTATCCAATAGTCATAAATACTATTACTGTCAAAATCAAAAGATAAAGCTCTTATTTTATCCCAAAAGATTTGTTCTGGAATTTTAAATCCGCCATTACTAAATTTCATTTAACTCTCCATTAAAACAATACTCATAATAATTATTTGTATCTTTTTCAATTTGAATACTCCGAGGATAATCTAACTCCCAAGATGTTCTTTTATTATAAAACTATAAAAAATTTTTTACTATATCTTGTATAAATTCTTTATATTCATCGTAAGTATCAATCATATAAATCATACTCTTCTTTCTCAAGATAATTTAAAAATTGATCATGGGCAAATTGATAATATATATATCCATTAAAATAATTTAATATTGGATATATTTCTTTTTTTAAATTATCAAATGATTTAATATATTCTCCATCTAAACAATGAAAATTAATAGTATTGTTTTTTATATCACCTATAATTTTTTTACTTAAAGGGCATAAACAATCATTATTTATTTGTTTTAAAGGATAAATTAAATTTATTTTATATAAAATATAATAACTTGTTTTAATAAAATTTTCTATAAAATAATTATTATGTTTTGTATAAATTAAATTATCATATTCATAAAAATATTTTATTTCATATAAAATTCTAATAATTATTGATTGTAATATTTTATTTTTTTTATCTAAATTTAAATTATAGATATAAAGAAACTGTAAAAAGAAAATAACTATTTTTACTAAATAATCTATAGCCTCAGACAATCCCGTATGAGATATGTTACCTGGATTAGTATTTAAATCAATTATATAATTTCCAATAGTCTAATCAATTAGTTGTCCTTCTCCATATAAATTACATAAATCAAAAAATAAACTATCTTCGCATAAACAAAAATTACTATATTTTATATTATATTTCTATAAAAAACTTCGTTTTAAAAGTAATCCAAGTTTATTATCAGGAATAATAAACTATATAAAATCATTTTTTTCGTTATTTTTTATAAAATTATAAAGAATTTCTAATTCATTATTTATATTAAATAAATCATCTGAATCCCAAAATAAAACATATTCATTAAAAGAATTTTCTAATCCTACGTTTCGTGCGACTCCAGGTCCTTTACGAGTAAGATTTTTAAAAAAGAAACAAGGAAAATCCGCGTTATCAAATATTTTAATAACTTTTCTCTCACAAGCTGAATTATCACTTATTAAATATATACAACAATCTTTAATAATTGTTTGCGCTCTTAATGAATTATATAAATCAATTATCTAATTATCATTAAGGTTATAATAAGGAATAATTATATCTATTTTGCCATCAATAAATCTATTTATACATTTTTGTAAATAGTAATTATTATATCGAAAGTCAATTGGAGTTTTACCATTTAAAAATTCCTAATAATTATTTAAAAAATCTTCTTTATTATTTATAAGTTTTAAATAAAAGTCGTAGTCTTCAAAATAAGCATTTTCCATTGATACAGTAAATTCTGATTTAATGTTATAACATTTATGCCATAGCCAAGAAGCGGTTGGTAAAGTAGCATCACAATATTTACAAATTTTCTTAGGTGAAAATATAAAATTATGTAAATCATCTAAGCTATTTATATCTTCTAACTACAAATAATCTTCTTCCTCTTCTGGAATATTCAAATTATATTTTTTACAATAAATATCTAAGAATGCGGAAAAAGGACAGATATATATCTTATAATTTTTTAATGTAAAACAAGGTATTTCATGTGGACAATATTGATAATAAGCCTTTGCTGGATCAGTATCTCCATTTTCATTTACAAGCTACTAACGCATAAATAATCGCTCTTGATGATTAAAAGCAATACCATATTCTTGGCATTCTTCAACATCTTCATAATTTGTATAATTACTATAAGCAGTTATGTCGAACATTATATCCATATCAAGGTATTCTTTTTTATGTTTAATAATATTTTTCATATTTAATCCATTAGATAAAACTTTTAATTGAGTTTTTTCTTTTGGAAATATTTCACGAGCTATTTTACATAATTCAAATAGTTGTGGGTGAAGAGTTGGCTCTCCACCCACAATCATAAATACTTTTATATTAGGAATTTTTTTATTAGCCATAATAACCTAATTGCGGAAATCATTTATATCAATAAACCAAGGCGTGGCTAAAGGTGAAAAATGATTACATCCCGCGCAATTAAGATTACAATGATCTACTACTTGTATTTCTAAGCTTACACCATCATAAACAGATTTCCAAAGACTATGTGTATATGGAGGAATCCCACGATAATCTTTATCTTTCTTTATCTGTATATCGTTCATCAAATTCTCCTAATATATGTGTATTATAATCAACTAATTCTCTTATTTGATTATTGCGTTCATGTAAAAAACATTGAGTACAAATTTCATTTAAATTGTTTAAAGGTTCATGGAAAAAATTGCAATAATGTTTTTCAAAATCAACATATTTACAATACTTATCGCATATTAAAATATTACTATCTTTATTATAAATCACAGGATGATCTTCTCGTAAGCGGAAAGATAGCTGAATTTTAAACATTAAAGTTCCTTGATAAGAATATAAAAAAGTTTTATAAAATATATCTTGGACTTTACTTTCAAAAGTAAATTTCTATTTATCTGTAGTAATAAGCTCAATGCATTCTATTTCATTCTAATCTATAGCTTTAACTTGCTAATAAACCTAATTTAGAAAAGAATAATCAATATCATTCTAATTTTTAATTATTTTTGCAAAAACTATTTCTTTTGGAAAATTTAATTGAAATATAATATCATCACATTGACGCTCATTAAATTTAACAGATTTTAAAATTTCTTTATCTGAATTAATAAAATTAATAACCATTTCGTTTATCAGGAATTCCTTTTAATCGATCTCCTAAGAAATATCTATATAATTCATAAGAATCAGCAATATTATCGCATAAACAATTATTATTATTTTCATTGTTATTATTATCGTTATTATTATTATTATTATTAGATTTTTCTGCATGATCTGTAATAATTATTTTAATGAAATTATTGATAATAGTATTAATTTCTTCATTTTCACCATTATTTTCAATCCAATTTAAATAAATAACATATAAAAGATCTCTATAATCTTCTACATTGCTATAATCAAAAGTTTCAATTAAATGATTAATTTGATTTTTCATTTCTTCAATCATTGTAATACCCCAAATTATGGCAAAGATTTAACCAATTTTCTTTATATTTTTCATCTGGAAAATAATTTTTTTCTAAAGCAATTTTAGTTAATCCTAATTCACAATAACTTTTAACTAAAAAAGATATTCTTGTTTTATGTAATTCACAAACACTTTTAGGCGGTAAAAATAAATCTCCAGTAGCTTCGAGTGCCGCACCAAGGCAAAGTTTTAAACAAAACGGATCATAAGGACAAGTAACACATCCAACATTTAAATGAGTATTGTTTGTCTTAATTACTGTATAAAGACTTGGATTAATTGCTGTAATTCCAATAATTTTATCATTTTCAACTTCAAATTTACCGCCAATAAATTGCTGATAAGAAGTTCTGTGGCAAGGAACTAATTCCATAGTAGCAACATATAAACAAGTTTGATGAGAAATTGCACAAGTGTAATTTCCATCTTTCCAAGTGACAGTTGGTTGTAATGGATCATAATTGTGTAATCCAATTAAAGATCCTTCTTCCCCATCTCCTAAAAAGATATGTCGAGCTAACTTATCTAATGAACTATCATTCATTTGGAATCTAATTTCAAGCATGTGAGTTAAGAATTCAAGATAGTGATTTAATTTTTCTTCAGTCCATTCATCATTACGAACTTCTAAGAACATGGGCTGAAATTCATCGCGAGGCCCTTTACATAATTTATATTTCTCAAATTGTTCAAGCCACCAATCATAATTTTTAATAGCGCTTTCAATATTATTTGGAGAAATCATTGGATGAATACCGCAACAGTTCTTAGAAAGAAATTGCATAATCTTATCATAATATTCAAAATCTTTATTTTCTTCTCTTACACTATCATAAGGACCATCTACAGAACAAGATAAATTTAATTCCATTTCAAGGTCAAGAAATTTTTGAAGATATTCTTCCACTTTAGCTGCTTTTTTATCATCAGCAACAAAACTAAAGTTATTGGGGAAAGCAATACGAGGATGATGATTCTTAAAAAGATTAGGATGTTCTTCAAAGAGAGCTCCATAATATTTTAAAAGTAAATCAAAAATACTAAAGCCTAAATTATCATAAAATAAATCTCCAGCAAAGAGTTCTATTTCAAGGAATAAGACTTTTCTTTCGTTAAAAATATAATCTAATATAATGTTCATATTTTTAAGAATTTTTTCATTATTTGCTCTTGTTTCAAGTGGGTATAAATCTTTTCCGTAACGAGCAATATAACAATATTCACACTTTTGATTACATTCTGGACGAATAATAAACTCAAAAGAGCTTTCATTTATCCAATATCCTTCTTCTTTATCCCCTTGATTAAAGCAATGGTTATCAAGAAATTTTTCAAAATATTTATTATTATCTAAAATACAACCTTCACTAATATTCATTAATTGTATACTCCTTGTTCTGTATATCTATCGTCATCCCAACATTCTTTAGGTAATACCCAATTATTTTCTCTATCAACATAATTATATAAAGCAGAAGAAATTCTTAAAGTTCCAATGCTTCTTAATAATTCACTACCAGTAGAAACCAAATTATTATAAGTACAAGCAAGATTTTTTGTTGTAATAAAAGCTAAGTGAAGCAATTTATTATAATCATATTTATACACTGAATTTAATTGTCCGCACTCATTTAGCATTTGATATTCATTTAAAATAGTTTGAAACATGAATGGAAAAGAAGTGGTTTTAAATAAATTATATTTATAAAACACCTTATCAATTTCTTCATCTGATGCTGTTAAAAGATTAACACAAGAATGTCCTCTTGTCATTAAGTCTTTACGGGAAAGAGTGTCAATAGTGCCATCATCTTTAATGTTGTTTGGGTTTATATCAAACATATAATTTTGACAAGATACCATAGTACCGTCCCATAAAAGCTTTAATTCACTCCAATTAGAGCCACAAAAATTATTCATAGATAATGATCTAATAACTTCTTCATTTTTATCTTTAATGCATTGTAAAGCTTCTTCAATTGTTAAAGGGCATCCTTTTTGAGTCACATATTCTCCCAAATCGCATAAACTATCTTCATAAACACTTCTATATCCAACGATTAAACTAACTGGCATTCGTGGATCATGAAAATCAGACACATCAATATTAATTAATCTTTGTAAAAAAGATTCATACTCAATACGCTCATCCACTGATCCGTCTCTTGGATGTTCTGGACAAATAGAAACTGAAGGATTAAGCGTAATAGCTTGATTAATAACTTTTTCATTTAATTCATATCCAAAAGTATCTAATTCTTTATAATAATCATGAACTTTTTCAAGAGTATCTAATTGATTAATGAGCATTCCAGACAATACACCATGTAATTGTATTGAAATATTTGTATGATTAAATTTAATTTTATTTAATCCCTCTATAACTGTTGAAATAGTTTGAAAAATACGTTCATTATTTGCATTTCTAATATTATTAGTAGAATAAGCTCCATCATATGAAAATTGAATTGATAAATTCACATCATCTTGAGTTGTTAATTCATCTACTCTTTTAGCAAAAGCAATTATACGTTCTGGAAAATCCATTCCATTAGTTGAAAAATCAATATTTCTAATATTAGGAAAAAATTTAAACCAATCATCTAAATGCTCTGTAATAAGATGAAGTGTTAGTGTTGGTTCTTGACCCCAAAATCCAAAATTATCAATTATATATCTATCAAGGTCTAATCTTTTAAAAATTTTTTTTACATTTTCAAGATAAGAACCATCAGTTAAAGCTTTAATTGTATCTTGTTGTAATTTAGCAGAACAACCATTTAAACTATTTTCTATCATGCAATACTAACAATGTAAATTACACCCACATGAAGATACGAGTGTTACTGCTCTAACATCTATATCTGTATTTTTTTTCATAAATTCTCCTTTTTCTCTTAAAAAATTTAAGATCTTGATCTTCCTGCTCCACTTCTATTCGCGCTGTTAGAAGTATAAGCCCCTCTATAGGAGCAAGGTCTATAACTGCCTCTATGAGTATCATTATTAGAGCCTCTATGGCTTGTATAATAAGTATAATTACTTGAATAATTAGAACTATTATAAGCATTATTAGAACTTCTATTAGAACCGTTATAAGCATTATTAGAACCTCGATGAGTTCCATCATAAGCATAGTACCCATTTCTATGTGTACCATTATAACTAGCGTCATAAGCATTATTAGAAGCTCTATAACTACCATTATAGCCACCATCATAAGCATAATTAGAGGCTCTATAACTACCATCATAACTAGCGTCATAAGCATTATTAGAAGCTCTATAACTACCATTATAACTACCATCATAAGCATTATTAGAAGCTCTATAACTACCATTATAACTACCATCATAAGCGCAAACCGCGTTTACTTCTTCAAGTTTTGTCCTAATTTGTGATAATGGAATATATCTAGTTAACTCATTTACTCTTGGGGCTGTAAAGGTGTCAAAAGTTGCTTTTGTACCAACGTAAGATACATTTCTTAAATTTTCAATTTCGTTCTTTATTGTGATAACATCTCGCGCCCCAACTCTTTGTTTAGTCTTATCAGGAATAGCAGTTCTACTTTGAGAAAATCTTGTTTGCGCTGTATTTAAGTTATCATATAAAGCACGAACATCAGCCCATGAAATTCGACTTCCTGTTCCTGCCATAATTTTGCTCCTTTTTAATTATTAATTGAATATTTAATTACAAAATCAACAGAAGAATTATATTCTTGTGCAAAAACTTGGTCCCCAATATCATTACTATACTCAAAAGAAAGTTCTTCAATATCATTTAATTTCTTATCAAAAATAACACGATAATCTTCTGAAGTTGTTAAATAAGCAACTGTTATTTTATCCATAGTCTCTCTATTTAACTTTTTAATAATATTAGCTCCCTATTTAGCCAAATTTACTTTTTCCATATCATATTCTTGGCTAAATTCACGCATACGAAGAAAACAGAATTTGTTTTCAGTATTGGAACTAGAAGTAATAGTAAAAGTAATTGGACCTGTAAGGATAGTATCCTCTACGTTTCCATCTTTATTAGTAATAGTAATTTTAAAAGTATTATCTAAATTTACCATTTTAATTTTCCTCCTCAAAAATTTTATAAAATATAGGATATATTATTTATTATCCTATATTTTATAAAAAAAAATTTTATTAATTTAATCTTTTTTGATTAAGTATTTAAGTCTTTATTTAATTTATATTAATATAATAACAAAAAAAAAGAGTAATGTCAAATGACATTACTCTTTAAATTAACTTAATCCTAATCTTGCCTTTAGATCAGCAATATTTTTCTTTTCATCTGTAGTAATTTCAATCGGGGTTTCTCCACCTGCGGTTGCCCCATCTTCAAAATTCAAAACATTTGAATCCGCGGTTGCGCCTGCTTCACCGACCGGAGTCTTTGGGCATGTCATACTAATAGCAATCTGAATTCGCTCACCATTCTCATTAGCCCAAAGATAATACTTTTTATCTCGCTCGCCGATCCAATCAGCGCCAAATACTTCCGCCATTTTCTTAGCGATCTGTTCCTTAGCTACTGCACCTTTAGCCATATCTAATTCTCCTTAACTAAAATTATGTATAAAGTCTTTTAAAGACCTAAAATTATTAACTTTTTCTTCACCAGCATCTCTAAAGCACCAAGGACATAAATACATATCAGTTCCTTTATGATAGTGAATATCTTCTGTATAATATAAATTATTACAACATTCGCATCGTTTACAATAAGTATCCGCACAACTATCGCAAACTAATTCATTTTCATCGCCTACGGAATTTGCTTCGTCAAGGATTATACGAGAACCGCAACAAGCGCAATAACCATAGTTATCGTCTTCGTTTACTCCATAACTGAATTCACAATCTCCGCATCGCATATATTCTCCACTTTCAATTATAGTTTTACCGCATTGTAAACAAGGAACATCACCACCAATAGACCAATGAGGAAGATCAGTCTTGTCAAATGGATAATAATACAATTTTAAACTATAAATAGGCAAATAGCAAGAAGAATAAAGCAAATCATTATATTGAAGAGTATGCTCACCAATATCTTCAACGATATCACTAATAGGATATAAACGAGACAAAATAGGAATCCATGTTTCAGATAATCCGATAGTCTCTTCTCCAAAAGGAATGCTACTCATCCTATTAGAGACAGTAGTAATACCTCCGTCTACCCATTCACGCAACTGAAAAGTCTTATCAAAAGTATTGATAATATCTTTAATTTTAATTAAAGCATTGGTTGTCATAAAAGGATATTGACGGCCAGCCATCAAACCGCGTCGCTTATCTTCCATATAAAGAAGCATACGCCATTTCTTAGAATTCCAAAGAACATCTTCGGGAAAGTGCGGAAGTTTCTGATTCTCTGCTCCGCGCAAATAGCAAATAAAAGTGCTTCTATCTACCATGTAAGATAAATTTCCTGCTCTATATTCACCATCAAGCGCATGGCAAGAGCGCCAATTATAAGTATTTTCACTTACGCTTAAAAAATCCAAAGGATGAACTGAGAAACATAATGTTCCCTCAATCTTGTCCTCTTGGATAATACGACTTGCGTAATTTTGAATATCTTCCAAAGAGCGCGGATTCTCTTCAAAATACTTAAAAGCCTTAACTAATTTCATCCCTCTTGGAATCTTTTTATCCTTATAGAAATAAGTATCTATAACCGTATTGTTAAAGAATCCTTCTTTGTTTACTGAAATAAAATCCTTTAAGTCTTCATTGTTATAAGTATAATTAATTGTTTCAAGAAACTCTTCAAGACGATGTTCTTTAGTTTTATCATCTAAGGAAAAAGATACCTTTTCCGGCCATTCATAAATTAAATGACCATGAAAAAATTTAATTAAGTCTTTTTTGGCTTCGAGGAATCTTTCGAATAGTTCTTCTGTTTTTGGATTACTGATTCCTTGGGAGTAACTGATGACTTTGTTGAACTGTTCTCTAATGCTTTCGATGTCGAAGTCATATGACATTTGACTAATCCTCCAATACAATCTTTACAATACTCGCTGTGTGGGTTCGCAGGGTCAATTTCAAATGCCTCTTCACACTCCGCACACCATTCAACATTACTGGGAATACAATCAGGGCAATAAAAACATGTATGTCCATCTAATCCCTTTACTGGAAATGTTTCATACTCACTAAATAGCTGACCGCATCCTCTACAATGAACGTAGAATCCATCGCCATCAGTTGGAAAATTCTTACAAATATTATCGAACCAAATATTATGATAATTACGATAATACTCAAAATTAGGGATATCTTTCTCTTGGAGCATGCGGATTACCTTATTAATCGTATCAAAAAGAGCACCCGCATTTAATGTTTCAATACGGTTATGTTCATTTTTATAACCTACTGAAAGATTTACACCACAAATTTTCCATTCAGGGCATAAAACACTAATATCACTAAACGTGCCAAAATCTTCTACAAATCCAAAAGATTCAATGTAATCGATGAATTTAGGATTGTAAAGGTCATAAAACACACAATCATTTGTGCCCTGTCTATCCAACTGAATAATATATTTCAAGTTGGGAAATGGACACTCAAAATATTGTAATACTAATGCTTCGGCGCCCAATCCACCGATTTCTTCATCAGTGGTAAAAATAATAGAAGGGCGCAAAGACGTATTTCTCAAAATATGAAGAATCGCATATACTCCTGCTCTATCATCTGCGCCAAGACCATCGGGCGACCAAAGCACATTTTTTCTTGTGTCATAATATAAATCTTTGACCGGTTTCTCAAACACGGTATCAAGATGAGCTACTAAAGCAATCGGAATATCACCAACCGCACAAACATACTCTTTAGTAATAACTACTTCAGTATATTTAGATTTCAATACATCGGCAACATATTCTCTTAACTCATCTTGCGTCGAGCGAACCAGATATTCAAATAACCAAAGTTCATTAGTTTTAAAACCTCTCACAGTTTATTCTCCTATCTTTTATCTTATATTTATATTATAACATTATTTTTTTTATTTGTCAATTGAGTCCTCTTCCGCCTCGGGGATAGGATTATTCTGCTTGCTTGCTTGAACGGCTTTATCTATAACACGAGAGAATATAAATGCGGTTTCACAATAATGACACGTCCCTTGTCGTTGACAGCGCTGACCGCAATTGATGCGGTTGGGGCCAAAATCTTCGGGGATTCCACGATTATCCGCATTATAATTTAGATTGGTTAATAAAAGGTTTAGATTACCTTGCCAATGACCACTTTGATAGATATCCAAAAGCACAGCTTCTTTGGAGAGCGCGGGTTCGTCAAATTCTAAGGTTGAGACATATGTTCCATAATAATCTACATCTTCCGGTCGGACATAAGAACCGCATATTCCATTTTCTCTTGGAAGGTTATCGTCATAGCATTTATTCGCAATCATACGAATTGGAACTTTTGCTTGCTGATTTAATTGTCTCAAATCAAACGTAAGCGGTGCCCCGATGAAAAGTTCGCTAACTCTAAGATCAAGGAGAACGCGGACTTCTGCCCATGTAGTAGCGGGATAAGCGAAATAATACTTTACATCAATATTACATCCATTACGAGTAAGCATATCTTCAAATGCTACAATAAGATCGACTTTATTCTTAAAGGAATCAATTTCTTCCCAATTCACTTCTTCGTTTTTGCGGATTCTGATAATATATCGCTTATTGGGGAATTTCTAAATCATATCATACATAATGTTTATATCATTATAATTAACCATAAGCTCATCAGCCTTCTCGCGGACAACATCAGGTTGACGCACAGAAACACAATATTTCAAATTATATCACTCCTTTATAATATAATTATAACAAAAAACTCCAATTTTGTCAAGAAAATTCTAAACGGCTTTTTACTTTTGGACTTTCGGTGTATGCGACCAGCACCGGTCGGAGCAGATAACAAGAAAAAATGGACTGAAAATTTTTCAGTCCATTTAATCATTTAACTCTTAGTCCTCAGCGACAATCTTGCGATAAGCCACTTTCTTTGAAGCCTTACCGCCATCAGCGCCCGGAATAGAAACCTCAGTTTTCTCCGCGCGGTTCTCGCTCACAAGAGTGCGGAGTCGATAACTGGCACGCTGTGCGGAAACACTCTCATCGCCGAGAGCCTTGACGATCTCAGGGATGGTCATAAACTCATCGTCATAAAGAACATTATAAATCTGCTCAGTCAGCTCATCGCCCTCAGCACGCTTGGCGGCCGCACGCTCCTTAGCCTTAGCAGTCTTCTTATCAAGCAACTCAATCTCATGCTCGCAAAATGCGATCACATCATTGGGATCATACTTAATCTCACCAGTGTGCATAGCTCCGATAATCGCGGTCAGATAATCGCGCTTAGAAACCTTAACTTCATTAGTCATAATTTTTACCTTAACCTTTCATAAATAACAATTTTATTTTTAGGAAGTATTTCTTCCTTTACCTTACATAAATATTATATATTATTTTTTTTAAAAAATCAAAGAAGGTCTTTGATTTGGGTTAGTGCCATTAACCCAAGAAATAAACTCCTTTTCATTAATATCAAAGAGGTCTCTACCCTTTTTAGTGAGAGTTTCTCCATCGACATAATAATTGGAGCGCCAACCGTCTCTGTCTTCTTCAATTTCACCACTGAAAAAAGTTTTTACTTTTTTATCTCCACAACAATCCCAACAAATATCCACATAGAATCCAACTGGCTTCTTCTGGAATCGAAGGCGGATTTGCTTCATGTCATCATAATCTTTGCGGACTCTGCAACAAGGACAAATTTCTGTGCTTTCATCATAACAATAAGCACAGTAAGTTTTTCCATCAACATTATAAGTGTCATCGACATAAACAATATCGCCACACTTATCGCACTTTACCGCATCCGAACAACTCGTACAAATGGTCATTTCCGCGTTATTCTCTCTATCATCGAGGAGAGAATCATCAAGAAGCTCTCCACAACACATACACTCAGATTCACCCGAGTAGTTAAGATCAATGTTTTCGTCCGTAGGAATCTTAGTGGAAACGTAAGCATTATGCTCTGAATAGATATCGTTATACATGAAATTGGTATCAAGATTGAAATAAATATTTCTATCAAGCTCACCAATAATATTATTACTGTAATTCTGAATCTTATTTAAATACTTGGTATAAGGACCAAAACCAAGATTCTGTTCAGCGAGCTTTTTGATCCAAGCAAGACAAATGCTTTCAAGATTTTCATTACAATAAGGATAACCCTTGATGCCAAGAATAAGACTTTTATCTACAATGAAAAGCTCACGCCAGCGCTTGCTATTCCACATAACAGGCTTACCAACCTTATACCAAATTTCCATATCCTTATCAGATTTAAGGTAAGCTTCGAGGATAATGGGAGAATTCATCATCTCAACGGTTCCCTGACGATACTCGCCACCACCATTCTGCCATCTCATACAAGAGTCCCAACCGCAATTATTATCACTCATAGTGATATAGTCAAGAGGATGAATAGAAAGACAAAGTTCACCAGAAATATTTTTCTGATTAAGGAACTGAGAATGAGCAATACGGAACTTTTCATAGATATCGCGGTCAATCTCCAAGATATCACTCATCTTACCAAGCATCTTGCTAAGCTTCATACCCTTATTAATCATAAGAGTTTTATTGTTATAAGTGAATTTAAAAGATTCACCATCATAAATATTAGACATTAAAGGATCAACATCCAAAAGACTTGCCAGATTAAAATACTGAGTATTAGAGATGGTTGTTTTAAGATAAAGATCTCTTACCTTATTATTAAAGGTATTTCGGAATTCATATCCATCACTATTTCGACCGAAATAATCATAAAAATCCTCACTCATCTCTTCATAAGAGCGAGAATAACTTACCTTACGAGAAATGATAAGATTATTTCCCAACATCTTGTAAAGATTCTGCTTATTATAAGCCCAAAAACGGAGAATGTAATCGAGAGATGTCTTCATATCGGAACTATCTCCACCGAGACCCGCAAAATTGCGGATATACCCTTCAATCTTTTCGCAATCTTCTTTGGAAAGGAGTTCAAATAAATTAGCCATATCTTATCAACCTCTTTTTAATATCTTTCTTAACTTTATATATATATATATATATTATAATATATTTTTTTATAAAAATAAAGAAAGCCCTTTGCGGTCAATCAAAGGGCTTTCTTGCGAAAGGGGTTTTATTATATTTACTTACAAAGATTACCCATGAACATGAGCGGAAGAAGATCATCCGCGTTCTTGGAGTCCTTCATAAGGAAATACATCATCATCATAGGATTCTTAGAGAAATCCATGCCACCCTGACCGCTCATCATAGAGAGCATCAGCATGGTGTTCATGTCAAACTCGCCACTATTCTCACTCATCATGAAAATGGGGAGCATATTACCAAACGGATTCTCCGCACTCGGCGCATTCTCAGGACTCTTCATAAAAGAGTCAAACAGAGAAACAACACGAGTGTAGAAGTTAAAGTTGAAGCAATTCTTCGTAGGAAGAATCTTCTTCTCCTCACCGGCCTGCGGATCGACAACCGTAATACCGCTATCGCCGACCTCAATTACGAACATAGCCTTGCGGTTATGAACAATAACCATACCAGGGGCGATATCCTTGATGGCAACCGGCATCTTGTAAAGGAACTTACCGCCATCAAAGTTGAAGATATCGACGTCGATAATCTCCTTACTCTCAGGGTTGTAAGAAACCCAAGTGCCGTTCGCGTTCTTTACGGCCAGGCCATACATAGACATACGAATGTTATCAGTGGTGCAGGGGCCAAAATCAAAATTAAACGCCTTCATTTTCTTATTTCCTTTCTTATCATCAACATTATTATTAAATGTATTTTGTTCGTTCAAAACTTTATTGATTCGATCATCAATATAATCGTTATCAAGCATAGCGCATTTATCTTTAATTGCATCAATTTGACTACCGAGTGTAATTGTGCCAGGAGTAGAGGTAGCGAAAATTGCGTTAGAATCAATTGAAGCAACTTTTCCAGTTATACAATCGTTATCAGGAACTATCATAACAGGTGTAGTATTTAACTTTCCAAGAATCTTCTGAGCTTCTTCATCGGAAATAGTATTCGCACAAGAAAATTCTGTGCTCCATATTCCCTTGTCATACACTTTGATATAATCAAGGTTATCGCAGGTTTTGCTTATATTGTTATTCTTTTCAACAGTCTTCTTTGCCCTACGCATCTTATATTCAAGAAACTTTTCAGAACATTCAATCGCATAATCATTCGTAAAAATATTACAAACATTATCAGCTAAAAATTCACCAAAAGAACCATCAATACCATCGGCAAAGAAAGAATTCATAATATAAGTATCAGGAAAAACCTCAAAGAAAATTTTGCCATTAAGGTCAGATTTGACAACAATCCTAACACTATTTTTAGTAGTCTTTAACTTACGCCAAAAGACGTAATCAAGCTTATGATACTTATTATCTTGAACTGCTTGACTAAAATTGTCTAAGATTTTATCAAAAACATTAGGTGGGAATTTATAAGTTCCCATTACATTAGTTTCAGCCATTTAGTCTCCTCTCCACTTCTCGTCGGATATATTCCATATCGCTATCCGTCAGAGTGAGTTCAGTCTAGAAGGTTGTCGCGCCCGCACTAATTTCCTTGATAATTCTTTCAAGTTCCTCAGTGTAATTCGCATAACACATAAACAAATTATCCATTACTCCATCCACTCCAATGTATCTTTATCGTCCCAAAAGAAATCAAACTCAGTATGAGCTTTGCCGTCCTTATCTTTCTTAATAAGGATATCCATCATATGAGCATGAATACCATCTTCGGGATAATCCATTTCCCAAATTTCACGAATCTTATAACGAGACTTGTGCGGAATGGCTAAATGAGTAATGAATTCTTCGGGAGTCCAAGTCTCAGTAGCCGTGCAAAACACCAAGCCATAGTGCTCACTATGAATTGCGATTACTTTTTCAATCATTGTTATCCTCTCCTAATATATCACAAATTGCCTGATGACTAAATGTAATCTTCGCTCCAAAATAAGGAACTGTTCTATCATCAGCGATAATAATTTCCACAAAAGCGATATCGTATTTATAGAAATATACAATACGCTTAATTGCTTCCAAATAATCAGAAGCTACTATTACACCCTGAAAATCTTCCTTTCCTGGGTCTACTGCATTAACATAAGCTATGTAGTGATACTCCATAACAAATAACCTCTTTTCTTATTTTCTATATATATTATATATTATTTTTTATAAAAATGTCAAAAAGATCTTACCAACTACGACATACGAGTATACTTACATAGTCAGTATCACAAAAGGCATTACGAAGCTCGGCATAAACACGATTCACATTAGCGAAAATTTCGCGCTCATCTTCATCAACAAGAGATAAATCTTCATCATTGTTGATGAAATAAACTTCGGTATAACTCCAATCACCAAGAATAACATCTAAAACATCATTTATATCATCCTCAGTCCAATCGGGGAAAGTGTCATGCAGCCATTCAATGAACTGATCATGACGCACAACAGGCTTAGAAATATAAGTCATATAAAAAAAAATCCTTTCTTAACTTTCTATAAATATTATATAATAATATTTATAAAAAATCAAAAAAAGGACTTTTAATTTATTTAATTATTGAATAAATCAGTGTCAATGATGGCGAAATTCGCACGATGAATATATACTGCCTTACCATCAATTGTCAACTGAGTAGTCTTAGGAAGATTCTTCGGAATATTCCAAGAGACATTATCACCAGTAAACATACAAATGGGGTCGCCCATCTGAGACTGAATCACCACAATCTTATTGCCGGTATCCGCATTGTTCAAATCCTTAGACTTCCAATACCACCAAGAAAGATCCCAATACTCATCCCAACTGCGGTCGGTAGGCGCGGAAATGCTAGCTCCATTGCCACTATTAGTCGAGGCTTCCGCAGGAATGTCTACATCATACTGAGTGAGACGGCTATCAGCAAAAATAATAGTAGAACCGCAACTCTCAATACTCTTACCATCAATATCGACGCTTATAACCGACGAAAGAGAATAATAACTAACCCAACTACCGTCAGTGTTATAACCCCATTCCTTCACTTTGTTAGGCTTAATGTCAAAGGTCTCGCCTTCACATTGAAGCCACTGAGCGCCGTGGTTATCATAAAAGGTAGCGAGGAAAGAAAGCTTAACGTCGCCATCCTCCGGCTCGGCGGTAATTGTAGTTGTTTCTGGACTGTCGCACGCAGTCAACGAAAGGCAAAGGATAATCGCAATAATACCACAAATAAATCTCTTCATAATTTAATGCTCCTTTGGATTATTTTCCATATAATTTTTGATACGTTCACCATCAAACCGAGAAGGACATTTGAGACAAATATAAGTATTATAACTACTGCACCAATGCTTCTCAGTTCCATCAGGATTGATGGTAGGATTCAAAGTGTCATACGCACAATAAATAGGTTCCATTTCCATTATTTTACCTCACTACATCTTGTTAACGTGTTAATCTTTACATTCTTACGAACATCTTGCGATTTCACGGTTCCGCGAATATGATAAGTATTTCCAACAGTCCAATCACTCTTGGAAGAAGTGATCCACATAAACTGATTACCATCGGCATCGCTCATAGAATAAGCAATGGTATGACCATATTTGCTTTCAAGAGCGTGCTTATCATCAATTTTCACGGTAATGTCAATGCGGTCGCCAATATTGCCGATCCACTGAGCTAAACTCTCGTCATACACAAGGGCATCAACCGCGTGCTTTACCACTTCTTCACGATAAAGCTCACCATCCGCTCCGCCAACCTTATCCCAATCAAGACGAATCGGTTCAACATCTGCGGGAAGCGCAGGAATCTCATCACATGAGCGGAAATACCAACCCCACAACCGCGTATAGCGTGCGGAACTCATCTTAAACCAATCATTCTCTTCATCACAATTACCTTTGAAAATCGTGATATAGCCCGCATCGCCAAACCCAAGAACTTGACGATGCGGAGCCATCTTAGTTGCTACCTCTTGGGATTTTTCAGGGTAAAGCTTAGCATACTCCGCGTCTTCATACCACCGGACTTGTCTCACATTAAGAGTTCGGGGATGCTGAACCTGAATATACTTTTTACCACCGGAAATATAAACATCACCGATTACTTTATATGACTGAAAACTCGGAGCTACCATGCTTTACACCTCCCACATACTAACTATGCTAAAATGTTTTTCATCCTCTAAAATATAAGCTTCAAGCGTTTCATATTTCTTAGAGTTATTATACTTATTATATAGCTCAAAAGAGCATTTCATACTATCAAAATAATCTTCAATGGATAAATCGTGATAAACACAAGACCAAAGAAAATCATCATAAGTTCTTTCTTCATAAAAAGAAAGAAGCATTTCATATGCATCTGAAAGATCACTGCAAGCTAAAACGGGGCGAAATTCATCACATACTAAGTGGACTCTTTTCATAGGATTGTCTGCTCCTCAATATAATATTCATGGCTCTTAAACTGAATTGCGAACCCTTCGGTTGTGATATAGGGAGACCGCATTGCTTGAAGCTTGCTATACCAATCTTTCAAACTGGCGACCTCAGTCCACCACTTTTCAGGTTTAATGGTAAGATAAGAGCTGGTGAATCGCACGGTATCACTAAGGAATCGCTCATACATTGCTTCCTCTTGGAGAGAAAGAACTATCTCCTGAGCGTCATCAATAGTTTCTGTAAGAAGAACAATCTCCTCAGTCTCATTGTCCCTAATAGCGTAAATCGTTTTCATAATTAAAACTCCTTATACTTTTCATATTCTTCTTCTGAGACTTCCCAAACATTATACCCACATTCGGCAAGATAAGCGTCATACTCATCATAAAAGTCTTCTTCGCTTTGCTGATCCCACCACTCCATAGCGTCATCTTCAACACAAGACTCCGCATATTGTTCCATTTCTTTTTCCGTGCCTTTAAAGAAATGGTCTATTGTTTCACCACAATAGCAGGTATATGTTTGAATATGATAAAATTTAACTTCCATATTAATTCTCCATTAAATAATCAAATTCATAACTACACAAATAGCCTTCCTCCATCCAAGAGACAAAGCAAGCACCACCTTCTTTATTGGGCCATTCAGCGCAAGAAAGAATCCATTGCTGAGATGTACGCTTAGCCTGGAAGTATTCAATAATTTTATCAATTGCGCTCTTGTCGCAAGTCATTACATCATAACCGCCATGACCATACTCAACGCAAATATCCTCAATGTCTTCTTTAATTTTAGAATAAGGAATATTAACAGTTCCAAGCATAAGCGTCTCTCCTTTTTTTATCTTCTCTTTAACTTTCTATATATATTATATATTATTTTTTATAAAAAATCAATAAAACTCTTTTTTGGAGGTATCATACAATCAAGGATTCAGCGTATATAATATAGCCTATTCAAGTTTGTTAGCAGAACTATCATACCTACTTATAATCTAACCTTATTGAATAGCATCCCTAAGCGGTATGGACTGAAACTTTATCCTATTGGGGAAGAGAATGCCCTTCCAGAGTTTTATATTAAGTATTGTGAATATCTACACAACAGTACTCGTTAATAAAGAGACTTCTACCGAGGTTCGCAAATTCGCAGTCAAGTTCACTAACGGAAAGTCCAGTGTTATCGCGGACGGGCCAAACTTCCCATTCAATGCCTTCCTCTACCTCTTCCAGGTCGTAATCTTCAAAGGCATGACTATAACCGTCGATTACATCATAAGCCATTCCTTTGCCAATATCATCAGCTTCTGCGACACTATCAACCTCAAAAACACCGCCAGTATTGATGCCGTGGAGTCCGCAATAGACGCTTTCATAAGCATAAATCATTACAACCATTAGATAGTCTCCTTATCAACTTCCATAATCTTTACATAGTAGTCGCCATAGCTGTGAACGAAAAACCCATCAAACGAAGGCTTTTTGCAATATGAGATAGACTTATTTTTTTCCCAACGCTCTTGCGCTTCCTTTTCTTTCTTTCGTCCTGCTTCAAAAGCCTTTTCCTCAGTAGAATAAAGGCTAAGCACCGCGGTATCATCACCGCCAAAACTATCATAATGATAACAAAGAGCATAAACAGTCATTAATGACATACCTCCGTATAATAAGTTCCAAGAGAGCCATCTGCATTAATCCAAGAGACAATTAGCACATAAACCATTTCGATGCCGATTGTGTCGAAGACGCAGGGGATTTCAATGTTATACTCGCGGATTCGACCCTCTCCCTTAGCCTTAGAGAAAAGAATCTCAACCGCATTAGCGATATGAACGCCGTCCTTAGAAACGAGCATTGCGTATTCATCATCTTCTGGATCAGTATACTTTCTACCAATCAAATCCCAAAGCTCTACATACATAATTTTCATTTCCTTTCTTAACTTTATATATATATTATATTATATTTTTTTATAAAAATAAAATAAGGACTTATGAATTAACATAAGTCCTTATTGTTTAATGAACTGAATGAGCATCGCCCATGTAATAAATAGTTTCACCTACGTCTGTGATTTCACCACAAACGGTAATGTAAGAACCTTTCTTGGCATCCTTAATGAAATCGTAAACATCAGAGCCCTTGTCCATACTCCAATGGATATTATCTAAGAGAGTAAAATCGTCAGGATCAGATACAATGGTGAAGTATTTACCATCACTATCAACAGTGTCAAGATAACCTGATACCTGAATATACTTACCAGTATACTCTTCCTCAGCTTTGATAGGATAATCTTCTACCATATCAATCATCTTAGAAAGAGATTCGGATGAATATTCAGCGGTTTCCTGCTCATCGGTCTCTTCGCCTGAATCAACCGAACTCTGAGACGAGGCTCCCGCACTTTCCACAATCGGAGTGCGGTATACAGTAGGTTCAGGATCGGGATTCCTAATGACATAATCAATCCCCGTAAAAATGATAAGCACAAGGAGAATATGGAACCAAGTCTTATCGTAGAAAGGAACCTTTACATTGCCTCCACAAAACGGACAAACTTTTGACTTATCAGAAATGGGCTGACCGCAATGTTTACAAATAATCATTTTTATTCTCCTTATTTCAGCTCAATAAATTCAAGCCGATCAACATATTCTCCGGCATAGATCTTCAACCAAGGGTTCGCGCGATTAGATTTTGCGCTCGCAAGGGTTTCATTATACTCTTGGATGTCTTCATAAAGTTCGGTTGCGCCAAGGTTATTATCATTATCGGTATAATCCTGTTCAAGTCGCCATTCAAGAGCTTCTCGACGAGCCGTATATTTCTCGTAAAGAGAATCACTATATACATTTTCATTGATAACCACAATAGTAGAAAATACCATTACGATTCCAAAGATAACAGTGCCGATGAAGCCAACAATCGAACTAATACAACCAAGAGCAGAATATCTATTAGAACTCCAAACTATGAGAGCGATAAAGCCTGCAAGCGCAAGAATAAAAACTACATAAAGCATAACTATCTTCTCCTTAATGAATAAAATATTGAATTACTCCATACACTCCTGATATGATTGGGAGCATAGAGATTATAAGTAGCAAACTTCCAGTAATGACACAAGTGTCAATTAAAAACGTATCTTCGGGAGCACTTGCGCCGTCAGCAAGCTTGAAGATACATAAGGCAAGCCTTGCTATAATTAATCCAAGAATAATTTCTACAATAAACTCTACCATATATCCTCCTCCTTAATCTAAGTCATCGAACAAAACGGATAAAATGCCAAGAGCGCAAAAACAAAGAATAATTACTTTAAGCATAAAAGACTGACTGAATGAAGCCGGCAAACAGGCAAAGCAACATACCCATACCGCAGTAATAATACTTCTCATTGAGAGACATAGTATCATCATCCAGTAGATCCATATACATAAAGCCGAAAAATACTAATATAATAAATAGCATAATAATCATTTCTCCCATACCTTTTTACCTCCTCGCTTCTGCTTTCTCTTGGTCGCGGTGTCGATTGTTTTTCTGTGGACGCTCCCGATTTTCGCAGTCGGACCATTTTTCATGAACTGATTCAAGTTCAAAGGGGCGGGACCAAACACATCCACACAAACATTCTTGTGATAGATGTCCGTCTCTTTATAATTGTGGTCGTGGCCATGAAGATTGAGAGCCCAGTCCTGCTTAATCGGTTCGTGAGAAAGCATAAGTTTCTCACCAATAAGGAGCGCACCATCATACACTTCGTCAAAAAGACCGTTATCCGCGGAAACCTCCCAATATTCAAAGGGAGTGTGGAAATCAAATCCCGAATCAATAGAATATTTACAATCAGGATAAAGACGCTTCATTTCCATGAGCGCTTCGTCCTTTTGGTAGTAATCCATAGAGAATTTCTTCTTGACGATTTTGCGCTTATAGTTTTCAGATCCCGCATCATGGTTGCCCTTGATGAGAACCTTATAACCGGCGCGCAGTTTCCGCACATAGGAGATATTGCCTACATCACCAAGATGAATTAATAGATCGCTTCGACCGCACTTAGAATTAATTATTTTAACAATTTCTTCGTCGGAAGGACGATTATGAATTCCCTGATGAAGATCTTCGTCTCCAAAATGAGTATCACTAATAACCCAACAAGTTTGTAGATTTTTCCATCTATCTAAAAAACTTTCATAGACACCAGGTAAATTCATAATTATTACTCCTTAACAAATTCTAAAAATTGTTGTATCCAATTTCAAATCATTAATTGATAATTTATCTAAATGAAAATATGGGATTCTAATTAACGGGATGTTATTTTCTTTACACCATTGATTTTTAAAAGCATCATGTTCTTTTGTTTTTTCAAACTTTTCTAATGTATTCCAACCAGTTCCAGATTGATAATGCTATATTCCATCAAATTCAATTAAATAAGAATTATCAATATAAAAATCAAATTTAGCTTTATGGTTAGTATCCTAAAATTTACAATTTTCAAAAGTTTTTTCACAAATATACTAAATATTATGTTCTTTTAATAAAGAGATAATTTTTTCCTAACCTGCTGATTGTAAACAACCACAAGATTTACTTTGTCCTTTTCTTAAAGTAGTTCCTGATACAATTTTTTGATTGCCACAAGAGCATTGGCATAACCACATAGCAGTATTATGCTAATTAGATCCACTACGTTTTAACACTGTCCATCGACCAAAAGTTTGTCCTGTTAAATCAATTGTTGTAAGTTCACCGATCTTTTTATGAATATAACAACCACATGAAATAACGGCGCCACTTACTAAACCATCTTTACGAATACTTTTAATAGTTCCACAATCACACTAACATTTCCAATAAGTATGCCCTTTTCCTTCTGTTCTATCATATCCTAAAACTGTTAGCATACCGAATTTTTTACCTGTTAAATCTTCTAACTGTTTTAAACGTTTCTAACATCCACACGAAGTTGTATGATTTGAAGTTAAATGAGAAGCAGAGACTACTGTCTTATTACCACATTCACATTGACATAACCAATACGATCCTTTTCTTGAATATTCAACTCGATATAAAACTGTTAATTTTCCAAAATGCTAATTAGTCAAATCTTTTGCTTGTCCTACTGGAATCTATTTATAAATTTTTTCCATAAAATCACTCCTTTTCTATTATATGTATAAATAGAAAAGGATAAAATAATAAAATTTATCCGAAGTCGCCAACCCGATTATTCAACCGGCCTCCTTAAAATGCGTAAGCATTAAATTTATACATATAGAACTCGCCATCCATAAGAAGAAGTTTATCAATCTCTTCTCGATGATCGATCTTCCACCAATCAGGAGCAGGAAAAGGAAGATCGTAATACTCGATTCGCTGAGTTTCCATAATATCTTCTTCGATTGCACCTTCGAGGAAAGCAAGATATAACTCTTCCGCTTCTGCTTCTGAAATGTTGGCGAATGTCCAAGACTTACCAGTCATTTCATCTTCGATTTTATAACAAGTAATTTCTTTCATAGTTATTCTCCTTACATTTCAACCGCATCAACGAAATCAATGAAAACATCATTGGCGACCTCGTTCATCATATCGAGGTAAGAAGAAAATCTCCTTGTCCACTCGCCGGTCATTTCGCCGTGGTAAAGATACCAATCATAATCAGAATCTTTCTGAATCATTTCGAACTGACGCTCCATAAGACTATCATCGACCATATCTCGACAATATTCCATAAACATTTCCTGCATATCGGCTTCGGACGCATTCAGGAAATAGAAATTATGGTCTCCGGCCGTATCACAAAGAATACCAATAGAATGAGTTTTAATCTTAGAATTAGAAGTAGTCATAATTTTTATTTCCTTTCTTTACTTTATATATATATTATATATTATTTTTTTAAAAATGTCAAAAAAGGATTTGCGGTTTGCGCAAATCCTTTTAGAGATCAGAGAACGGGAGCATAATTATAATAAATAATCATGTCTTCCAGTGCATCTTTGTAAAGTTTTGTATCAAATTTACGACAATGGAATCGTTTCTCGACATTCTCTTCGATCGCGGACATAGCGATTTCGAGAGCGTCAGATTCACTTACGTTTGTAGCGCAGTAAATCTCATCACAAGGCGCGTCATAAACGAATACGACAGGCATATGATTCATATATTATTCCTCCATTAATTGATTTTACCCAAAATTTTTGTTATAATATATTTAGAAATTAAAAGAGTTCAGTCGCATCAAAGAGATTTAAGAACTCTTCGGCAATCTCAGATGATACAAGTAAACTTGTTGATCCATTGAACCAATCAATGTAAATACGAGTAAGTGGACTACCACCGGCTTCCGCGATTTCATCAGCATACTGTTTAGAATCAACGGGAGAGAAGCTAACTGCATTAATGTTATTTGTGTTAATAAGATATTTATAACCGCGGAAATTGCGAATAATTACATTCATCTAAATGCCTCCTCAGAAACAAAATTTTTGAGTTGTCTTATAACTCTCATACCATCAGGATCTCTATCGGTAAAGGTGTATTCATAGCGAGATTTATCTTTTAGACAAAATTCAAGCTTTGTTCCAGAAGTCTCGGTGGAGATATCATCGTCATCTGAGTTATCCATAGTAATGCGGTTAGCCAAAACCACGACAATCTCATTTATATTAAGGAAAACACGGTCGCCGTTAGACATTTTTAAATAAATCAATTCACCTTTATTCATTTTACTTCTCCACAATATAATCTTTCGCTACATCTGTTCCTTCTGGAATATAGAGATAAGTGCGCGTTGACTTAGAACAAATGAAGAACCACTCTCTCCAATCGCCGTAGCGCGGGAGTCGCTTCTCAACGTGCGGAACCTGATTAGAGTAAACAACTACCGTGTCATTTGCCGGATAATTCTTAGTGCTTGTAATGCCATCAGCGCTAAGGGTAAGATAAGTGTAATAAATACTTTCACCCTCGAAAGCGCGGTAAGTATAGATATTGCCATCATCATCCATACTTGTTAACTCTTGGGCTTCCGCAATCGTATAATCATATTCGGAATAATCTTCCTTAACAGAAGACATTATAACTCCGCCAAACATACTTACGGCAAGATAAAGACAAACGCCGATCCAAAAGGCAGGAATAATTTGACGGGGAATGTCAACGCGGTCGCGGTGAGACCAATTGCGGAAGCGCTTGGCCTTAGGATCGGAAAGAGTGCTGTAATAGCCATAGCTACAATATGCAGAATGAATGGCGAAAATCAGAAAAATAATTAAGGTCGGTAGAACAAATCCGCCCACGAGCGTTTTCAAGAAGAAGATAAGCATATTTAAAAACTCCTTTAAAGAATAGGTTTAAGTTTATTGCAACAATTGAAATCTCTCATACAGCCATTTTCTTCGCTGAAACAAGAACAACCATTTTGGCAAGTATTACGAATAATGTCGGGATTACGGACATTCGTGATGGCTTGCATATTTCCAACGATTTCTCGCTTTTGGATCATTTTCGGCGTGTCGGGAGAATCATTAAACGCGCAGTTCACATTTTGTTCACAATTTGCGCATGTACTAAGTTTTGCCCAACATTTATCGCAATAAGTGTTGCCTTGATCGTCGATGATCATTTGCTTATGGAAAATTGGAGTATGACATGCTTTACAAGTGTAATATTCACCGCAAAGAAAATTATCGCAGATCGCATGATTTGGGTCAATTGTATTGCCTGTGATTTGACATAATCCGGTCGTTGGCCGGTAATAACCGCAGTTATTACAATAAAAAGTCATCATAGCACTTTGGCAGAATATGGAGCATCTTCGCCATCAAATTTTAGAATCTTGTTAGCAAGATCGTGATTGACGCGCAAAGGGCCATCATCAAGAGGAGTAAATGCAACAGTAATAAGATCGTCGAAATACTCTTCGGCCCAACGGCCAGCTTCTGCGAGAGTTTCCGCGAAGATAAAACCGCACGTAAGTCTATCCATTTTATCAGAGTCGTCCCAATAACGTGCTTCATAATAAACGGGGCATTGTTTCATATTTATTTTCCTTTCTTTAAGAGATTGTAGAGATTAGAAAAATCTCGGGATCATCAAGGCTTTCGATGGGGATTTTGAGAAACTTTGCGTAAGCTTCCTTCATTGTGTTATTAAGGCGATAATACTCCTGCGGAGCGATGAAGATATTGTCGATGCGGACGGCCTCGCCTGCGGAAGACTCACCGAGAAGATAGCCGAAGATAGGATTTTCGTCGTTATCATAGTCGCTTGCGCGATGCCAATAACCTTCCTCGGTAAGCTGTTCGATAGCCTCAGCCATATTATCATAGTTTTCAAGAAGGTTCTTGGGGACTTTATAACCACACACGAGCTTAGAACCAAAATCAACAGACATTATTTATCACCTTTCAATAGTTTTTCTTTATTTTATATTTATATTATATATTAAAATTTAATAAAAATCAATAAAGCGGTTTTGTCGCCTCAGGGTAGCATAAAGACTGGATTTAATGATCGGCTTATCAAAAATGGTCATTTTAAATGAAAATGGTCAAAATTTTCTGATAAATGGTTAAAATTTTCTATATTTTTGTCCGTTTTTTTCTATATTTCTGGTCAAAAATTTCTGATGAAGAGATCGGATAGCAAGTATAGAGGCGGATTAGGGCAAGGGAAACCGCATAGGTAATTTTTCATAGTTCCCTATTTTTATATAGATGTCTAAATTTTAAACAAAATAGGTAAAAATTTTAGGTAATTTTTCATAGTTCCCTATTTTTATTTAGAATTTGTAGGTAATTTTTAATAGTTAGCGATCGGTTTGGTTAGAATTTTTAAGAAATTTTTCATAGTTGCCTTTAAAAATATACTTTGGGTAAAAATTGTTAAAATTACTATTTTAGATTTGAAGTATATATGAAGGAGGTGAAAGTATTGTCAATAGAATAGAAAAGATTTCCTGCTAATGTAGATATGAATATATTAACTTTTTTAAATAATAAGAAGATAAATGGTGAATTATATGCTTATTTGTAGAGTTTATCTGATTATAATGTGATTAATAAATAGCATAATATTTATAAAACTTATGTATTAAAAAAATGGTTGCCGATTCAAAGTAAGATGTGTCAAATGCTTGGTATTAAAAGTCCTAAAACATTAAAAACGCATTTGAATTATTTAATTGAGCAAGGGTATATTATCGAAGAAGAAGATAGATATATATTACCTGAAATGGAGAGTATATATTTTCTTATTCCGCTACCTACATTAAGATATATAAATGATAACTGTAAAGAACATATTATAAAGATATATATTTATTTAGGATAGCGTTATAAATATGCGTTAAATAATGGAAGTTAGTATGAATTTACATTAGAGGAAATTGGAGAGCATAGTGGTATAAAAGTAAAGAATAACAGCAGGGGCTATGAGATTATTAATAATGCTTTAACATTTTTATAGAATTCAGAATTAATTGATTATGTTAGCTTTTTTGATGGATAGACGCAGAAAAAGAAATTAACAAAATTTAGTTTTGAATATAAAAATTAGAATAGGTAATTTTTACTAGTTCCCGATGAGCATTTTAGGTAATTTTTCATAGATGCTTCGACTTAAATTAGGTAAAAAATCATAGATTATCTAAGTAATAAGTAGAGGGTGTTTTCTAAGTAGTTTGTATGATACAAACGATCGGCATCCGCCTCACTTTGTATCATACAAACGTTTGATTTTTAAATGAAAAGAAGGGTAATAAAATGAAAAGAAATTTATATCAATTTGATTTTAGTATGTATAGTTTAGCAGGAATGCCAGGTAATGATAAAAATTTACAATCAGATTTTGCCAGAGGGTTGATAGAAATGTATTATAAAGGTAGATATACAGGCAATAATAAATTAGTTAAATAGTATTTTGAAGAATTAACTGATAAATATATGATTGATCATAATATTAAATAAGGAGTAAAAAGTAATGGCATATAGTTATGAAGATGTAGTAAGAGGTGGAAAGGGTAATATGTCAATAATAAGATTTGTAAGAGGAACGCAAGAATAGTTTGATAAAATGGATAAAACAGGTATTATACAACCTAATATATATATGAAAGATGATATTCTTTATTTTGTTGTTCCAGATGATACAAAACCAGTAAAGGTAAAGTATGATGATAGAAAAGTAGAATGGAATGAATCAGGAGTAGGAAGTTTAGTTAAAAATAATGATAGACCTGAATCAATAGAAGAGAATCCATTCTTACAAGAGTCAATTAACTCGGATACTACGTATCCTCGTTGATAAGGGTATAAATGCCCTCGTTTATAGGGGTATTATTTGATTTATAATAAATAATATATTATAATATATATAATAAAAGAAAAAATGAAATGAAAATTTGAATTGAAAGGAGAAAAGACGGGGTAGGGTAAAATGAAATGAAATTCCCGGCCCGTCCGGCCTGAGGACGTGAAATTTGATACTAAAACCTTAAAAGAGAATAATGGAGAAAAGGTAGGCGTCTTCCGCAATTGGAATGTTATTGCAACTACTAAGAAAGAGTTCTTTAATAGAGAGGATACGCGAGGCGCATACCTTATTTGGGACGACTGTAATAAGTTGGTTTTTCATGGTAAGGTTCTTGGTCGAATTACTGAGCAAGGTAGAGTGGAATATATCGAGAATGAATATAGTTATGTGAGGCCCGTGCTTGAAGAGAGACCAACTTCGGGCACAAGTGCCCTCGTTAATGGGGTTGCTTCTGGATCGGAAGATGTGGATCTTAGCAAGCGCACACTTGCCGATGACATTCTTGATAGTGCATTTAAGACAAAGTTAGAAGAGCTTTTAGCATAAGGAGGATATTATGAGTGGTATTATTTGGTTTTTAATTGGTGTAGCTGTTGGATATTGCCTATGGAACGCTGGAAGAGACCGATAATAGACCTATATTGGTTGATTCGCTTCTGGATAACAATTAAATTAATGGGTTCGGAGTCGGAAGACGTGAAGTAATTATATGCTTTGAGAATTGTTGAAAGTGTGAAAATGTTAGTAATTGTTAAAAACTAATATTGTTAAAAATAAAAAATTGCTTTGAAATTGTTAAAATTACTAAAATTGCTGGAAATTACTGAAAATTGTAGAAATTACTGAAAATTGTAGAAA